TCAATATATATATATATATATATATATTGAATATTTTTTGTTAAACAGAGTATAATATTGATATATCCTAAAATGAAAGGTTGTTGTTTATGAAATTACCATATACGATTAAATTAGAAGAACCAATTACTATAGATTTTGGTAGCTCTGAATTTTTTAACAGAGACAGTTTGGGCTATTTTGACATCAGATCAATTACTATACCAAATTATACATTGTGGATTAATTATCCAACTAGCAACCGTGCCTCAATAGAAATGTCTGGTACATGGCATAGAAGATACTATACACATGAAGATGCTGGAATATCAATAGACTTAACTCTTTCTGAAATAGAAAAATTAAACAACATTGAAAATATATCATTGTTTGATATATTAAATCTTGAATGGGAAAATTACCATGTAGGGTATTAATGGATTAGATTAATACCCTATCTTATTATCTATAAGTTATTATTTAATTCTCCATATTTAGCTTTATATCGTGATAACTCTTTTGTATTCTTATCTAACATTTTGCACAATGTGTGAATAGTTTGTACTATAAACGGTTCAGACAATCCTTTATTAAACTGTTTAGCAATATTCCTAAACCATATATTAGCTAATAAATCATCTCTATATCTTTCGTTATCAAACGCCTTACAAAAATTATTTTTATTCATTACTTTACCTCCTAAAAATCCAATTAAAAATACTCTTTTATTCCCATATAATCTTTGGATATACTTCTTTGCATTCTCCGTTTTTAAATACATACCTCCACTTATCACCATCTTCGCCTAAATACTCTAAATATCCATCATTAACATATGGTGCAATGCATTTAAATAATTGTTCTTCGTATCCAGCAAATTTTTCACCCGAAAAATAATCGATTTTATATTTATCATTATCTATACACAACTCAAATCTTAATTCTTTAAACGCTTCTTCTATTGTTTCCGAATTTAATAATATATCAAAACTTATCCATCTTTCTTCTGTTATCTTTGCATTTTTGATACCATCTTTAATTGATTGTAATACATCATTTGATTTACTAACATCAAATGAAAATGTACCTCTATTTACGTCTATACAATATCCCATACTAAATATTACCCTCCTCGTTTATTTTATTTATCGTTTTATCTATCATCCTGTTTCTACTTAGTTCCCATGCATGTTCTTTCTCAAATTGTTCACTCATTTTATCTTGTTCACATCTTATTATGTATTTCTCGCCTTTTAACCATTCAATTAAATCTTTGCTAAAGTTATTACCATTATTTATTTGATCTATAGCATATTTAACCTGTTCTAACTTACTAATATTCATATGTTTTATTGATTCTCGTATGTAATCATATGTGTCATGAAAATATTCATCAAAATTAGGTCTTAGCCACAAAGGACAATTATCATCGCCTGTAGCTTCATCATATCTATCGTCTAATTCATCACTACAACATATACCGTCATAATTCCAATTACAATCTCTCTTACAATCCATTTTATTAATCCTCCATCTACAACAAACTACTCATGAAACTCAATATTTAACTCATTATCATTTAACAATATAGCCATATCTACTAAAGTTCTTTGATACTTATTCAATCTACCTGTAATTTTGATTACATTGTTATTTGCAATACGGTATAACAATTCTTCTAATTCCCATTCAACAGAACTATGCCTTTCATTATTATTATCAATCCAAGATACTTCCCATCTATCGTTAATATCTAACAAATCTCTTTGTATAGCCATCTCCTCGCATAATTGTTGAAGTGTATCAGTTTCGTAGTCATTATAGTCATCTTCTAGTGTATATTTTTGTTCTACTTCAATACTTGCATCTCCAACACCATCTATATGCCTATTTATCTCTTTAACGATGTCATCACATTGATATTTTACAAATTCTATTCTTTCATCATATGTAGGTCTATACCAAGTAAATCCAATAGGTGTAACTTTAACATATATTTCTTCTGTATCTATTAATTTTACTTTCATTTATAATTCTCTCCTTTTTTATTATAATTTAGTTTTTAAAATTTGTATTTTAATTTCTCACTAACATGGTTCTGATTCTATTTCTTAATGCTGTTTTATTATTTTCATATATTATTTTTATTACAAATTGACTAGGAGAATGTTTAGATTTTGCAATATTAAAATCCTTTTTTATTAATCTTAACATTCTCTTTTTTAACTTTATATCTTTTAGTTTATCCTTTTTATCACTCATACTTTCATTCCTTATCTTTTATTCTTATTTGTTCTTTATACGTAACCATTTTAAAATCATCAATTATTTCCTTACCTAATTCAATAATCCCACCTAAAAAAGCCATTATAATAAAAACCCAACTCAAAGGATTTATTAAATTAAGTCCATAATCATATTCAATAAAATATTCAGTACCACCATCAATTTTCTTTTGATTAATAATCTCTCTAATTTTTACTCTACTTATCTTTAAACAATGATCTATTTTATAAAAAGAACTGCTACCATGCCTATATCTAATTATTTTTTTAATTTTATTATTCAAATTCTACACACCTCTTTATATTCATAATGAATAACATTTTTCATATTGGTCACACTTCTTGCATTCCTCTTTGTCTTCAAATGAACACATTTCCGACCAGCCACAACTGCAATGAAATGGTGGGTAAACATATCCTATACCATTATTTATCCCTTCTGAATAAACCTTATTACCACATCTAAGACATATATCTTCTATTATTGAATCATATATGCTCATTAGCCTTCATCACCTCTTTTATTATCCATGATTATTCTCACTTTCTTATAATTGTGAATTAATAACAATTAAAACATAAGAATGTTCCGTAAGTTATATTCTTAAATGCTTGTGATTCACGCACCCAAGTTTTGCAACAAGAACATTTTACTTTGTTCTTGTGAGTTAATCTTGCCTTGCTATGACCTTCACATCCAGTTAAATCACTCGCAATTTCTCTTAAACTACAATTACTTTCATATAAACAATCTTTGCATTTCATAAGCCTCCCCCTTCGTAATAGTTTCAGTTTACCTATTAAAATCTATTTTTTATTAAATATCCTCAATGTCACAATCTAAATTACCAATAACTTCTGACATATCTTCATCACTTCCTATATATTCACCATTGTGGTAATAATTTGTTGTTACGCTTTCTTCAACATTAAATTCTTTTAATAAACAATCTATACAGTATACATTACCATCGTATTTATATGTACCAATATCCATTTCACATTTTTTGCAAGTAAAACTATGATTATCACATATATCTTTAACTGGCTTAGATGCATTCATCCAACACCAATCATCACTATATCTATGCTTGAAATAACAATTACTACAACTTCTCTCCATTTTAATACTCACTTTCTTTATAAATTTAACTTTTTAAACCAACACTATAATCCTCTCGTTTTGCTATTCCCATCTTGTACACCACACAAAGCAGGTATAAACATAGCCCATAAGCAACTAGCACTTTTAGTTACATATATTCCAACCATTACAGCTAAAGCTGTAGCAAACCACATTGATGCAACTGATAATATAAATGTTTTATTATTCATTTTCTTCCTCCTTATAAATAAACTTAACTTTATCCGTTCCATTCATCTCTACTGAAACACAAACACCTTCTTCATCATCTTCTCTTTTAGGGAATATTTTATTTACAACATTAGTTACAGCAAATAATGTTTTAGTTATAAAATAATCGTGATCTGTTAATAAATTACTTCCACACTTAGGACAAGGTTTATTTAACCAATTCTCATAATCTTCAAATTCAACAGACATATCTACAAAATCACAGCTAGGATTATCACATTTAATACCTTTTATATCCATTCTAATTGCATCTTTCATTCAATCTTCTCCTTGCTTAAATCAATTACAGGCTTGTCTAAAGCCTTTTGCATACATTCCAATACTTCTCTAATTTCTTCTGCTGTTTCACCATAAGGAACAGTAGCTTCTCCATAAGAATGTATCTTATCCTTTTCATCATAATAAACTTCTTCTATTCTTATTATTGATTCATTTATGTTTAATAACTCATTGTGATAAACTCTTTTTACTAACCTATATTCCCATGTCATGTTATTTCATTCAACTCCTTACACAATATTTATGAATATTTTAAAAGACATATTCACATACTATACATAAAATAAGACTAGGAGTTGATTTCTGTGAAAATATTAGGAGTTAAAAAACAACAATTTAGTTGGCTTATTGCATGTATAATATGTTTACCTTTGGTTTATGAAAACTTTTATTACCATTGGATATATGCTATCACTATGGCAATTTTAGTATTTTCTATTATTTATATTGGATATAAAATAATCAAATATGCTATTGACATTAAATCTTAAAATCAGCATTCTAACTATATTTTTCTATAGTCTTTTTTACTATATTTTTATTAAACAATATAATGTTACAGCTAAGTTTTGTGTTGTCATAAACTAGACTACTTATTTTTGATAACTTGGGACGTATAACTCCTTCATACCTACCATTTATATCTCTACACGAATATAATTCGTAATTGTCTTCTTCTGTAAAAATATCTATTATGAATTTCCATGAAGGTACTTTTATAATTCTAGTCTGTATAGATTTTATTCCTTTATTGTTAATTGTATTGCTTTCAACTACTTTAATCATATTTAATTCTCCTCGTTTACCTTTTAAAATACTTATTTTACCAAACCGGTAATCCAAACTTCTCTATAAATTCTAGTAGTTCTTTTTCGTATTCTTCTTGTGATACAGTTTTATCATTAACGAAATATTTAGCATCATTACCACCTGTCATACTAAATACATCATCTTCTGTTATTGTTCTTTCATCTTCACATTGATCCTTATATGTAACTCTTGGAACTTCCTTATCTTGACAAGTATATATTTTGGGTTTAGAACCTTTTCTATATTTATCAAGTATATTCTCATCAGCATCTCTCTTAATTCTATTTGTTAAATTATCGATAATTTCTACTTGTGATTTATTACGTGTCTTTAATGTTTCAATTTCTTGTAATATCTTCTTATTTATAAACCTATTACAAGTTGGCTCTCCATCAAATAAGCTACATTTATCTCTCATGGACTCATGCTGTCTTATATATTCTTCTGCTTTATCTTCATGTAGACATAATCCACTATGTAAACAATTATTACAATCAATCATTTTTAAATCCTCCTTTAAACATATCTACCATATTTATTAATTAGCTGTTTTTTGCATATCAATACTATCTAATCTTATATCCATTAATATTTCACTAGAATTAAATACTTTCATGGTATCACCTATTACTTCTTCAGTATCTTGTAGGGCATCACCTAGGTTATTTATAACTGATATTAATAACTCATATTTTTGTTTATCATTTAATGTTTCATCTTCATCTATACTCATTATTTGCCTTTGTATATTATGATACATCTCTCTCTTGCCAACTTGTTCATACTCAAAAGTTAAGTCTTTATCATCTTTAAAAGAATTTAATTCTTTGACATTTTTCTCTATTTCATTTTGTACTTGTGCTAATTCCTTCTTTGAAACCCATTTAATCCACGAATTACAGTCATTGCAATACAACCCTATAGCTATACCTTTGTTCTCTAATCTTAAATTTACACTTCCACATTTTTTACATGCGTACATCTTATCACCTCAAATTATATTTTTAATTTATTTATAATATTTGTTCCCATACCTTATTAGGTTTTCTTCCTTTGCTTCTTATGCACCTAAAATCAATATCATTATATTTGTATATTAACATTTTTCTCTTTAACTTGAAGTCATTTAACACTTGTCCTTTTACATCAATAACCTCTATATGTCCGTCTGTATATGTAACTCTAAAATCTGCCTTATATTTTATCGGTCTAATTGTTTGTTCTTTATATTTAAACTTATCCTGTAGTAAATATTCTACTTGGCACTCAATATTGTTTACAATTCCTTGATCTCTTAACTTTAATAAGTATTCATAATACTCAAGTTCCATAGTAGAATCCCATTTACGTCCATACTTTTCTTGCTTTTTATTATTATATTTACTATAACTTTTAACCATGTCTCATCCCCTATCTGTATCGTTTGATACCATTATATTCCTATTGTCTGCTCAATGTCAAGTTTTAATTTTAATTTAGTTATTATTGTTTAAATGTAATGCTTGTATTATTTCATTTAGTAGCATATCTGCTTCTTTCATAGGTATAGTAATTACTCCATGTTCTTCAGGATTATGAATATATAAAACTCCATTGCCAACTCTTACATACTTATTTTCCATTATATCACCTCTATTTTTAAATCTTTATTGTTGAAAAGGTTTGAAAGATTCCACTCATTTGTAATCATAAAACAACATTCCTGTAGAATATCTAGTAATTCATCTTGTTTGATAATTAAGGTAGTTTTGTCATTTTTAAATTTATTGCAATTATATAATCTAATTATTAGCTCCTCATGCTCTTTTAGCTTACTCTTTAAATTTTCATATCTTTCAAGTGACATTGTTACCATTTCATTTTCTTTATACTTTTTATCCATTTCAATACTCCTCCTGTTACGCTTTAATTAAATATCTTCTATGTAATTCTTCATTAGATAAAAACCACTTCTACTTTTGTTGTCGTACCTAACCCCTAAGTGAAATTCATCATTTACAAGTATTTTATCAATATATCTTTTCCTACATGTTGTTTGTCCAAATTGCATTGATGAACCTTTGATATATTTTTTATAATCTATATTTTTCAATATATGATGCTTAAACTCATCCCAAGTTAATCCGTCAACTTCATATATTAAACTTTGGAAATCTTTAAAGTTCATATTGGTCTGTATTATAACCATTTAATCACCCTCCTATATTATTCCTTTTGCTAATATCTCACCTAATTCAATATGTAATAACTCAACTTGTTCTCTATCTAGTGTTATTTCGTCTAACCCCTGCATAATTTTATTCCACTGAGTTAAATGTAATACCCCACCTGAATTGTCTATCAATACATTATCTATATATTTTTGATATGTAACCATAACATTCTCCCTTTTAATTTAGTTAAAATCCCTCTTTTATAAACTCCTCATTATTATTTCCTTAACTTCTCTTTCACTAATATCTAACTGCTTCGCTGTTATTTCTATATAATATTTTATATCTATAAATCTTTGCTTTAAAACCGAAGTGTTAAAAGTGTCTAAATTTAAATGGCTTATACTTATAAATCTACTTGACTTATATTCATTATATTGTCCATAATCATCTTTTAATAAATAATACTTTCCATCTCCTTTTATATCTTTTACTTCATATAATTTAAATAATCCAACACCATCAACCAAATCATCTATGCACATTACCTTCATTACTTTCCGGCACTCTCCTTATCAAAATCATTAATATCTTTATAAAGCTTACCTTTATATAAAATGCCACCATCTCCACTGTTTACTTTTATATAATTAAATCCACTATCTTCAAGCATTTGTTCAAACTCTTCATTGGTTAGGTTTGCAAATATACTATCCATTTCATTACCTACCTCCGCACTTTTTAACCATATTCGCTGTTAATATTAATTCATTAAATGTAACACAACCTGTCAACGATGATTGTTTATATTTGTTATATGTATCTTTCAAATCACCTATTGTATATCCACACAATAAAGCATCTTTTAGAACCCCGAAAGATATTTCTCCTTGTTTATAAAATTCAACAGTTTCTTCCATTCCTAACATTCTTAATTCATTGTATATTTCCTCTTTATATAAATCATTCATTTCAACCACCTACCTTTTAATCTAAATCAATGCTTGTATTGTATTTTAAATAATGATAGTTTATCATAAACTCAATAAACTCTTCTAAGTCAAACATAGATTTTATTTTCTCATCTTCATATGTGCTAAACAATTCAATTAATTTGTCTATTGTAATTCCTGATAATAATGCATCTTTTATAGTTCCATAATAATCTACATCATACTTTTCATATAATTTTATAGCTTTATGTCCGCCTATTTTAAACAGGTCTATCTTCTTTTCTTCTCGGTGTTTATTATATTCTTGTTCTAGTCTAGCAAGGTGTTCTTGTAATTGTTTCTTTTGTTCTTCTCTTTCTTGTTCGGTTCTATTCTCTAATTTGCTTTTAAATTCAATTAGTTTTTTATCCAACATATGTACCTCCTTTTAAAAGTAACATTCTATTTGCTTATTTCATTAATTCTCTTTAACTTTTCTTCAGCTATTTTTAACCTCATTTTTAAATCATTATTTTCAACTCTTAAATTAAAATATTCACTCATTAAACTACTGTACTGTATATCTCTTTGCATTATTTCACAAAAACAATCACTACACGATTTTTCATTGCAATTATAATTTTGATATATTAACAAATCATCTCCTTGCTATGCATATAACTTATATACATTCTATCTTTTAATTTATAATCTAAACTATAGTTTAATACTTTCACTCCGTTAGTTTTCTCTAATCTATTTACCACATCTTCACAATGTTGATTAAATATAAAGTCTAAATCTTTACAGCTACCGTATTTGTTATAGATTATAAGATTTATATTATAATACTTCTTATCCTCAAGAACGTTAAGTCTTGTTATAACCTCGCTATTATACTTTAATCCCTTGGTAATAACATCATATCCATATTTTCTATAACTAACTTTATTTGGATTATTATTTTTAGTGACTTTATCTAAATAAGCATAATATTTGTTTTCAATATTTTTATTTTCATTTATAGCATTAGGATTGCACCCTATAATATTACACTTATCTATGTATTCCTTAGCAGAATGTCCATATCCATATTTAGTACCATAGTCAGCCCAAGCATGACAATATTCATGTCCTATAATATCTTTAAACTCTTCTTCAGATATATAACAGTTGAGTATAGCATCTGAATATTTTTGCCTCCAATTAACGCAATTGCCATCCTTATCAATCTTCATCTGATTGTAAGCATAAGATCTAGTCATTCTTTTACTTGAATACAACTCAATATCTTTTGAATTGAATCCAGTTATTTCATCAAGTTCATTCATATAATTTCTAACATATTTTAAATCAAATATCATATTTAACCTCCCATCTACCAATTAGAATGACAATTCTAATCATCTTCTCTTTCTATAGTAACCTTGCCTACTTTTATTCTATCTTGTGGTATTATTACTCTTTCGGTTAATCCTATATCAATGCAATATTAGCTAATATAATCACATTTAGTACAGAATCTTTGAAACAAGTTATAATTTTCTCCTGTTTCAATATCAGTTATAAATTTAAAATCCTTAGTATTACCCAATTCATTCTTACAGCTACCACAACGTGGAATTTTATTAATTAATACAGCATCTAATATTTTCTTACCCATAATAACCCTTCTTTTTAGTTTTATTTTTAATTTATTTATCATGTTGTGCAACTTATTTATAAATACAAAACCTCCTTTCTGATTATTTTATTACCTCATCAACATAAAAATCTACAAAAATTATCTCTCCATCATCATACCCTTCTGAACTTATTTCTACTCTTGGAGTATAATTATTGCTTTCAGTAAATACTTGATATTCAACTTTAGAAGAATCATACTCTTTGCCAACTTCTAACATATCTTTTTTAATTATATCTTTTATAGATTTAATACCTTCATCTGTCATTATATTGCCAAACAATTCATCTATAAATGCATTTAATTCCATATCAAAACCCCCTTTATTTATTTAAATTAAACATCGTCAGTTTCTCCACAATTATTACAACAAAAATATTGTCCAAGTTCAATTAAATATTCATCTTCACCATCGAATCCATAATCTGTATCTGTTAGGATATCAACATCTTCACTTCCACAGCTTTGACATTTTATAATAAATTTTTTGATTGTACTCACCTCCTTTTTTAAGCTCTATTTTTCATCTTTAAATCATTAAATTCATCAACTAGTTTATTAAGTATTCCTAAATATTCATCTATCTTCTGTTCATCATCAGGCTTTATTTTCTTACACTGATTATATAACTTTTGTGTCTTACGATTTAGTTTAGACCACGCTTCTCTATTAGGAGTTATAGCCATTGTAAATTCACACCTATCGTTCAATCTTCTATAAGCTTTTATTAATTTATAAATGTCCACTTGTTGCATTAATATAACCTCTCATTGTCTTAAATTGATTATTTTAATTCTTTGCAACGATTATTTTTAATGATTCTATTGATTGATATAATCCTTGCATTAACACTCCTTCTATTGATTTATTAGTATCTAACTCTATATCCTCAATTTCTTTAGTTATTTTTATTAACTCTTCTTTTATTTCGATTAATCTATTTATATTTTTCATATCAGCACCCCCTTACTTACCATTTAGAATGGCTCATTTATAGTTTTTCTTAATCTAAACTTTTAATCTTAATAGCTAATACTTCTTCAATGTGTTCATCTAACATCATTCTCATAACATCATTTTTTAAACTACGTTCTATTGCTTCAACTGTAAGATTCTTAGGATCTCCTTCAGCTTCTCTATCTTCTAAATAATCTTCTCTAATATCAAGTTCTACATAGTATCTTCTTTTCATCTTTAGCTCTCCTTTTTTTGTTAAATGACTGATTTTATTACCATTCTCCCTCTATATTTTCTACACTAGGACATATTTTATAATCTCCAAACGTAGCTAAGTTTTCATAATTATTTATTTTTGTAGTTCTTAAAACTCTGACTACTTGCACATCATCAGTAAAGTTATCCTCATCTAGCAGATATTCGTTAAAGGCAATTATAGCACTTTTTTCACTATAATATTCACCTATAACTTCTCCGTTGGCTATTAATAACCATATTCCTATTTTTGCATTTGACTTATACATATTACCTACCTCCATTTAGAATAATTCTTTTATTTTGTTAACATGCTTTTAACTTTTTCTAAATGCTTTTTATCCATTGGTTTTCCAGTGGTATTCAATTTTATAAAATATCTTAATTTTTGTTCATCTGTTAAACCACTTGTTTCGCCCCAACTAATACTATAATTTGTTATATGATTTTGGTCTCTAAAAGACAAATCACTAAACTTATAACCCTTATATTCAAATCTATCTTCATAAAATTCTAGCAATGTAGATAATCTTTGTTTTCCATCTAAAACTTCATCTTTTTCCATAATACCATTTTTGATAAAAGTAAATTTACCTATATCTATATTGTTAAAAATACTATCTATAAGTGCAATCTTATCTTCTAAATCCCAAACTAAACCTCTTTGATATATTGGCTCTAAATCAAATCCAAAATGATAAGCATGAACTAATAATGAATTTATGGTTCTGTTACTATAATCAATTCTTATATCATCTTTCTTGGCAAATAAAGTTTTATCATAATTAAAAGCTCTTACACTAGTCCACATCCACACATCTTTACAATGTGTTGTGGCAATAGGATTTCCATAATTATTATCAATCTTTGTATAATCTACTACATAGAATTTTCCATCATCAATTACTTGATCTATAACACAGTCTGTTAAATTACCTATATTAACTCTATCTCCTATGTTGTATTTATATGTTGGATCAGGAATATACAAATAATCCTCTTTTAACCCTTTTAAAGTTCTATTTATTTTCTCTTGTTGTTTTTCTTCAAAAGTTAATTCTTTTTTCTTTCTAGCCATTATTAACACCTTCCTTAATATTTTTATTATACTATAATTTTATTTCTATGTAACTTATATCTAAATTTTACCACTTACCATTTTAAGTGTCAATGTTTATTTTTAATTTGGTTAAAATAATTAAGCTACTTACACTTCTATCTTATGCAAGTAGCCTATTAAGTATTCTTATTTAATTTAGTTGTCCGATTAAAAATGTGATTTTAACAACTTATTTAAAACAAACTACAACCACTATTTTTAAAATGTTCTATTCTTTCTTTAAGTTCTTTAGTAGTAGTTTTATAATCTTTGGCTATATGCATAAATTTTAATAATTAGCACTTTCTTTTAATAAATCAATGTATTTATCCTTATTATTATAAATATACATAAATACATTAGAATCTAAATCAAGATCATTTATAACTTTTAATACTCCTTGATAATCAAACATATTTACTAATCCCGTTTCTCTAACTTTGGCTAATACTTTACATACATCTTCTTTTAACATAAAATCACCTCGGGTTAATTATACCATAAATATGTAATTACTATCTATTTATTATTCATTTCTTTTACAAATTCTCTATATTTTATCGTATATTCATATGATTTTGCAAATATATTCGTTACTGCTTTATGTAAATTGGGCTCATGTTCTTTTAATATTTTTAATTCATTTTCAAAATCTCTACCATACGGGCATCCACAGCAACCCGTTCTCTTTAAACCATATTCAGTATAACACTTGCTATGTTCAACATTAAAAAATTCTTCATATATCTCTTTAGTATCATCTTTATACCAAAATATAGGTCTATATTCATCTATTTTATCTTTAGTTGTATTGTCGCTAAAACAATTCTTATAAGCAGAACTTCTTACTCCACCTTCAGCTTTTCTAACCCCATAACAATTTAAATCAAATTCATTTTCTTTCATAAAATGTTTAACTGGATCTTTCTTTGAATACTTGCAACATTTATTAGATATTTTGAAATCAGGTGGATTAGCAATTATAAATTCTTTAAGCCACTTATTTCTCTTTATAGAGAACATACTTCCTTCCCCCTTATCATCACACCACCATTTTAAAGCCGATGAACATTTGGGGTATTCTTTTATCAGTTCTTCGTAAGATTTATCTTCCCACTTAAAATTATGTCTTTGTAATCTACTCATAAACTCACTTACTTGCTTTGATAAAAATGGTTGTCCTTCATCTCTACAAGTTAGTGGAATAGGCTTTTTAGCTTTAATTCTAACTATTTTTACATCATACTTTTCTTCTAAGTAATTTAAATGTTCGTGAGTAGCTTTATATTCTAATCCTGTGTCAAAGAAAACAAACGTAACTTTATCCTTGTAAAACCTACAGAATAAATCCATCATTACATCACTATCGCTTCCACCTGATATAGAACATAATATATTGTTATATTTATTAAACTTATCTCTTGTTACCAAAAATGATTTATATATATCATAATCTTTTGGCAGTTCTCCATTGTCATATAATTTATTAATATCCACTATTCCTTCACCTTACTAATCCGTATTTAGCGAGATTAATAAGGATAAAGCCATGCTTAAAATCAATTAATTTTCTCAAACACTTTGATATATTACTTAATTGATCCAATATGAAATTGTGGTGTGTCTTTTTACATCTTTAACCTACATCGCTTTATCATAGTGCTATACCTATAATAAAACTAGACAACCTGCATCACAGGATAGAAGTTAGTGAATACATTAACGCTATATTCGTATATAGCCTAAGCATCTACTATCAAGAATATGAACGTTTGATATTTGTCTATGCTTATATTGTTCGTTATAATCTTTTTGCCATTGTGTAATTTCATCAGTCAAATCTTTTTGTGGATCTAAACTTTTTGACAATACATACTTTCGTGCTTCTCTTTTATTTTTTCTTTCGGTCATATATTCAATATCTACTTCAAATAAACTTATTTTAAATTCACCAATAGTATTTATTATTTGTCTAGGATGACAAGTATTTAATTTTTCTTGCACTAAATCTAAATTATAACTATTCACTAATTCACCTCCTTTTTAAGCAATTCTTCAATAATACCTATATGGTACTCATTAAATAGTTAATATGATCTCTATACATGTCCCTTGTACTTTTATTATGTGTATGTAATATTTTTCTTTTAATTTCTCTAATTCTAGAGTTTACTATTTGTTCTTGAGTTAATCTTTTCATGTTGCACCTCCCAATAATATTTTAACCAAAATATACCATGAAGTCAAACTTTATTTTTAATTTAGTTGTTAAAATTAGAACTTTAATTGCTTATTCAATTATGTAATCATTAAATAATTCTTTAAATATGTAATATAAAACATTAACAACTATACTGTTTCCAGCTTGTTTATATAGTTGACTATCTGATACTCCTAATTGTCTTGCTCTTTCAAAACACTCATCTCTAAATCCCATTAATCTCCAACATTCTTTAGGTGTAAGTTTTCTAATATTCAACGAATATAAATTAATATCTTTTGTTATTTCTTCATTATTGGAATCAAATTTAAATTTTTCTTTATCTGTATGCAATGTATTATCCATTATAAAGTTATCATCCATTCTTGCACCCGCTCTAGTTGTAATTGTTTTTGATAATTGTGCTTTACCATCAACATGAGGTTCAAATCTAAATCCATTCCCATTAGACTCCATGGTAAACGAATTATTAATAAAGAAGTTTTTAACATCACCTAAATAATACTTCTCATCAACCTTATCTTCCAATACATCTTTCAGTCTAATTCCATTATCAAAACCCTTTGGGAATGTCATATTTAATTCGACATCACTTCTAACACATATAACATAAATTCTCTCCCTATTTTGTGGAATGCCATAGTCTTTAGCATTTAAACATGTTGGCACTTGTCCTTTTTTCTTATCTTCCTTTGTTGGATAATAACATTTATAACCTATATCTTCTAACTCTTTTATAATATCATAAAAATCATCTATAAATTTTTTTTGTATTAGTCCCTTTACATTCTCTATCATAATAAATTTGGGCTTTTTAGATCTAATAGCTTTTAACCCATATACAACAAGTCCACTTCTTGTAGGAGTACCATCTTCATTCTTTAAACCCTTTTGTTGCCCTGCGTTTGATATATCAGTACAAGGAAAACTAAAATTGAATAAATCAAAATCTTCCATATTGTCATAATCTATTTTTGAAATATCACCTAAATTATTTAATAACATACTAGCTTTATACACTTTATTTAATTTATCTTTTTTAAGTCTAGGTATAAGAGATTTTTGTTTTTTAAAATCCCAACCTATATTTTTATCAATTAACCATTCTCTCATTTTTTCATCAGAAGGGTATTCAAAGTCTAGATTTATAAAGTTTTCTATATGTACTCCAGCATATGATATTATTGCATCTATGTCGATTTCTGATATATTAGTTATTTTTATTGGAACACCAAGCTCCTTTAAAGATTGATGTAACGCTCCAATACCTGCAAATACATCAAATACTCGTATTTTATCCATATTAAAATTATATTTAATTAACTCTTTATTTTTAAATTCTTTCATACCATTCTCCCTTTTGTTTAATTTACTATACTCACTTATTAATACAGTTGCACTACTTGTTGCACTTCCACAATAAGTAGTTTGAGTTGGACTTAACTCATCAATTTGCTGACAATTATATGGATTAAACATATTTGATATATATCCATATTTTTTAATAAAATCTTTGTATTTTTCATCTATAAATCCCATATTTTTCTCCTCATTATTAATTATTACTCCTTGATTACAACTACAAGTTAAGGTTTGTGCTATTTGATGTCCTATTCTTCCACGCCTTGTCTTACTATTAGGTTGTTCTAAATTTACACTATCCCCCCTTACACCAATAGCATAACCTTGTTTAGTTGCTTCTCTTACTTTTATATGATCTTTACAATATTCAATAAAATCTATTGCAATCACCTCCATATTTTATTTTTAATTTAGTTGTTAAAACTAGACATTTAAGTTAATTTTATCACCTATGATACTTCTTTAATATCTTTATTATCTCAACAGCATCCTTTCCTCGAACACACTCCCCGTCTAAAAATTGCACATAACAGCACCTCGAATCTCCATGACCACAACAGGCATTCATAACTCCTATTAGTGTTCCGATGCAACCATCGTGACCCTCCTTCGTATAAAGTTTTCCACAATGTTTACATGGATTATTGGGAATTCCACCTACCAATCCTCTAGATAATGCTTCATTATTATAATTACCCATCAATCAACCTCCTTTGTTTTTATATTTAATTTATTTTTATAACCACTATCGGAGGGATCAACTAATCCCTCCTTTTTTGTCTTACATTGATAGCCTTATATTCGTTAAACTTTCTCAATAAATTATTAACTGATATTTTATTATCTATGTTTACTTTTTTTACTTCTATGGTTATGTTTTTCTCTACTATATCGTATTTATATCTTGTTCTTATTAGTAAATTGCACTTTTTACATTCACTTACTTTATACCGATAATGAAATCTTTTGTTTTGTTTATTATAAAAATAATCAATTTCATCTTCTACACGTACAAACTTAGAACAATTAGGACACCTAAGTCTGTATTTTTTCTCTTCTTTAATCATTATTTCGCTACTCTTAGGTTTATCAAATGTTATACAATGATTATTTTTATAAATTTCCTCTAGTCCAATATTTTCCATTACCTTTCTAGTTAAATAAACATCAGAAAAGGCGTTGTGCAAGTCTCCTTTTAGTTCTATATTATAATATTCGGCTATTTTTTTTAAAGATGGCGTATTCTTCAATCCGAGTTTATTACACATAACATTTTGCAAATCTATTCTTTTACACTTAGGTCTCCACTTTAAATTCCAAGCTCTAAGATTATTTTCTAAAACCATAATATCATTATTGCTCCATGTTACAAGTGTCACGTTGCTTGTATCTCCTAAAAATTTTCTAAATTCTATTATAGCTAAATTAAAAGGGATTCCATTTGATTGAAGCTGGTCTTCTGTTAATGGCAACATTTTAATCAATCTTTTGTTTAATTTTGGAATGAATTTAGGTTTTACAAATCTGCTATAGCCTGAAATATAATCTAAATTATCGTCTATCTTAATTGCTCCAATCTGTATTATTTCATTGTTAAAAAAATATGGTATATCTATATTTAATTGTTTTGCTAATTTTTTGTTATTATAATCTAGTTGATTATATTCTAAATCAAATATAACATACTCCATAAAAAACACCTCCGATTTTATTATAGACCGCGTTTTTTAACTAGTCAATTTTATATAAAACCATCTTTTTAAGTAATTATTTTTTACTTCATTAGTCTTATTGGTAATACTAAATTCAATCCATTTATTCTATCAGATTTAAATATAATAGGCTTTAAATTTGATTCCATTTCTAATGTTACACTTTCACCAAAATATTTAAGTGTTCCTATTAAATAAGTATTGTTTATAGCTATGTCAATACTATCTCCATCTTTGTGATATCCATTAATATTTATAGTAGTGTTATCTAAGTCTGACAATATACACTTATCATTAAATGCAAATTTAACTGTATGGTTGTAATCCTCGGTAATCTTATATAAGAAATTACATTCTTCCAATAATTCTTTTACATCTAAAACAACTTTTGTATTATAGTCTTCAGGTAATAGCTGATGATATTTAACGTAAGCACCTTCTATCAATTTACTAATAATTACTGTGTTATCAATAGTAATAACTGCATAGTCTTTGCTAAAATCAATATTAATTATTTTGTTTGTTTTATCAATTACTTTTAATGTATTTTTTAATAAATCTCCGTCAACATTGTATTGATTATTTAACTTAAAGTTGCCTTTTCTTAAACACAATCTATATCCATCTAATGAACAAACTTCTCCATTGTTGAAACTTACAGCTTTTAATATTGGTCTAATATCATCACTGGCAATAAAATCTGTGGTTTGCATTAAAGTTTTATATTCGTCTGTAGAAATTATTATAGATTCAACCAAACTATCTGCTTTTATGTAATGATGTATTTTGCTTTCTTTTGGTAACTTTATCATCCTCTTGTTTGTTGTTATTTTTCTATCTGTAATATTTACTTCTAATACTGATTCTTTTACAAGAGATAATGTTTTTAGCACCTTTTGAGTTAAGTCTATTTCATCTAATTTACCTTCTGTATCTAATAAGACTCTACATTCAGATGTTTTTAAAGATTTAACTAAATAAGCCTTGCCTTCTATTACCTGTATTGAATATCCTAAAACTTCTCCCTTAATTTTTTCTACCTTAGTAAATGCTTGTTTTAATGATCCTGTATAAATTATCATATTAACCCTCCTTAATTATTCTTTCTACCTTTGCAAACATATTTTCCTTTACCATCCAACTTAACAATCTTATAGCATCCGCTATCTTCATATTCTTTTAGACAATCTTTACATAGTGCTTTTTTATATCTTTTTTCTTCAAATAGGTCATATATGTAATATACTTGTACTTTCTCTTCTCCACATTCAGCACAACCACCAAGACTTAAATTAGCTACATTGGTTTTCATTTCTGCTCCTGTGTAAATACAATTACTAAAGTTATCGATAAATCCTATTTCATAATTTAATGAATTAATCTCATCTTCAAAACTCAAATCTACATCCTTAAAACGTTCTATATGCTTCTTGTTATAATAGAACTGATAACTATTACCTGTGTCTTTAAATAGCTTATAATCGCCTTTAACAGCTTCACTTACACTATTAAATACAACTTCCTTATCTCCACACTTACCAACTAATTTATATTTCATTTTTCTTCCCCTCCTAATATCCTAATACTGTCTTTAAAACGCGATCACTTTCATCGTATAAGTGCTGTATTCCATCTTGAACCATAATGTTATAATCAAAATCAAATCCATTTAAATCATTCTCAGATTTATGCTTTAATTGTTCTTCTGTTAAATCACTCTTTAAGCCTAATCTGACCACATTAACTGATATAACATCATCGGGAAACATAGCTTTCATAGTATAGATTTCATCTCTGAATCGTGTGTCAGCTATAATAAAGTAGTCTACACCGAATTGTTCAGATAATATTTGTATATCTTCTGTTAATCTCTTAGCATGAAAAGATTTATAATTTAGTTTTCCTTTTATAACTTCTGTACCTAAGTTTTGTAATACTCCACGCCAATATTCATCTTTAACACCATTCCATCCCATTTGAGTACAGTAATACTTGATATATTTAGCAAACATATCTACAACTACAATTTTACCTTTAGCTTCTAATTTTTCTTTTAGATAATCTGCTAAAGTATTTTTTCCACTTCTAGCCTTACCTGATACAAGAATTATCTTAGCCAAATTAAGCCACCTTCTTTCTTTCAATAGGCTTAATAATGCTATTTATTCTATTTTTAATATCACAATCTATATGTAATCCATAATATCCTTCTTTGTTGTGTATCTTAACTATAATTCCATCTCTAACACCTATTGCTAAGTTTCCATAATACCTCCATGTTATATCACCTAATACTTTCTCCTTAGTGCTACAATGCCAATTCCTAGACAACTTACATTTAGCTAAAAAATCTGACTCTTCAGCATTATCCTTTACTATTGTCTTATATAACCTTAAAGCATCCTTAGTAATTGGTAATATTTCAAATCCTTCTTTATATAATCTTCTCTTAATAAATATATTTCTTAACATAACGATAACTCCTTTTTATACTTTCTTTTTAATTTATTTTTAACTCTTTCAGTTGCTGTTTTACGAATCCATACCTTGCGTTCCAACTCGCTAAGCTCTAAAACACTCTTCATTTTATATTTCCCTCCTTTAATAAATCCCATATACCTAAATTTTTCTTACTCTTGTCTTCGTAAGCTTTACTGGCTAAATCTAAATATCCTTTTCTATTTTCCATGATCTAATCCTCCTGTTAAATCTTTCACTTTATTTAAATGTTATCTCGTAGTAATCATCGTAATCACTTGGACAATCTTTGTAAGTAGCTTTAAATCCTAAATCATCTAAGTCCGCTTCTAATTTACTGGTTAAATCACATCTATCTATATATGCATATCCTCCAATTAATACTCCATATCCGATATCTTTAATTAGCTTATACTCCTCTTTTTCAAGTAGTATATCATCAATATTTATTATTTCTTTATCAAAAGCTGTATCAAAAGATTCTTTATATCTAATTAAATCATCCATAGTTCCATAAGGTATAATATTGTATTTTATACCAAAAGGTCTGTTTTTATTGTCGATGTACACTCCATAAATAAACAATTTATTCTTTTCAGATACTATCCTATATTCGTATCTCATAACTTACTTCTCCTCCATTTAAACTTTCCATTCTAAACTATTTCTATTGTTTTTAAGTTACAACTTTTACACACTTCTAAAGCAACCGCTTTATCTAAAGGCTCTTTATTTAGTTTTAAACAAACACTATTGTTATAGCAACACTCCTCATAACCATCACATTGAGAACATACATAATTGGTTTCTTTGTTATCAAGTTTATAGGAACACATTATTTTACATATATATTTTTCCACTCTACTTAACTCCCTTTCTATAAAATATAACTTTTAATTCCCTTTTAATTTATTTTTTAATTCTTTAATATTTTCCAAACATCTTATAATATCATCAATTTCATAATCTTCAACTTTTTCAATATATTTTTCACCTAATTTTTCCATAGCATAATAAGCTATATTCGCATTAGTTTGAATTTCTTCTATAATATTGTTTTTCTCTACATTAGGTGAATAAACATCACAAAAATCTGCCCACATTATTACTCCCCTCCTTTTTATTTTAATTTCTTTTTAATTTATTTTTTATATATGTAATTCTTTATTTATGTCATAATCCATTTCGTTCTCTTCTAATCTGCTACACCTACTACTTGTCTTACACATAGCCATTACTATAGTAATTATAAATAATACACTAATTATTAAACATATCTTCATGTTTACACCTCCTTGGATATAACATTTCGTACTTCTATTCTTATATCACCTTCTATATCTATAACTCTTGGCTTATAAGAATTTATACCATTTTCAACTATTCTTTTGTATTTATTATCTAATTCTTTCGCTCTATTGTAAGCTATTCCTATAGTTGGTTGTACACTTTCTATTTTTGGTAAAACAGATTTTAATATACTATACTCATTCTTTAGTTCTCTACGTTCTCTTCTAACTATATGTAATGCTCTAGCCAGTTCATAACCCCTTGATGCTGACATTTCTTCGCTTTCAATCATATGAAGAATATCTTCTTGTGCTTTGTCTATCTCGCTTATTCTTTCATTTATAAACTCATATCTTAATTTTAGTTCCTTTGTACATTGTGTCAAAGTGCTTAAAGTGTTAATTGTTTTACACATTCCCAATCCCTCCAATATTTACTTGTTAATACAAGTTTGAACCTCTCACGACTAAAGTCGCGAGATTCTTGGGTAATACCTACTAATGTAAGCAAATTTACCAAGCTATAGGGTAGTTCCTACCCAATTAATCTTAATCCTTCTTTTAGTATATTTATACTAGCATTTATATCTCTATCATGTTTAGCCCCACACGTAGGGCAAATCCACTCTCTTAGTCCTAAATCTTTAACATCTTTGTTTTGATAACCGCAATTAGAACATAATTGACTTGATGGATAATAACTATTTATTATGGATATTGTTCTTCCATACCAATCAGCTTTATATTCCAACATAAATCTAAATTCACTCCATGATACTTCTGATATTGCTTTTGCTAAATTATGATTTTTAAGCATATTATCTACTTTTAAATCTTCTAAACATATAATTTGGTTTTCATTAATAAGTTCAGTCGATATTTTATGTAAATAATCTTTTCTAGCGTTAACTATTTTTTCATGCAATCTTGCTAATTTTATCTTATTCTTTTTATAATTACTTGAACCTTTTTTCTTTCTACATAACGCCCTTTGTTGAAATTTAATTTTATACTCTAAACTTCTAAGAAATTTAGGGTTTCTATACACAACTCCATCACTAGTAATAGCAAAATCTTTTAATCCTAAATCTACTCCGACTTTATTGACATTCTTTGGTAGTTGTATATTTTCAGTATCTACCAATATACTTATAAAATATTTATTTGTACTAGTCTTAGATATAGTTGCACTCTTAATTTTTCCATTGAAACTTCTACTATTGCTAAATTTAATATAACCTAATTTTGGAATTAATATTTTATCATCTTTTATTCTAATATTGCCTCCCTTAGTAGTTTTGACATATTGACTTCTAAAACTTTGTTTATTGTTCTTTTTAGATTTAAACTTAGGAAAGCCAACTTCTCCATCTTGTTTGACTCTTCTGAAAAAGTTCTTATAAGCTTGGTCTAAGTCTTTTAATGTTTGTTGTAATGATATTGAATCAACTTCTTTTAACCAAGGATATTGATTTTTTAACCATTTTAAGTCATTAGCATTAGAATTATAATTCAAACTTATTTTATAATTCTCATATGCAAACCTTCTTTTAGCTAAATAATGATTAAACACAAACCTACAACAACCAATAGTTTTATTTATTAATACTTCCTGTTCTTTATCTGGATATATTCTATATTTGTAAGCCTTAAACATTTTATCACCTCCTTCCATATATTAACTATAACATAATGCTATTACGCCGTCAACATTATTTTTAATTTAGTTATTATTTTTTTATAAAAAATAAGAGAGTATATTTACCCTCTCAATACCCCTTTAAATATGTAATTATACCGCTTTATTCTTAATTGAATCATTGTTTATACTTATAATGTTATTATCTTCTTTATGTAAGTTATATTTTTTCTTTGCTAATTTTGTAGCCATCGTTCTAGCTGTTTTATGACTTCCAGTAAACTCATATGCATTAGTAAACTTCTCTAGCACATACTCCCTGACTTGTAATAGATCTACAGTTGTTTGTGATTCATATTTCTTTAACTCATCTTTATTAATTCTTTTTATACCTTGATTATACACCCCTATTAATTCAGCCATGATTCCATTTACCTGCTGATTGGTGATAGTTGTACTACCTCCACAATCTATTATTGTTTCCATGTTAGATTTTTGATGCTCTTTATCAGTTACTATAAACTTGTGTACTTCAAGAGATGTTAATAACCCATCCACAAATTTCATAAACTCTTTCCACTTGTTTAATGAATCTAGTCCTTTTCTTTCTGTTGGTCTAAATTGAGTTAATACAATAGGTACTGTGTCTAATTTTAAACAATCTATTTCTTGCATTTCTCTTGATTTCTTTTTACCTTTTAATGCGATAAGAAAAGTTTCCCTAGCACTCTCCTTGTTGATATCAGTTAAAAATCTAGACAATTTTAACCTTTCTTTACTTTCTATCTGTCCATCCTTACTTAACCTACCTAAAGCACCAAACATATCTTTTAACACAATATATTCATCATTAACAACTCTCACTTCTACACCTAAAAACTCTTTAATTTGCACTTCATTTTTCATTAAATCTCTCCATTCTCTATTTTTAATTTATTCAAAATACTTTTAGGGATAGCATATAGCCACCCCTAACTCATCATATGTATTATGTTTTAATTTGGTCTTTTGTTTACCAAGGCATTGATGGTGGATCTATTCCTGCGACTTCTTGTAAATTACCCTTTGTTGTATATTCTTGTCCTACCACAAAAATACCTCCTAAAATTGTCATTACTACCAATCCACATGCAATCATTTTCTTAAAGTTCTTCATTTTTATATTCCTCCTATTTTTGTTATTTATAGTTCCTATCCATATGGAACTATATAAAAAGCTTTTTTCATATTATCTCCTCCTATGCAAGTTTTATTTTTAATTTATTTAAATATTCATTTACTTTATTAAACAGCTCTATATTATTTTTAGAGATGTCATTCATTATATTTGTCACAACTTCTATGTAACGCTTACCATTATATCTATTTGATAAGCAAGTATCTATTACTCTTATTAATTCTATATAATCATTTTTTAATATACAAACATTGGCAACTGCTCCTAAATAAGCATAACTATCTTCACCAAGACATGTAAAATATTCTTGTAACTCTGTATACTTTTTTAACGTCTCTTCATATGATAAATCATTTTTATATAATTCAATATATAACCAAACAGAACATCCTTTTTCATATTTTTTTTCATCAAAAGTATCTAATATAGATAAACATTCATCAATATATAGTTTAGCATTATCTATCAATCCCATCTTTTTATTTACTAAAGCTAAACTATATATTATGTACCATCTATCAAAACTGTCTTCTATTTTTGAATTATAAATTTTAAATAGTTTTCTATAGTTTTCCTCATAATTTCCCAGCATATTATTCATAGTAACAGAATCTTTAAACTCATTATCAATCTTCATAACCCAAACCATCCCTACTATCCTATTTTTTAAATAGCTATTCTTGTCTTTAATAGCATCTTTTCATATTTTATATCGTATGTTTCACTCAAGTTGTATTTATTCACCCAATAATTAAACTCTTTAAATCTTAAATTAAACTCTGTCATTTCTGTTGGAATACTTGTTAAATTTCCTCCTCTACCTATCCACCAACAAATAATATTATCAATTCTTTCTAACTCATTCCTTATATGTTGAAATTCTTTTTGTTGTCTTTGATTTAATTTAGTTTCTTCTAATGCCAAACTAATATTTAAGCACTTTTTAACTTGTGTCATTTCCTCATCATTTAACACTCCTATGTATCTTCTTAGCCTTCTCTTGTCTATTGTTCTTAATTGTTCTAGCATTACTACGCTATCTTTATCTAGTCCATCTTTGTCGACTAATTCAATATGCGTTGGCATGTTATTTTTAATTTTACTTGTTATAGAAGCAACAATAACAGTTGGACTATATTTGTTTCCTATATCATTTTGTATAATTACTACTGGTCTAAAACCACTTTGTTCTGATCCTATGTTTACTCCCATATCTGCATTAAAAATTTGTCCACGTCTATAAATTGTTTGTCTCCTTGTGTAATTTTCGATTCCCATATTTTTCTTTCACCCTCATAAATTTCTAATTCATTCTACAATACCCATTATATTCCTAGTTATATAGAATGTCAACAAGTTTTTATAATTATTTTTAATTTATTTTATAAAATCTTTCCAAAAAGAAAACAGAGAAATTTTCTTCTCTGTTTAACCTTCTACATTTAGCTTTTCTTGAGGTTTATAGCCCTTTAATGATACTACACTATTTTCATTAAAGTTAAAATATTGCTCATTATAGTTAAAACCAATTAACTCCTCAGCATTTTCAATAACATTTGTTTCTTTCATAACATCTAGTTTATAAGCATTAATAGTTGTAAAATCTTCAGATAATGGTCTTTCGTCTGTAGCTAATTCATATAACTTTTTCATATTTGTTAGAACAGTTTGGCTATACTCTCTTGCAAATAACATATCTGCTATATTTTTTATATCATTACCATAAATGCAATTATTTCTTATTCTAACTTCCATCATCAGGTCAAGCTGTCTAGATTTCTTTAGATCTGTCGGAGACATTCTTTTAATTCCTAATGTTGTACAGAACACTTTAATTTTATTATAAACACCTGTAGGTAAGAATTTAACAAAAGCTTTATCACCTTTTCTTAAAGAAGACATTATATACGCATCTTCTGTTGGATAATCAGCCTCATAGTAAGCTCTTGAAATATAACTTAAAAATCTATTATCTACAGGCAATTCACTTATTAATTCCCCTGTTTCTTCATCTATAATATTTACTTTTTTATTAGTAAAATCTATATCTCTATATCTTAAACTTGTAGCCCAACTCGCTTCTTTGCCAATAATTCCATATCTAAAGAATAGTAATGGAATTGTATAAGTCAATTTAACCTTATTATCTGATGAATATAATATATTATAAAAATTATCTAAATCTATTAAACTTTTTCTTAATAATCTACGCTGTGTATTTTTATCTTTTTTATACTTAACTTGCACTACATTGTTTTTGTGCACATTAGCCACAGCAGAAGCCCAATGTAAATAGGTGTTTACAAATGTTTGAATTGTATCTTGAGTACCCTTGGATTTATAAAAATTTTGTTCTATAACAGCCTTAGCTTCAAACTCTGTAAAAAATGCTAAATCCTTTTCTCTCATAATTTCATGTGGGTGTATATGCTTCTTGTATATCCTCCACAATACTAACAATGTAGACTCTGCATTATACATATAATTTAAAAAATCTAATTTTATAAGCATAAATTCGTCATAACTCTCAAGTATTTCTTCTTTTTCTTTTTCATTCTCATAACTTTTACCTATGAAATCAAAGTCATATTTACACATTTTTTAACACCTCACTTAAAGTCTCAGTAGTAATTTTATATTTTTGCAAGAAACCATTATTTTTATATTTAGCTAAATCTTTAAAAGTTTCTTTGTTTTCTATTATTTTATTAGCTATATCATCTAATAAATATATTTTATCTTCGCTATTTCTCATCTTATAAGCAACAATTAAATAAGGTATAAACATATAGTGAGATAAAAATGTAGTATTACTTTTAACTTCTTCTATTGTATTGTAATGCAATTTATCTTTTATACATTCTATTAAATTGTCAAGAATAAACGCCATGTTCTTAGCAATTTTTTGAGAAGCGGATTTATTGTTAACTGGTAATTCTAATCCTTCAACACATTCTCTTATAATTGATTTTGTTGTTAAAGCATTTTTCATTAAAACTAATTCATTTCGTGTGTTAGCTACATTATTTTTTAGCAAGTTTGAATTATTTATTATATAATCTGATACTATTCCAAAATCATCTTCAATTATGCTTTCTAACCATTCTTTATTTGTATCAGAACGCTCAAATAACTGTTTAACAAATCTACGTGCATCGTTGATATCCAGTGATACTAATTTTACATCTAGTTTTAAATCCAAATCACGCCCAAATTCTTCTCTGTACTCATTGCTTAATTGACAACAAGCAACAATTCTGTGTGCACCATCCAAAATATCTACAATGGTTGTTCTATTGCCTGTCAAACTATATTCAGGAACTATTTCTACATCATATATATCGTCAAAAACTTGTGTTGTTTTTATTTGATGTTGATTAAACTCATTATCAATAATTCTTAAATTTAACACAATAGTATCAGAAAAATATTTTCCTTCTCTCATTAATTTTTTTATTTCATCTACTTTATCTTGATTGATATCTAATTCTCTAATAATAAAATCTTTTTTCCCTAAAGTTCTATACTTTGACTCTCTTTGAGATGCTTGATTGTAAAATATTTTATCGTTTTCCCACCATTCTCCAATATCAGATATTGATGCATCTCCTAAATAAGTTAGCTCATTTTGTTTTTTACAATGACTCAATCTAATCACATTATCAAAATTTTCACTATTAATGAAACCACCATAAGTTATCAAATCTTCTTCTTTAAATATTTTTTCAGGATTTAGTCCACTCCATTCTAAAGATTTATACGCACCTGTTACAAATGCTATATATTCCATTAATCCTAGTGTGTTTATTGGATTAACCAATCTATCAACGGATTTTCCACCTTGTAACACGTTATAAATCACATTAACATTTAACTTATGTTTACCAAACTCTTGATTGGTAATTTGTATTAATTTTTCATTTCCAAATTCTTCAAAAACTATTTTCTGTATTAACTTAATTTGTTCTTCTTTTGTCGCTAATCTTTGTAAAACTTGCATATAATTTCCTCCAAATAAATAAATTAAAATGATTTCCTATATAATATATTATGCTCTTTTTACTATATTATTATACGACTAAATTAAAAAAATTGCAAATAAAAAAGTAGAGTTATTTCCAAACTCTACTAATTATTAACACTATTATAGCATTTGCACAAGTATTTTTCTACTATTTAACAAAATTTCTATATCCCCAGTTTCAAGTATGTAATTTATTTTAGTTATATCTTCTATGTCAAACTCATATAACAATAACTTAGCTTCGATAGTTTTTTCTTTAGCATCTTCGATAATAATTATACACCCCTCATTTTCTTCCATCCTTTCTATAATATCCATGATACCAATCTCTATTTTTTCCATCGCATACCCTCCCCATAAAATTTAAGAACTAAATTAAATATAACATAAATTAAAATTAAATGTCAACTATATTTTGGTATTTTTACCGAACAACCGTTCGTATTTATATTGTTATTGTACTACTAGATTTATAAAAAGTATAGTAGTAATTATAATTATTTCTGACAGAAATATTTTGTAAGTTTTTTCTACAATTTACCTCTAAATTCCTAATGAAACGACATATATTTTACTGTATAATTTGCATATTATATAATATTAACAAGTATGGGGGTATAATGTTTACGTTAAATATTAGAAAATACAGACTTTTAAAAAGATTAACACAGGAAGAATTGGGAGTTAAAGCAGGATTAAGTCAAGGACATATCTCGCATTTAGAAAGAGAAAATTTTGCTAGGGATAAAAGCCCACGGCTAGAAACCATAGAACGTATAGCAGATATATTAGAAGTATGCCCAAAGAGTTTAATAAACTGTAACTGTAGATTCTGCAAAGAAAAAAGAGGGGAATAACCCCTCTGGTCTTATAAGAAATTACAAGCTTGAGCCTTCATACTATCATATATGCTTAAATCTTGAGTAGAATATAAATTTAACATTGAACCATCTTTCCACCCTAGTATTAGTGTAATTAAGCTATCGCTAACCTTGTTGGAGCGTAAAATACTAGTACAAGTATCCCTAAAACAATGAACTGTTATGTTTTTTTCTATTCCTGCTATTTTTATATATTTTTTTATTCTACTATTAATATTTGAATTTGATAAATTCCCACCCTTTGCACTAGTAAAGATTTTTTCTGCATTTATATTATTTACTTCCCTAGATACTAAATAATCATCAAGATATTTTTCTACTTCTCCAGTTATGATAAGTCTTTTGTTAATTTTATTTTTTACATTACCTTCTGAAATGTTAATTACATATCCTTTATCAATTTTTTCTAAATCGTTCATAGTAGCATCTACTAACTCCATACATCTAGTGCCATTAGTTATATATATACCTAATAAAAGCCTATCTCTACAAGAATTAAATGAAAAATTTTTATCATTATACTGTTTTTTTCTTGTTGTACCAATTAATTTCCGACATTCTTCTAAAGTTAAAATATCTTTAGGCTCTTTATATTTATCTACTACTATTTTAGATATTTTTAGTTCTTTAGTAAACGGATTTCTATTCATCAACTCTTCTACATCAACTATATAGTCATATAGCTTCATCAATGCTGAAATTTTTCTGTTTATAGTAGAAGGTTTATATTGCTCTTCCAATTCTTTAACGTATTCTTTAGCATCTTTTTTAGTAAATTCTATTAATAATTTATCTGTATCTTCGTATGTATTTTTTTCTTGAAGATATTCTAAAAACTTATTTATATCTATCATGTAATTTTTAATTGTATTATCTCTATATCTAGCATCTACGCCTTTAAATTTTTCATTCATCATAAGTCCAAAATTACTAATTATAGTCATATAAATCACTCCAAACTTTATTTTTAATTTATGTAATTAATTTAATTTAGTTCCTATTTATAATTATTATTCTACTCCTGTTTTTTCTAATAGTCAAGTTTATTTTTAATTTATTTGATATTTTCTATAATATTTACTAGATCTATTTTATCTACAAGCTTATTCCCAGCGTATAGAACCCCTATAGCTCCTATACAAAGACTTGCCACCCATATTAAACAACCTGCCATTTTCATTCTTTCCTCTCTTTTTAATTTATTCATACCCTTAAAATATGCAATTTAACATATATTTTGATTCCCCCAATTAATATATGTTCTACCTTCTTCATCTTTTTCTTTACTTAATAACATTGATATTAAGTCAAAATTTATTCCTAATTCCTCCTCAACTTCTGAAGAATCCATTTCTTGATTTTTCATAAAGTTGTTTAAATTTTCTTTACTCGCTATTAATGATAGTAAATTACTCTCTAAGCTATTACTATATGTTACAAAGTGAACTTCTTTAAAATCTGTACTATTGTACCTAATAAACCTAAAAAAATATTGACTTAATGTACTCCAATTCCAACTTAAAGCTGTACATATTACTTTGTTAACAAAATTAATTGAAATACTGCTTGATAAACTTTGTTGAGTTGATAATAATATTCCATTTTTACTTTGTTTTAAATTATTAACTATATTTTTTCTCTGATCCATTGGTGTTGCTCCTGTTATAATAAATATTTTTCTGTCTGTGTATTTATTTAACAAATTTGAATAACACCCTATTTCTTTTAAACTCCTACAACCTATAGCCACATATTCGCTTTCCCACTTATTGACTAGATCTAGCACTTTTTTATACTTACTAGGCAATTCTATGCTTGAATACTCTTTAAATGTTTGTGGATGCTTACATATGTTTAATAATAAGTTTATCTGTTGTATTATCTCTAACATTCTGTCTTTACGTGGATTCCCTGTGCTTGTAAATAGATACTTCATACTATAAAATTCCTTAATAGCTTTATGGTATAAAATTTCCTCACTCTCATTAAAATTGACAAGATGCTGATTAATGCTATAAATTTTCTTACCTACTACATCCTCAAAACTTCGAGTAATTATAGTTTTGTCAATTATTTTTTTTAATTTATCAGAGTTATATATGTCTTGTGTGTTTTTCCCTACTCCAAATACAGTAATTTTTTGTGGATTAAAAGACTTTTTAAATAGCTCTAATCCTTTTTTGTATTCAGGGAAAGGCTTATTTGAATGATAATTTGTTTTTTCTATTAAATTTTTGCTTTCTTTATCTTCTTCCATTATATAATCACATTCGTTCATAAAATTATAGCTTGAACCATATAATAAATTAAATTGAGTATATGATTCCACAATATTATTCCTTGTCATAGTTCCACTTAATAACAACTTGTATTTAGCTTTTTTTCCTACACTTAGAGTTGCCTTGGTTCTTTTAGAATTTAAATTACAAATACTATCAGCCTCATCAACTATTAAAGTATATTTATGACTTATTTTGTTAGTAAAATTTTTCATATGTTTATGTAATTTGCAAATCATATTAAAAGTAATTAATACAAAATCCCCTTGTTTGATTTTTTCTATATCTGAAATACTCTTTATTGTTACATAAGGAATATCAAACTCTTCTAACGTTTCTATCCATGTTCCATTTATTGCTATACTTGGAGCTATAACAATAGTATTTTTTACATTAGTGTGATTTTTTCTGTGCAAAGAATAAGCTATTGACATTATAGTTTTTCCTGTACCTTGTGAACTTTGAATATATCCATATTTTTTCTGTAGCATTTTATTTGTAATTGCAAGTTGTTCACTATTTAATTTGATTTTTTCACCAGTATATTTATTTTCTAAAGTTAATTTTTTCAACCATGTATTTATATTATTATCAATTTTCATACTATCAAAAGGTATTGATTGATTATCATATAATTTTTTCTTTCTTTGTATAGTCTTAAATTTATTTTCGCTTTTTATAACAATTTTTTCATGCTGGTTACTTAAAGTTAATTTTAATTTATTTATAACTTTTTCTTTGGTTATTTTTATATTGTTCCACTCTTCGTTTGAAATGTTTTTGGGCTGTACTTGATTGTAGTATGATTGGTAATAACCGTTACATTCATTATATAAATGATTAATTTTTTTATTTTGCTTAATATCAAATAATAATTTTCTCACTTTATCATCAAAGATTTTATCACTATCACTATAATTTTTCATGTTTTCTAATCTAATTTTTGACCTATTTTTTTCTTGTAGTTGTCTAATAGGTAATATATAATTGTTGTAAATTTCTTCTGCTGAACCTTCTATAAAAGTATTCTCATATTTTTTATTACCTATAAATTCACTTTTTTTGCTGAATAACACTATTTTGGTCTTAAAGTTTTCTACTCCTAAATATTTGAAAGCATTTTTATCTAACTCTATTTGCCCTATAAAATTGAAATTTTCATTCATATAATCAATATCACTCTTGTTGCTAAACTCATCATTTAAGAAACTATAAGGAACTATTAAAGCCATTAATCCACCTGTTTTTAGTAGTTCTAAAGATTTTTCTATATAGATTAATTGACTTAATTTTTCCTCTCCTTTATAGGTTAGTTTTAAATTAAAAGGTGGATTCCCTATTACTATATCAAACAACATTTTAGGATTATAATTTCTCATATCTCCATGAGTTAAAATAGAATCTTTATATAATTTTCTAGCCACTTTATAAGATTTTATATCTAGCTCATTTCCGTAACAATTTCTTTCTTGAGGACAAAAGTTAAATAAATTACCACTTCCACAAGTTAAATCTAAAATTAATTCACTATTTTTTATTTTTAATAAGTCTATTAAAAATTTTCCTTCGGTGTGATTGGTAAAAAATTGTCCGTTTTCTATCTCTTTTTTCGCTTCTGTATAACTATAAAAAGAATTGTAATCCTTGAAGTTAAGGGAATGCAATCCCCCAACCCCAGTATAACTATTATAAATAATTTCATTGGTCAATCCCGATTTTTCACATAATTTATTATCTATGCAATACAGAATTTTACTATTTATATCTTCTCTTTTTTCCTGTGGAATTACTTGATTATAATAATTATATTTCATAATATTTTTCCTTTACTCTTGATAATTTAAATATTTTTTTGCAAAGTTTAAAGCATCTAAGCCATTGTTAAACTTAAATTCAATTTTTCCATTTTTAAATGTTTTGAATGATTTTAAAAGATTATCCCCTATCTCATATTCACCTATGTAAGTATTTCTATAAGCTCCAACTCTATCCATAATATATTCATAATCATTTGATAATTCATTTTTCTTGTAATAAGTTAATAACTTAAACATACTTTCTAAACCAATCTTTGAATCTCCTTCAATTCTATACTCTCCGTAATCCTTCCCCCAATAAGAATAATAAGCAAAATCTTTTAAAGAAATTTTTCCATTCTTAACTATTACTCTGCCTGTTTTGTACCCTGTTACATGTTTTAATACTTCTTCTTTACATTCATCTAAAGCTTTATCTTCAAAAGTAACGTTGCCTAATTGCTCAAATATATTGTCAATTAAATCATCAACCGATACAGTCATATACCAATTAAAATTTTCTTCCATGCGAGACGGTCTACCTTCGTAATAATCTTTATCGTGATACATAGCTTCCAAACTAACGTTATATTTATTCCTAAAGTAATAATATACTCTTGAAATTAATGAATTGGTTTCTCTAAAGATGATTTTCTCAACAAATTCATGAGCTAACCCATTATAAGAATCAACACCATTAATTTCCTTAAATTCGTTATTATAGTTTATATTTAAAATAGGATTATTTTTATAAAATTCCAAATATAGATTAAACTTGTCTCGCATATCAGATAAAATTTTCCTATATTCATCCATTTTTAGATTATCTTCTTGACTTAATCTTTTATCGTTTTCCACCTTTATATTATCAAACAAATTCATAACGTTTAAATTTTCCATTTTTAACACTCTCCTATTTTGTACTCATAATTTATTCATCTTTTGTTTATTAATACTTTTTTTCACTAGTATAATTTTCCTAATCAAATAAAGGTTTATAAGTATTTATAATTGGTCTTATTTCTTTATCCTTTAAGTAATTCAATACATCTTCTAGCTGTTTATCATCACATAAACTATATTTTGATTTATAGCTTGTTATATTGCCAGTTGTTTCAATATCATATAAAACTGATTTATTAATATCAAACCAACCTTTATAAATTAATACCTTATCATATAAATGCATTTTATAATTAGAACGCTTGTTAAATGGTCTAAAGATAATATCAACGTTATTGTTATACTGTGCGTATGATTCAGCTTTATAACCCTTAAACACGCCTTTCTGCACATTTAACCCCATTCCCCAACTAGATATATTTATTATTGTAATTTTTTCATTTTCTTGTATATCTGCATGTTCAAATTGACTTTCTAAGCTGTTGCACTCTTTTAATAATTTATACATAGCTGTTTTCAATGATATTAAATCTTCGTTAATAAGTCTTATATGTTCAACCTTTGGAATTATATTATATTGACTCATTTTTTTCTTAATAGCATCTTTATAAATATTCCAATCGCTATTATTCCATGTATTGGAAATATTATTTTCTTTGATTACTTCATTAGATAAATTTTCTATAAATGATGCTTGAATTGTATATTCTTCGATTTGTTCATCGGTTAATTTTTTCTTAGTGTCAAGGTTTTTTACAACCTCAACACCATCAACTAACCCTACATATCTAGCATAACTATAACCCTGCGTATCTATAACAAATTGTAATACCCCGTTTAAATATACTGCAACACCTAAAGAATACCACTTGATTTTTTCTTGTTCTTCTTTTGTCATGTTATAATAGTCTTTCATTGTATTAAATGAGTTGTCATCTGTACAACTTCCGCCTGTGTTGTCTAAAAAGTTAAAATCATGCAATAACATATTTTCAAAGTATGATAAAACTTTTTCATCTGTAAAATGTAATTCTCTTTCGATTTTTACATCTTGTAAATAATAGCTATCTTCTGATACATATTCCTTATACTTGTCAAGAGTAGAATTTTTATTAATATTTGCAAACTGTGAACCAACTATAAAATATTGTTCCTTGTTTTCCAGATTCTTAACTTCAACATGACTATTTATTAATTCTTTTTGTTTCTTTTCTTCTGCAACTCTCTTTTCATATTCAGCTTTTTTTATTTCTTCCTCTTTTAAATATTCTTGATATTGTTCTTCTTCTTTAATCTTCTTTATTTCTTCAGCCTCATGTAGTTTAATCATGAATAATTCTTCCATTAATTTTGATTCTTCAGTTTCTTCTAATTGCACATAGTTATAAGATGCTGAAAATCTGCCGTCATAAAAATTATAGCTTGAGCCATAATCACCATATGGATCATAACAAATACATTCATTATATTGTTGTATGTAATTTGTAGCATATTCACAAATAGATTTTAAAATCTCGCTATTTTCAGCAAATGGACTTGAAACAACATGACAATAAATTGAATTATTACCAACTCTTACTGAAAATTTAACCATTTTAAATAATCTTCTTAATACTGTTCTTGTTTCTTTGGCTATTGCTTTTAAGTCATATCTTCCTATATTATCATTTTTAGATGCTATACTTTGAGTAAGTTTAAATACATCTAAAATCTCTTTTTTATTATTTTTAATTTGTTTTTCATTAGTTTTTATATCTGAATTACTGTAAGTTTTGGCAATTTCTAAAGTATTTTTATTTTGTTTAGCATACCAACATATTTTTTTACCGTTCCATCTATAGCCATTAGTTTTAAGATCTGTTAATACTTCTGCTGATGGTTTTCCGTCAAAGTAAAGTTCTACACCGTTTAATTTTTCATTTAACATCATTCTACACATTTTTAAATCCTCCAAGCTTTTCAGGGACAAAGCTTAACCACTAAAGTTTATTTTTAATTTAGTTCTTAACTATATTCTACTACTTTTTATATAAAAGTCAATAGGTTTTTTGTAATTTTTATAGTTTATTTTTAATTTATTTCTTTTTTATTTTTTAGTAAATCTTTTAAGTTCTTCTTACGTTATTATTATATGCAGATAGCAGGATTTTATGAGTAGTTATTTTTAATTTGTTTTATATTTATAATCTTATTGGATTAAATTTAGGAGTGGAACGACTAAATTATAATACAATAAAAAGAGTTATATATTGTTTTTACTAGCATATTTAGAAATGCACTAACATTATATATAACTCTTAGCTTTTAAAGTAGGTACACGTAACCTCCTATTCTATAAAGATTATATGTACCTACCCTTATATAAAATATATTTATAACTTTTTATATATCTTTTCTTTAACAAAATTCTTCTGAACACTAGTAATATAGCCATTCTTGAGAAATTTTATAACTTTTTGTATTGTTTTTAATTTAGTCTTTTACGTTTGTATAAAATAGAGAAATGGCTTATTTACTACATTCTTACTTTAATTTTATAACCTCGTAGGTTATAAACTAGTAATACTGTCATTTAACCAATTTATTAATAAGTTTCTCATCCTTGAAGATGGTATGTAAATGTTAATTGATTCTCCTTTTCTTATCCTACTTCTCCATAGCCATTGTATTAGTTCACTTAATGCGTATAGATCTTGGTTTATTTCTATTCCTTTACTATTAAAAAATTGTTTTATGAATGGTTGATTAAATATATTAATACAGTATGCTAAATTGTATCTATCAGAATAATCGTTGGTTGCTCTTAAATTGCAAGATATGAAACTTTTAGTATATCCTTTCCCCTTCAACTTGTCTTTTTGATCTTTAAATGTAGTCCATAATATTGTGTTAGTTTTAGCTTTATTCTTATTAATAAAGTAGTTTATTATATTATTCTTTAATGTCTTAACTAAAGATACGTTATTACTGCTATTAAACCACGAATGACTTAAATTATATTTATTATCTCCAATTGCATTAAGTTTATCATCATCGCATATATTAATTAATTCATTAAGTTTATTTTTAATGTTACCTTCTATTGTGTCATAGTTATTATCTTTAATATGTATTCTATATTTATTATCATCTAAGTAAGCATAGTAATACTCTACTTTAACTCCATTCATCTTATAATAATAGTATTGCTCCTGTGCTTTAAACATGTAGGTAAGTATGTATGCATCTTTAAAAGCTTTGAATATCTCTACTGGAAACATCCATATTAATATTACATCTTTATATACTATTATACTTTTATTAACAGATAAGTATTTTATATTATTAAACTGTCCATCATACTCTTTATCTTCATTCCATATTAAATAGTCATTTTCTATTCTTGCATGTCCTTCATTTATTAGCATATTAACATCATCTTTACTTATGTTGCATTGCTCTATAACATTAAAGACTTCATCTAGTATTAATATATAGTCATTACTTTTAAGTAATTCTACTGTCTGCATGTTAGCTTTATGGAATAATGCATGTGTACTTACTATATTTTTACCTTCAGATATTAGCTTGTTAAGATTATCAAATTTATTTCCGTTTTGATTGTACTTTGGTTCAAAGAATCTTTTAAACTTACAACTCTTTTTAATTCTTTCTACTTCTGTTAAAAATGGAGTTATGTATATGTATTTATTATTACTATTATCTTCATTAATCATGTTTATTATTGCAGATGTTTTTCCACTCCCTGGGATACTATCTACTATTTTTATTTTACAAATAATTATCTCCTCCTATTATATATATTATTTATATTTAATTTTATTTAGTTACAGCATATTATCATCTCCTTTCTAGGTATAACTTACTAATATTAGTATATATCTTTTCAGGATTAAATGTCAAACTTTAACTTTAATTTAGTTATTTGTTGTAATAAAAAAGAGAAGGTATAAACCCTCTCTAATCTTCTTCTATCATTTTATTATATATTGTTTCTAACTCCTCTATAGCTTCTGTGTTAGTTATCTGTTCTCTTATGTTAGTATACCATTCCTTAGCCATGTTAGGGTTAATATAGTGTGCCTTATATATTTTTAATAAATTCATTCTATATTCTCCACTTGTTTCTAGTAATGCAAATTCGTAAAAAGATCCTAAGCTTTTAAAGTAGTTTAATATATTTTGTTGTTTCATTTTAATAACTCCTAAATATTTGTTTTATAGTTTATTATATGCAAGAAGTATATAAAAGTTGCATAGTTTATTTTTAATTTATTTAAAAAGTTTTATATTTATTTATATAGCTTCATTTATATAGTAGAAATAATTTGTTGTGTATTATTATCTATTATAAGCGTTGTATTAAGGTTATAGTAAGTCTGTAAGAGATTATTAATATAGTTTATTGGATTAAATATAGATGCGTTTAAATAGCCTATATGAAGTTTATAGAGTATGTTAGGTTTATTGTGTATATATTTTCTATTGGTGTGATTGGATCTGTTATAAGGAACGTGTTGAGTTTATACAGTTGGTGTTAGTGGATAAGGTTGATTAGTGTAGAATTGTTATTATATGGTTGTGTTATTGGTGATATTATTAATTGGTTTGGTAGTTATGATTATTTATGATTCTATTTATTACTATAGGTTAGTTAGTTGAGTAATTAAGTATATAAGTGTTCACCATTCAGATTCATCTTTCATTCGAGAAATTAATATAGATCTACCCTAATAACCTACAAATCTAGTAAACAAGCCAGTTCAGATCATTTAAAACTTATATTTTATTTCTTTATTAATAATTATTATTGTTTTCATGTATTTTCATAGTTAGTAGCATATAACTATAATTATATACCGCTAATAGGCATGGTTAAGCCATTCTTTAGTAGCAGGTAGTGGGGCGTATTTTACATTTTTTAGGGGAACACGTGTTCTATTTCGGGGTATAACACATCTTGTCACTAGTCAGGCTATTTTTATCAATTTCGATATATAAAAACTTCAAAAACCACTAAAAATCACCTAAATTTAATCGTAAACGCAATCGTCAAACCCTCATTATTACTAGTTTTCTCACCAATGATCTACATCAATAATCACCAACTCAATCAATATAAAACCAACTCAAACCCTGATAAATACTACCTTTACATCGAATACAACGTATAACCCACTTTAAACACTCTAAAATCAATTCTAAACTCAAGGCATATAATTACATTCTAAACTAGTTGCAAAGCCATTCTAGGTCAAATTTAAGCCATAAATACAACAAATCTACGACAAATATCAATCGTAGCTTAAAAATCAAAAATAACTTTATATCCTAAATGTTGCTTAACTCCCATGAATAATTTTTATACTTTCGGGATAGCCACAAATCAAAATTCAAGCTTGTCCGTGGGGAGTATTTTTATATTGCTTCACTCGCTTCGCTCACGCTTTTATTTCTTATTAATATTTTATTATTAGATTATTACTTACTTTACAGCATATTTTTATAGACTATATGTCTATATGTTTAAACATAAAAAAATAGATAGTAATAACTACTATCTATAACATAATTTAAAACACTATATGTAATATAAATTAAGAGAGAAAGAATAAGGCTAGTGACAAAAGTCAAAAATCAACTTATTCTTAATCCCTGTTAGTCAGTAAATAAAACTACTCATCAATTGGTAATTTTAAATTTTTACTAACCCATTCAGTAAGATCATTATAATCTTTTTCAGTAAATGCATCAGATTTTAATTCTGCAAATATCTCATTAAAGTCATTCGCAAACTTTTTATCTTTAAAGAATTCATACTCTACTCCTAATACATTTCTGATTTTTGCCTTAAGTTCTAGTATTACTTTTCTTGTCAGTAATTTATTTTTAGAACTTGCAATAATAATGTTTCTACATTCAGCATAACCTTTAGTTGTCACTTCTTTAGGTTTTCCTTTATACTTTTCTTCTTTTGGTTCTTGTTCTTCTACTTTATTGTCCTTTTTATAGTAATCAGATTTAAGTATTAACCTTCCATTTCTATCTACCTTCCTTGTATAAGGACAATTCTTGTCATTTTCTTTAAGTTGATTAGCAAAATCGCTAAACATCATACTAATAAACCTAAAAATAAAAGGAAGACAACAAGTAGTAGCTATCATTAATGCTAAAATCTTTTCAAGTGGTTTAGTTAATGTACTATAATAAATTATAAATAACATTCCTACTCCACTAACAACTACAAAAGTTAATAAACTAGATTTTTGTGATTTAGTTTTCATTTATGTTCCTCCTTGTCATTATTCATTTGTGTTTATATACTCTTATTTCTACATTTGTTTTCAATATACTCTCCTTCTTTCATTGCTATTAATCATATCTTTTGTGGATATGTAAGGGAGGGGGTACTTTTTACATTCTAATAATTTAAGTACCCGTATATAAAGCTATGCTATTAATATTTTTGAGACTAAATTATTACAATCATAATCCAATCCAATAACATCAAAGTTATCATTAGATTCTATATTTTCTTTATCTGAATAAGCAATTTGTATCACTGATGGAAATATTTCGTTATCATAAACTTTTTTAAAATATGCTTGTACTTCCCCACTGTCATATATTTCAATATACTTTTCTTTATCTGTTTTATGAGTAAAATCGCACTCAATAAAATAAGCTTTTTTGTATTCTACGTCATCAACTATATTAGTAAACACAATCAAACCATCACTTCTTCTTTTGCCACCCATCCAATGTTGTTCTAAATGGAATTCATCTATCTTATCAACTAATGAATACACTTTTGAATAAAAATTTAATATATAATAGTCATGCTTTGATACTAGCTTTTTTGTAAATTGATATATTTGTTCTCTACCATAATCTTTTGTGTTGCCACTTACAACAATATCACCATTTTTAGCAATTCTATTTAAAGTATCTCTAGCCTGTGTTAATCCATATTTGTTGTTTTTATAAAAGATGTTTGCACATATTTTTGAAGTAATAAATCCATATTTATCAATAAAATTTAATATTTCTCTTGTTTTTTTAGTGTATCTAATCATTTTTTACCTCCTGTTTCTCTTTTATCCATGAATTTGAACTATATCTTTTATGTTTGGGTGGTTTTTTATATATTTTTTGATTATTTTTATTGATTTCTTCAATATTTTCTTTATTTTTTTGAATTATTTCACCATTTCCGTCTAGTTCTATATATTTTGGTTTATTAACAATAATATCTTTAATAAAATTCTCCATCATATCATTAGTACAATATAAAGACTTGGCAAATATAATTCCATCTTGATTTTCAATTAAACATTCCCTATTATCCTTACTAAGCCTAGTAACTCTATTTGCGTTTGATTCACCATTACCAAACAATGTCATAGCACTAGAAGTATTAATTTGCTTAAAGCATACTACACAATTTAATTGTGCTTTTAATGCAGGGGGAATATTATCTCTTGATGCTCTTTGAGTAGCTACAACTATCCATACACCAGCACTTCTTCCAGTCCTAGATAACTTATTAAATAAACTCATGAATTCTTGTTTTACACCTTTTACAGATTCACTATCCCCAGCTTCAACCATAAAATCAGTTATCTCATCAGATATAAAATACAAATACGGAAGCTTATTTGACTTATGGTTTTTGTTGTATTCAAAAATGTTAGTTGTAAACTTATCGCAGTGTTCAAATATCTTATTTCTTCTTTCTGTTTCTTTGACCAAGTATTTCATAACTTTTAAACTTTCTTTCAAAGTTGTTCCATAATAATCACATTGCGGTAATTTACTTAGTAATCTCAAGTCAGCTTTATAACTAACAAAGCTAACGTACATCTTAAAGTCATCCTTTGTGTATTGACAAGCTAAGTTTATAAAAGCCATCAATTCAGCAACAGACTTACCGCTTCCATTAATACCACCAAATATGCAGTTTGAATTAGTTTTGAAGTTTAAAAGTACATTTTTATAAGAATAAGTAGTTGCAACATATAATTCATATGGATTACATTTTACAATTCTAAAAAGTTCTTTATTGTCTAATAATTTAGTTATAACTTCCACTTCGACTTTGTTGTATTCATCATTCCAAGTCATAAAGGTTTTACCTATTATTTTAGATAATGAGGGTTCTTCTTTTATCAGATCATCATATTTTAAACCTTCAGGTATTGATATCATCAATTTATACCCTATTATTTCTTCTTTTTTATTAGGATTATTAATTTCATATACACTTTCTATTTTAAATGTTTCTCCAAAATGGTTTCTGAAGGTTTGACCACTAAAAAAGTGCTTATACCATTTGAATTTAATTAAATTCTTAGTATCTATGTCGCAACCCTCTAAATGACATCTTAAATATACACTACTTTTACTCTTGCTTAATTCTGCTATTACATCTCCCCTATATACTAATTCCAATATAGGCAATAGCTCTCTAAATCTAGAAAATGAATATCCATAAGGTAAATTAACTATTAAGTCAAAGCCATACTTCTTTATAAAAATCTCAACTATTTCAAGCCTTTGTTCAATTTTGTTTTCACCTTTTTTATCTATGCTATCTAAAAATATATCCCATTTTCTTTCTATTATGTTTTCTATCTTGCTTTGTTTAAAAGACTGTTGAATTGAATCAAAAAACAACATATTATTCTCCTTTAAAATTATTAATTATATTACTTAAATCTTCAGTTTCATTTTTGGGTTTATTTTTAATCTTTTCTATTGAACTCCCTATTATTGGACTAAATGGAACTAATAAAACCAACAATGTAAACCATGATGGCACTGTTCCTCCTAGTGTTAAATTATTAGCTAAATGAACCTGGTAGTATTTATAAGCTATTAATATTCCGTTTACTCCTATTCCACTAGCTATTATCTTTGAATATATATTTGTTTTTTTGTAATTATCTTTCATGTTTAATCTCCCTTTTTAATGGTTATACTCTATGTATATGCACTATGATTTAAATATGTTCTAGGAGATGATAATTTTTGTGGTTAATTTTATGTATTATAAGTATGTTCTTACTTATAGTCATAATATGTGGATATACTTTAGAGAATGAATATAAAGATATTGATAGAATCAAGATAATACAGAAAAATAAAGAGAATTTAAAGCAGATAGAAAAGCTAATATGGAGACTAGATGGTTTTCAATTTGAAGAGTTTTGTTCAATGTTGTTTAGTTTACAGGGGTTTAAGAATGATTTAACATCAAAGACTGGTGATGGGGGTAAAGATATAATATTAAGAACTAAAGAAGGTAAGATATATGTAGAATGTAAACACTACTCACCTAAAAATTTAGTATCTAATCCATTAATTATGAAGTTAATAGGATCATGTACCGTAGATAATATAAACAAAGCTATATTCATCACTACTTCGGGATATAGTAAAGAAGCTATAAACACTATTGATAATTGTAAATCTGTTGAAATTGAAAGATATTACATGAATGATTTACTAGAAATGTGCAAATTGAATACTGGATATGTATTAAATTGGTTATATCAGAGGGTATAACCTTTTATTTTTACAAACTTATGCAACTATAATCAAATATATTCAAGTATATTAAACTTTATTAAACTATTTACAACTTAATTAAAATATATTAGAATATATACAAATATATAAGTTGTAATACAAATACTTAAGAATAAATAATAATATATAAAACTAACTACAAATATTATAGTCTAATATTTTTTAAATAATACTTGTATCAATTTCCAGTACATGTTAATATATTATTATTAAAAGGAGGTCATCAAATGGATTCTTATAATTTAGACAAATTTGATATAGAAGTTCTGTATTGTCTTTATGTGAACAAGAAAAGAAGTCCACTTCAATCCTTTAAGATTGCAGACATTATGGATAATACAGAATTAAATTCAAGCTATCACACTTTTAGAAAGCGAATTAATGAAAAACTAATTGAAAATGACCTTATTAATGAAGGTTATATGGACGGCAGATCAAAAACTTACTATATTAATGAAAATGGAATTAAATATTTGGAAGACAATGTGATTTCAAAAGAAGAAGTTTATGAGGAGGTTCTTGTAGATATTGATGATTTTAAAGGAGGTAATTATTAATGAACAGAAGTGATGTATTAATTATGCCACTAGGTGGCGGTGGAGGAAGATTAGGTGATTCTATACTTAATCAAGATCCAAGATTTCAAGGTTTTTTTGTTAATACTTCAATGACAGACTTGGAGAATTGCGAAAATGTAAATACTAAAATAAATAACTATTATTGTATTTCTACTCAAAATGGCGTTGGTAGAGATAGAGAGTTGGGTAAGGACTATGCATCACAATATGGATATTCTATTTTAGATATGATTTCAAAATACCAACAAAGAGTAATTTGGATGGTTGTTTCTTTTGGTGGGGGTTCAGGAAGTGCTATCTTAAGTGTTCTATTAGAAGCTATTGAACAACTAGGTGGAATCAATAAGACAATAAACTTAATAGGAATATTGCCAAATTTAAGTTCACCTGATGTAATATTAAGCAATACTATTGATACATGGAGTGAAATTATAGCAAGTAAGTGTATTAATAGCATGATGTTTGTTAGCAATGATGCTTTTAGTGAAATATATGATAATGAAAATGATAAGGAGTTAGCTATAAATGAAAGTTTTGCAAACTCATTTAATGCAATATTCGATATTCCTGAAATAAATGGAATTAAGTTTGATAATGGAAATTTAACAAATCTTTTATGTGATAAAGGTTGTTTATATTTTTATGATTTACCATCAGGACTTCAAAGTGTACAAGTAGCCCTAAGAAAAGCTGAACAACATAGTGTTTTGGCAAGAATGTATAAGACAGATAGAAATACACGTTTATTAGAAGATGGAACTAAGGCTATAGAATGTGGATATTTAGGAATCTCTTTCAATGATGAAGACTACAAATCATCATATATAGAAGACGTGTTTAAATCAAAAAGGGAGACTTATATTGGTATCAATGACTCTAAGAATTTAGTATTATTAAGTGGATGTTTGCCACCAGTTAATGTCATTAATACAATTAGCTACGAATTAGAAGATAGAGCAAAGAGAAAAAATAATAAAGAAGATATAGATTATAGCCAATTTATAGTTAAAAAGAAATCTGAAGTATCTGTAGATAGAGCTGAGACTCCATATCAAAATGAAAAAACTATTCAAACAAGAAGTGGAAACAAAATAGTTCAAAAGGCTATGAAGAAGAATTTATTTAAAAGACCATAAAAGGGGTATAATTACCCCTTTCTTTGTATGTAAGGAGGTTAATTATGGATAAGAAGGAAGCCATTGAGGTATTTTATGAAGACATAGATGATAAAAAATATTATACAATAGAAGAAGTGTCTAGTTTAGTTGGAATAGATCAATCAAAAATAGAGTATTATTATAACAAATTGAATAAATTTCTTGAAATAACCTCTGTAGGTATGTTTCAAGTTTTCACTAAAGAAGATGTTGAAAATTTAAAAAGAATTAAAAGATTAGACATAGATAAAAATATGAGTATGGATGATATAAAACATCACTTAGAAACTCATAGACAAGAAATAATAATAAAACAAGAAGATAAAATAGATGTATCTTTCTTAGATTTTTTAGCACAAGTTATGAATAATCAAAATAATAAAATAGATAATGTAATACAGCAAAATGAAAAGCTAGTTAACATAATAGAAAAAATAGCAGAAAATCAAGATAAATTAATAGAAAATCAAAAAGCAATGAACGATAAGATGAATAGTATAGAAAAAGAGATAGCTGTAACCCAAGAATCTAACGATAAAATAGATGGTTTAAAGTTGTTGTTAGAAGAAAGAAAAGAAGAATACAATAATAAAAAAGGGTTTTGGAGTAGATTATTAGGAAAATAACATTCATTAATGTATAATTTAATAATATTATTATATTTAGTATATTAATATAGTATAATTAATAGAACCGTGGAAAGCATTGGAATAACTTGTCTACAAGGTTTTAAATGTACATAAATGAATGTTTTCTATACATAAATGAATGAAAAATAAGAATTTATTATACACAAATGAATGAAAATAACAGTCATTTATGTACATTTGCAAACATTCAAAAGTGTATAATAAGCTTAAAAAACATTCATTTATGTACAATAATAACATTCATTTATGTATAATAATAAAAAACAGTCATTTGTGTATAGGAGAAAAAATATGGAAGATAATAAATTAGCCATGAGGTCAGATAATATTATTGAAGCAAGATATTCTTTAACTAATAAGCAAAATGTTATAATAGATATGTTGTTAACTGAAATAACAGATGATGATAATGTAAAATACACGTTGAACGTAGATAAATTTGAACCACTTATGGAAGGTGGAGCATCTAATATTTATAGGGATTTAAAATCTGCTGTTAAAAGTTTTGAGGGTAAGGGCTTTAGATTAGTAGATAAAAACACAAAAGAAGAAATATATTTTCCTTGGTTTAGTAAAATACATTATAAGCCAAGGAAAGGAGAAATAGATGTAAAAATAGATATAGAATTTAAAAAGGTTTTATATGAAGTGAAGAAAAAGATATATTATGATATAAAATATACAATGAATATGAAGTCTTCGTATAGTCAAAGATTTTATTATTTTCTTAAATCATTTGAGGATACTGAGTGGAGATATGATAAAATAGAAGACCTAATTGTTAAATTAGAATGTCCTAAGTCGTGTAATAATTTTGCTAGATTTGAAAGTTCGGTATTAAAAAAGGCATATGAAGAAATAAATAACAAAACCGATATAAGTTTTGAATATGAAACTTTTAAAACAGGGAAAAAGGTTACACATATAAAATCGTATATTAAATCAAAGAATAAAATTCAGTCAAAATGTACACAAATGACTGTTGAATATATACTCAACTCAGTTGGTAGTTTGATTAATGGAGAATTAGATGCAAAAAAAATATTAAAAGCATTAGAAGAATCCGATTGTGATAATAAGTTTGAATATTTTAGAACAGAAGTAGATAAAGTAATGAAATACCATAGTAAAAGAAAAGATATTCCATTTATAGCATTAATATTATCAGCTTTGAAAAAGCCTTGGAATGCTGAAAGACAAGAACAACTTAATTTTGGAAATGCGTTTAACAATTTTGAAGGAAGACAATACAATCACAATAACTTGGAAGAAATGGCATTAGGTAATGCTGAATATGACGAAACCAAAATATATAACGAACAATACAAGTAGGGAAAACCTTGCTTGTATTTTTTTATTAGGAAAATTTGACATTGTATACGAAAAGTAATACTATATACTTGTAGCTAATAACTAAATTAAAAATAAACATTGAAGTTGCTACGGTATAAAACAATGATTTTAATGTAATAGGAGTGTGATTTGTATGATTGAATAACAAAAATATAGAATAAATATTAAACTAATTACATATAATAATAAATTCATGTAGTTTATAGCGTTTATTTGGCTCTAGAATCGTTTTTAATAGTGTTTAGGTATAAATACTTGCCTACAAAATCAAACGCCTAAAAAGAGCTTTAAATCGACTTAAACTATGTAAAACAAATAATGAATAAATTAAAATGAACAAGGAGATTAAAATGATAAAATATTTAGGAAAATATAAAGTATTATGTGAATGGGATAGGGCAACATTAGAACCTATTAAAGAAGATACATATATAGCTTGTAGAAAAGACGGTCAAATATACAGAGTAGATAGTAATATGTTGGCTTATTATAAACCAACTAGAAGTAATTCAAATAAATTCTGTGATAAGTTATTAGATGCAGGTGTTAAAGGTATAGAAAATAGATCTTCAAGCGAAGATACATTGATTTATTTTAATGAGGAATCATTAGAGATAGTCGCTAAAGAAGTAAATGCTTCAACGAATGGAGTAAACAGAAATCCTGCAAGTGTTAAAAATTTAAGGAATTTAGAATGGTTTAAAAATAATAAAGAATATTACATACAGAACGGATTGTATTCGGAGAATAAAAAAGAATTATCAGAGGAAGAAAAGCAGAAATTAGTAGAAAGAATGAAAAAGATTAGATTAAATAAACAAGCATAGTTAAATTTACAACGTTTATGACGTTTATTTGGCTCTAGAAACTGTTTTATATGTTTATTCGATAGATTTATCGTTTAAAAATTAAACGCCTTAAATTGTCTTTAAACAGCTTTAAAATATGTAGATTTAAAATAATAAAAAACAAACAAATTAAAAATAAAAAAAGAAAGGATTGAGAATAATGGAATTTAATTTTAGACAACTAGGAGGGGCTTTATCAGAGATTGAAGAACAATTAGAGGTAAAGGCTGAAATTATAGGAGATGAATTACATATTAATTTAAATAAATGGGAGTTACAAGATGAACTTTTAACAGAAAACGAAGTAAAAGCACTAAAGTCAACTAAAATAATTGATGAGCTTAGAAAATTAGTTGATTTTGACTTTGATTATACCATAACAGATTTTGGGTTTCAAATAAGTGTAATATAATAAATAAATTAAAAATAAACTTAAAAATGTGACGGGAGAGTGATTGAATGATAGATGATATAAATTTGTGGTATGCAAAAGATAAAAACAACAACATAGTTAAAATAGTAGATATAAATGAAAATAACAGAAAGGAAGAATATTTCTGTCCTATATGTATGAGTGGTGTAATACCTAAATTGGGAACAAAAACAAAACATCATTTTGCACATATAGATGCTAGTAAGTGTACAAATGAATCATTTATACACTTTTGGATTAAAAACAAGCTATTAAGCGTAGGAGATTCATTTAAAATAAAAACAAATGATGATATTTTGAGCTATAAATGTATTAGTATAGAAATGGAAAAAGAGTATAAAACTCAACATGGTACATATAAACCTGATATTACTGTAACTACAGATACTAATGAAATTATATTTTTTGAAATAGCTTATACAAACAAAAAGAGAATAGATGAATATTATCAAAGATGGAGTGATTTAAATAATACTGTTGTTGAAATAAATGCCAAACATTTAATTAATGGAAGTGAAGATAAAGAATTTAAATGTGTTTATCATAATGGTGATATATGTAATTTTGTATTTAAAGAATATAAAAATACAACAAGTTTTAAATTATATAAGGACAACCTATTTAAAGAAAATGATATTAAGGAAGCAGAAGAAAGATTAAAGAAGATTGATTGGTTTTGGCAAGAATGTTATAAAAGAAGATTTAATAAGATTTCAGACGAAGACTTTTTTGATATAATAGATTATTTAGATATTGATGACAGATTATATGTTATAGATAAAGTGTTAAAAACAAATTGTACTGATGTAAGATGGTTGTATTTGTATAATAAACAAAACCAGATAAAACAACATATTGATAAAACATTAAAAGAATACAATATTTCAGATACTTTAACCGCAATGTGTTGTGATAAAGAATTAGTTTACAGAGAAATGTTGAATAAAAACTTCCAAATTCCTTGTGTTAAAGTATATAACAACTTATCGGAGGATTGTATTTTTACTTTTTATTCAGATTATTTTGACGAAAATGAATGTAATAGAGTGTTGTCTAATTTTAGTAAAATTAACAGTGATTATACTGCAAAAAGAATTAAGCAAATAAACAATTATATTTCAAATAAGTATTATGGATATAATGTGATGCCAAAAAGCGATAATTATGATGATATACATATATTAATACAATATTATAATAATAAAATACATGAATTAAAAATAAATGATATTAATTTTGATTATATACAAAATATATCAATAACTAAAATAAAAGAAATAAAAACAACTTATATTAATATGTGTAGCTTGTATGACATTGAAGAATATTTAGCTTATAAAGATAAAAGTGTTAGTTTATTAAACGATATAAATGGAAATAGAATTGGTGTTTATATTAAAAGATACAAAGAAGATGAATTTTCATTATATCTAAAGCCTGATGATTATTGGAATATGCATAAATGGTTTATTTGTGCAGTGAAAGGTAATGAAATAAGAACTTCGGGTAAATCTTATTTATATTATACAGTAGAAGAATTTGAGAAAATATATAACAAAATAATATCAGATAAGATAAGAGAATTAAGATATAACTAGATTTAGGTGGTGAAGAAATGGAAGAGTTATCAAAGCAAATAAATTTATATAGCGTAGATACAAAAGCATTTTATACTTCAAGAGAAAAAAGTTATCATGATTTAAAGGCATGGAGCAATTCAAGGATTAATAGTATAAAAAAATATCTACAAGTGGAATCACGTACTTTTGCTAGGGATAATATGGGGATGTTATTAAGTATGGCTAAATACGATTATAAGACACATCTTATAGAAGAAGGATATAGCAAAAAAGAAATACGATATATTATAGAAAATGATTTTAATGACAAGAAATTTGTTGATAAAATCATTAAAGATTTTGAAAAAATGATATTTGATACGATGATAAAAAAGCATAAACATTATGATAAATATAAAAAAATTTATGAAATATCAAAATGTAAATTTAATATTGAAATAGAAGAATTTAAAGGCGTAAGAAGTTTAAAAAAGCAATATTTAAATAATAGAAACAAAATAGCATTGTTTGATTCTGCGTTAACACGTTGTATGGGGTTTGAAATCAATAAAACAACTACAGATATATTAGTTATAAGACCATATCATTATACTATATTAAAACAGCTTATAAGTAATGGATATAATTATAATAAAAATCATTTTGTGTTCTTTACAGCTTCAGCGGGGCAAATAAGAACAAAAAAATGTGTTTTCATAAATAATGAATTGTGGAAAAACAAAGAAAAAACATTACTTTGTGGATTAACAATAGATAAAATTAATAAAAGTCAACAAAAGGGTATGAATTTAACTAAATATATGGCATATGTAGCTTTAAATTCCTCCGCTACAACCGAGTGGATTGATTTTGATATAGATAAATCAATAGTTATTAAAGACTATGAAGGCACAGTAAAAACAGTTGTGGATTACATAGATGTAAATAAAATTGAAATAGCAAATTCGATAGAAGAATGCATTGAGAGAAAAAAGATGGAAGTTCCTATTCCGTATTCAGATGGTTGTGGATGGGTTAGACCTGATATATCCAATAAGAATTTTATGGTCAGACTTCCTTGGATAAAAGGTTTATTAACTCCATGTAAATTTATTGATTTTTGCAAAACTGAAAGAATTGTTGATGATGAAAATAATAGATATAAAATAATTGATTGGTGGGGTAAAGAACATGATATTATAAAAGAAGATATACAAGTAATATTTACAGAAAGTCAATTTAAGGCTTTAAAATATTATAAAGATTGGGATGAATACAAGGAATACTTTAAAGAATACAATTGCAAGGCTAATATTTGTAATACAGAGCCTAACACAAAAGATTTTAGACAAGCTAGTTTAAACTATCAAATGCTACAAACCATAGTAGATATTACAGATGAAGAAATCAACCATTTTACAAACCCAGTAGAACAATATATAACAAAGGGATATACTGACTTGGAAACTCAATTAGATATTTTAGGTTGTAACAAAATAAATAAAACCAATTTACAAAAAGCATTAACCTTATATCCTGAAATGGTACAAGAATCTTTTGTTAAAGGGATGCTATCCGATAACTTAAATAAAAAGAAAAAACAAGCTAAGTTTGGGAAATTTAAGATTGATGCAAAATATACATTTGCCATTCCCGATGTATATGCATGGATGGAATTCGTATTTAATAACACAGAAAATCCAAAAGGTATATTAAAACATGCTTATCAATCTTCTTGTAAATTATATAAAAATGTTAAACATATTGTTACTAATAGATCTCCACATTTATATAGAGAATTAGGGGTAAGAATAAATGTTATAAATAATCAAACAAAAAAATGGTTTATAACAGATGGTTGTTATACTTCTAGCCATGACTTGATAACTAAACTGTTACAGAATGACAATGATGGAGATAGATATTTGGTGATAGCAGATGAAACTTACTATGATATAGCCAAGAGAAACATGAAAGGTATTGTTCCGTTATATTATGAAATGGGAAAGGCAAAACCTCAAGAAATTGATTCTGATAATATTTATAGTTCATTGACTAATGGATATAAGTTCGGAAATGTAGGGATATATTCAAATAAGATAACAGTAATGTTCAATGAAGAAAATATAGATTTAAATGCTATTAAACTATTAACTTGTTTGAACAATTTCTTTATAGACGGAGCTAAAACTGGAGTTATGTACAAACCATCAAAAGCAATTTCCGATAGAATTAAAGTGGCTAATGGGAAACTACCTTACTTTTTTAAATTTGCTAAAGACAAGGAAGACGGTCAAGTAAAACCATTAAACAATTCTACGGTAAATAGAATTTGTAAAAAGATAGAAGATATAAAACAAAATAAATATGAGTTCAAACAACATGGAACTTTTAGATATAAGGTTTTATACGGAAATAAAGATATAATAATAAATGATGGACTAGTTAAATATTATCTTGAGTTAGATAAACAAAAGAACGAAGAGTATGCCAATACAAATACAAGCAAACGTGACACATATTTAACTGTAACAAATGATATTAAAGAAAAATTAATACATAAAGCAAATAAATTAAATATATCTTATAAAGATATGGTCGATATGATTGTAAAATATATTTATGAAAAACATAAAAATCAAAGAAAATCATTGTTATGGGATATATTTGGAGAAGATATTATAAATAATATAAAAACTAATTTGAGATATTCATTAGAAAATGGATATATAATGTGTAAAAATTGTGGTAAAAGAATAAAGCAAACCAATGGTAAAAGAGAGTATTGTGAAAAATGTTCAAAGAAAATAGATAGAGAAAAAGCAAAAGAAAGAATGAAAAATGTTCGATTTGTCAACATGGTCTAAGTAGGCATGGTTGTGCCATTTGTAGGGTATTTTTTTGGACGAAATTTAATAACGAAATAGCTAAAACTAAGTTAAATCAATGGTTTGAGAGTGTTTTCAAGAATCTACCTTAGGGAAACCAAAATATCCGAGATGATGTAAAACTATGATATTAATAGTATAGGAGGATTTGAATATTAGAATTGCATAAAATCCTCCTTAATTTCGCTATCTCCATCTATTTAGGTGTTGATATATAATAATTTAATCTCCCCTCATAACTCTCTCTATATGGGGTACTTAACCGTACCCTTTTTAGAGAGCTATTTTTAAAGGGAATAAAAGGAGTAATGTAGAATGGCTAAGAATAAAATACAAGAAAAACGTACAACTACAACAAAGTTGTCACTAGAAGGTACTTTAAATTTAGATAATTTATCAGGTTTATTAATGGAATTTGAAGATGAAGGTGAAAAGGATGTTGTAGAAAAGTTAAAGAAATATAATGGATCATATGGCACATTAACTTGGACAGAAAAGATAGAAGAAGAAATAGAAGAATAATTTATTTTTTACAACTAAATTAAAAATAAAACTTGACACTGTATAGTGACTTGGTATAAAATAGTAAATGTAGTAAGGAATTGCTACATAAAATGTATAAAACCTATTAATCATATTAGGTTAGAAGCTAATTACATATTTAACTGAATAGACTTATGTAAAAGAAAGCTGTAAAAATTAACGTGAATCTCACACGTGCCTTGTCAAAGTGGGACACAGAATAATACTTAAATGGCTGATTTTAAAGACTAAATTAAAATTAAATCTCTATAGTTGTCTAAATTAAAGGTTTTTAAAATTAGTTAGTGATTTATGCTACAGGCTTTACGCCAGTGATTTAAAAGCAAATACCTATTAGGGGTTTGACCTATGATTGACTGTCTAGTCGCAGTCGTTAGACACTAGGTGATAATAATATAATCCCATAATCAACTTTTAAATAATTAATACTTTTTCAGATTATATTATTATAGTTGCAACCACCTAGATTTTGTTTATATAATGCTTGGAATTCAGGCGAGTGATTCGCTCCTTGCTAGTAAATCGGGCGTTATTAGTAAGCACCAGTATAAAGGTGGAATTTATACAACAGAGATTATCTAAGCACCAAAAAACGAAAGGTTGTATGGTGGCATATATGAGTGAGATTAGTATATGTTGATAATATGTTTGACTGTTTAGTCGCAGTCGTTAAAAATCAAAAGATAAAACTAAGCTATCTAGTTAATAAAAGACCTATCTATACACAATAGGCAATCGGTATAGGTGAAGCCGTTTTTAAAAAGAAGCCGATAGCAATAATTCTCTATGGTATTATGAGGGTTAACTTTTAAAATGTAGATTGTGAAGTATATAGTTCGCAGTAAGCTATATATGGAATCTATAAGATTTAGTTGGTAAGTCCGTCTGTAGGCACAATATGATTTTTTAACACAATATGATTTTTTTGTACAAAAAAATAGCTGATATATCTAGTATATATTAGTTCCTTGATTAGTTTTATTGCTAGTCATGTAGCTGACCTACCATGTTGTAGGCACAGTAGAGTTATTCAATATAAGTCCTATACTTAGTACCTTTATCTGTGGTATTTAGTGGACGCATCTAAGTATAGGCATTGAATAATGTTTAACCTATGATTACATATGTTTTGCTATTGGAGTGTATGTATAGGTTCTAAAGTGGTTCGTGGTAAGCCAGTCAATAGCTATGTCTTTAAGACACAAAACCGCATAAATGAATAGTTTTAATTAAATTTAATCTAAGTAGATAGTTTTTAGGCTCAAGTGAGCAGAGTAAAATTAACTAAGACGGTAGTCATAGTTAACTAGTTATAACTGGTAAATAAATAGTGTGAAAAGTTAACACGCTAAGGGAGCTTACCTATAAAAATAAGCGTTTGACCTGATTAGGGTAGTGGAAACTAATCTTTAACTTAAAACAACTTTCTAAACAAAAACAAAGTGGTAAGCCACAACTAACCGAGACAAAGATGCTACTCACGAGTGGGGTAGTAGTATTATAAGCAAATTAGGGATATTGGATATATCCCTGCTACATGAGGATATAGTCCAAAGGTAGAACAATAGACTGTTAATCTATGAATGGAGGTTCGATTCCTCCTATCCTCGCCAAACAGAACCCTCAAAGGCTATGACATTTATTGTTATCCTAAAATGTGAGCCATTATATAAATAAGAAATGTACATTCTTGTTTATAGTAGCATGGTCGTTAGCTGAGTACAGCATGGATGCTACAACCCCCTTTTTTTTATATTTGCAAGTGATGATACTTGTTTAGTGAATTGTACAGAGAGTAGGCGTAAAGTCTACTTTATTTCCTTATAAACTAAATTAAAAATATAAAGGAGAATGGTATGAAAGAAAATGAGATTTTAGAGAACCAGCAAACAAGAGATGAGTTAATCGAAAGAACAGAAGTATTAGACAAAGTTAAAGAGTTGATATTGTTGCCTAACACAGAGTTTGCAACAACGCAACAAGTAGCAATATATTTTGGAGTTCCTGAAACGACTATAAAGGAACAATTGCAGAACAATAAAGATGAATTTGACAAAGACGGTTATAACGTCTTAGTTAAAGAAGAACTAAAAGTAATTAAGATAACATGTGGTATAAAATCAAGAGCGAAGTCTTTAGCGGTATTTCCTAAAAGAGCTATATTAAGAATGGCTATGCTATTAAGGGATTCAGAAATTGCAAAAGAAATAAGAACTAGATTATTAGATATTGTTCAAGACGCTTCTGAAGGTAAAGATAATATAATTAATAATGTTATAGATGAAATTGATGAAGAAAAGCTTTTAATGTTAGGTAGAGTAGAAGCTGAAATGAAAGGTGATTACGATACAGTTTGTATTATAAACGCTAAGTTATTTGCATTGAAAAATAAGAGAATAGCAGAGTTGGAAACAAATATTGAATCTATCACTACTCACGCTTTAGATATAATAGAATCTAGGAAAGTTATTAATAGTTTAGTTAGAAAAATAGGATTTAGTAAATTTAATGGCAAAATGGGAGTAGTTTGGAATGATTTGTATAGTAAAATCAATTATAAACTAGGGATTAATATTAAGGCTAGAAAAGGAAAGCCACTAGATACATTATCAGAACATGAAATGTATGAAGTAGAAAAGATAGTAAGAACATGGGCTAATGATTGTGGCATAGATATAAATAAGACATTAAGTTTAAAAATAAGTTAAATTACATATAATGAATATACCATAAAGCATCCATACTGTCGTGAGATAGGGTGGGTGTTTTTATTATATTCAAAATTGCAACTAGGAGAGATAATAATGGGTAAAAATAACAAAAACAATACTTGGTTTATATGTGAAAATTGCAATTATCATGCTTCAGAAGAAGAATTAAGAGAAAAATTATATGTAACTGATATAAAAGTAAGTGGATTAATTGCTGTTGAATGTCCAAGGTGTGGTTTAGAACAAATTAAAAACTAGTATACACAAGTGAGGGAAATTATATGGAAGAGTTAAGGATTAGAGAAGGTGAAACTAGAGAGCAATACATATATAGATGTTATGACAACAGAGTTAAATTAAGTTTAACCAATAAAGAAGTTGCTGAAATAATTAATAGTGAATTAGGAACTAATTTTCAAGAAAGTTATTTACGTGGAATATATAAAAATTATTCTATAGGTTATTTAGATGCAATTGAAGCCTTAAAAGGTAAGAAAGAAGTAAAGAGTAAACTTAGTGAGATAACTGAAGCTATTGGAGAATTAGATGTTAAAAAGCAAATAGTAAAAAATAAGACAAATCAATTAGGAAGAATAAAAAGAGATCTTATTAAAAATGTTGAAATAGCTGAAGACATTAAAGATTACATAGATAATGAAGTTGAAAACTTTAACAGATTAAACTATGAGGTGATAACTGAGGAGTCAGATAACGTTCTTGTAGTTGGTGTGAGTGATTGGCATGTAGGTTATGTTATAGATAACTATAAAGGCAATTCATATAATTATAAAATAGCAGAAAAGAGATTAAGTAAGTTATTATCGGAAATACATAAAGAAGTTCACAAAAACAATGTGAAAAAAGTAATTGTATTACAAGCAGGTGATTTGACTGAAGGTGTTTACATGAGAAAAAACCAATCATATACCTGTGAGTTCAACTCTAATGAACAAATCGTTATGGCAGAAGAGTTATTATATAACTTTATAACTAGCATTTCAGAACTTGAAGTTAATGTTGACTTATATTCAGTTGGTGGTAATCACCAAAGAGGTAATGGTGATAAAGATGCTAATATAGAAGGTGATAATAATATTCTTGTTATAAATAGAAATTTAAAGAGATGGTTTGAAAAAGCTAAGAATGCTAGAGTTCGAGTTTGCGAGGGTGATTACAAAGAAGATTGTTGTGTTTTTTATCTTCAAGGAAAGAAAATAAAGTTAAAACATGGAGATAAAAGTCCTAGAAACTCAAAGAAGTTTTATGATACAGAAGTTAGTATGAATGAGGAAAGATATGATATTTTAATTAAAGGGCATGACCATAATTTTAATATAACAAGTCAAAATAATGGAACTTATGTTATAACTATAGGTTGTTTATTTGGATATAATCCTTATAGCGTAGATAAGGTTCAGTGCTTAACTCATGCAAGTCAAATGCTTATGCTTATAAATAAAGGTGAAATTGAATATATTAGAGATGTTAATTTGCAAATAAATTAAAAAAGGGAGAAAATTATGAAAGATTTAGTATTAGATTTAATGAATAACTCAGAAGATATAGACTTTATATTGTCAAGAGATACAGCTTATGAAGTAGCTTTGGCTTTACTTGATGATGATAGAGTATTTGAAGAAATGGAAGAATTTGAGGTTATAGAAGAAATAAATAATAGTGTTGCTGTTATTATATCTCAAGTGTTAACAGATGAAGGTTATATTTACATATTAGAGAACTATTTATTTGATAATGGCACTGCCAAAGGCATGGATGGTGCTGATTTGGTCGTAATAGAAGATGAAATAGAGGATTTAGTAGATATAGATAAGGTATATTCAGAAGATATAGTAGTTGTAGTATCGGATGAAGATTCTTGTGAGTGTGAATGTTTTGAAGTTGGGTATGAAGAAGGTTACAATCAAGCATTAGAAGATATGCGTATTAATACTACGTGCTTTACAAGTGAGATTTTATAGTGATTTTGTTGACTAGGAGTTAATTCTCCTAGTCTTTTATTATATTCATGACATCCATCTATATGGTGGGTGACTAAATATAATAAATAGGAGTTGTTGTTGAATGGAATATTTAAATTTACGTGTACCAAGTGTAACACTAGAAATGATAGGCGAAAACAATGTAGCTAAATCATTTAAAATTGAATGTGTTGCTAAGTTTATGGATGAAAAGTATGGAAAAGATGAAAGGGTTTTATTAATTAAGTACGTAGTTGATAACACTGATTTAGATAATTTACTAAATTACAAAAATGATAAAATTATATCAATACCTTTCAAAATAACATTAGAAAACTACATAGAAAATGATTGGCATGAGATTATTGATTGCAATAAGGAGACAATAGAAAACATGTATTTATGCAGAGATTACAAAACTAGAATAACTGAAGGTAGCTCTACGGATAGAGTATTAGTATTTTCAAGTGTTTTAGGAAGTTATAAAAATGTCAACAGAATAATTGATAGAGAACAAAGTGAACAACTTAATACTGCAATTAGGTCAAAACGTGACACAAATTCATATATGCTAGAAAAGTGTATAGAAAAACTTGCAATGAGTGGTGAAAAAATAGCTTCGGCATTAAAAAGTATAGAAAACAAAATAAATTAAAAGTAAACATAAAATAGTTATTTTAATCAGAGTGGTGTAATAACCACTCTTTTGTATTTTATAGTGCTTATTTTGGATAATAAGTAGTTTGAATACAATAAAGAAAATATTTAAGGAAGGTGAGAATCATGGCGGGTACAAAAAAAGCTTCAGTAAAAACAGTACAAGAAACTATGGTGTGTACTTGTTGTGGTAAAGAAAAATCTATAGGAAATGGATTTTATGTTTCCAACTCAATTTTATATAAATTTAGAAAAAAATTACCAGTTTGTAAAGAATGTGTATGGTCATTATATGACATTTATTTAGAAGAAAGCAATGGAGATGAACAGAGTGCTGTATATAGAATTTGTAGATTATTAGATATACCCTATCTTGAAACTCCATTTCAATCAGCAATTATTGAGTCTGAAAAAAATGGTAGTAATGTATTTAAGGTTTATATGAAAAATATTAACAGTTTAAAGCAATATTCTAAATATACTTTTGAAAATGGTGATTCAATAGACAAGAAAGAACAAGAAGAAAATCTTGAGCAATCAATAAAAGAATCTCTAACTGATAGGGATAGGCAAAATGAATCAGATGTTATTAGATTGTTGGGGTATGACCCTTTTGAATCCGAAAATATACAAGATAGAAAATTTTTATTTAATAGGCTTGTTGACATGCTAGATGATTCAACTCTAGAAGATAATGTTAAATTAATGTCAGTAATATCAATGGTTAAAGGTTTTAATCAAATTGAATATGTAGACCAAGCAATAGCATTGTTAACTAGTGATATTACAAAGTTAAATCAAAATAATGGTGGTATAAAATCTTTAATAGATACGAAGAAGAATTTAACCCAAACAGTATTGAAATTAGCAGAAGATAATGGAATTTCTACTAAATTTAATACAAGTAAATCTAAAGGGTCTGGAACTCTTACAGGAATGGTTAAACAATTAAGTGAATTAAATTTAGAGGAGTCTCAAGTAAATTTATTTGACATACAAACTGCTGATGGTATGAAACAGGTTGCTGATATGTCGAATGAAAGCATAAAGAAACAATTACAGTTTGATGAAAATGACTATTCTGAAATGGTTGCTTGGCAAAGGGATGAATTATATAAATTACAACAAAGAGAAGGTCAATTAACAGAAGAAAATAGAAAATTAAAAATACAATTAGCTAAAATAAAATTAGGGAAAGATGGTGAATAATTATGGCTTTGTCAGTAGAAAATCTTTCTCAAAGAAAATTAGAAGGGTATCTAAAATGGGCTAAGATAGTACAGTGGGGGCGTAGAAATCCAGTTAAGTTCGCCGAGCAATTTATAGGTGTTGAATTTATGGATTATCAAAGATATGCTTTTATGAACAGTTGGGACAAGCAATTTGTTTTATGGTTAATGACAAGAAACGGAGGAAAATCCACTCTATCCGCTCCCTTTGCTATGACTAAGATGATGTTATTTCCTAATTTTGAAGCTTACATACTGTCGGTTACATCGGCACAATCACAAGATACTTTTTTAAAAATGGAAAAGATAGCAAAGAAGCAAATAGAATCTTTTACTGGATTAACCGATGTGTTTTATAATGAAATAGTAAAGACGGCTAGTAACACTGATGGGTTTACGCACTCTCCCCAAGGGTTTAAGTATGAATTATTTAATGGGAGCAAAATAACATCTCTTAGCGGACAAGAAAACAATATAAGAGGTAAAAGATCTTCTTTAAATTTATACGATGAAAGTGGTTGGATAACTGAAAACTATGCGGTAACAACAGAAGGATTCTGTTTGCAAAACGCAGATTTTAAATTGGGAAAAGATTTGGATATGGAGTTGTTGCCTAAAAATATTCCTAACCAATTATTATATTGTTCTTCAGCTTCTAATGTTGATGCTTATTTTTATAATATATATAAACAATATTCAAAAATGATGTTTGCGGGTAGTAAAAATCATTTTGTTGCAGATATAGATTGTAATGTTGTTATTAATGCTACAAATCATGGTAAAAAGTTATTTGTACCATTGTTAACTCAAGATAAGGTTGATAGTGCAATGAATGTCAATAGAGAAAAGGCTATGAGAGAATATTATAATCAGTTTTCTACTGATGGAGGGAGTAACCAACCGATTAAGAGGGCAACATTAATTAAGAATTCGGTTTTAAGACCACCCGTGCTTTGTAATGAAGATGGAAAAAATCACAGATTTGTGTTTGCATATGATCCAGCACATGACTATGATAATTCAGTGGTTACAGTAGGGGAATTAATTTATGATGAACAAGTGGGTTGGAGGATGAAAATACAAAATTGTGTGTCTTTAGTCGATATAGGTAAAAAGAACAAAACACCTATGAGAACTCCTGAACAAATAGATTATATAAAACGTATGATTCTTGACTATAATGGAAAAGGATTTGCAGATTATGAAAATATTGATTGTATATTAATTGATAGTGGTTCAGGTGGTGGAGGAAAGCTTATCGCCGATTATTTTGTTGAAGATTGGGAGGATAATCAAAATAGGAATCATAAAGGTTTAATTGATGAAGTTGAATATGAAGAATTAAGTTATAGATATCCTAATGCTGTGAATAAGTTAAAACTTATATCTCCTAAAAAGTATAGAACTGAAATGTTTGATGCATTAATCGAAATGTTAAACTTAGGGTTGATAGAGTTGACTGAGACTTATGATAATAAAGACTTTTTAACTATTCCGGTAAGTTCAAAGGGTGAGGAAATAAGTTACGTCAAAAGAAATTTAACTGACGAAGAAAAGATAGCTTTAGTTAATATAGATTGTGCAAAAGAAGAAATGGCTATGACATATAAGTTCGATGGAACTAATGGTGCTTATAGATATGATTTACCTCAAGATAAAAAGGCTACGGCACATGATGATAGAGCGTATACTATGGCAATGTTAGGATGGTATTTACAACAAATTCGCAGAGAAAAAATAACAAAAAAGCAGAGAAAAAAGAGTTCAAATATTGCAGATGCATTTATGTTTACTGCACCAACAATAAAAAAAAGATTTGTTAGATAATAGGAGGTGAAAAAATGGAAGAACAAGATATAACTAAAATAAAAAAAGAAGCAGTTGATGAATTTAGAAAATCAAAGACATTTTCAGCTATGGAATTTGCTAAGCAGATGCAATCTATAGTTATGGAAAATATGAAGGAAAAGAATAAAGTTAATTTTTACAAAAGATATTCTCCTGAACAAGTATCTAGGTATTTAGCTGATCCATCCAAGTATGAAAAACAATTAAGAGAAATTAGTAGATATCTAACTGTTTCGTCACCTCAATATTGGAGATTAATTAATTATTTCCCTTCTATGGCTATTATTAACCCTGTATTAATACCATTAGATACAGTAAAATTTAGAAAAGCCAAGAAAAAATCAGAAAAGATATATAATGAACATAAGATGAAATTACAAAATATGAATCTATCACATGAATGTGTAAAGATATTAAATACTGTCTTTAGAGAAGATGTTTTCTATGGTTATGAAATAGAAACAGAAAATAGTTATTATATAAAACCTTTAAATCCTGATTACTGTAGAATTAGTGGAGTTTATGATGGTTGTTTTGTTTATGAATTTGATTTTTCATACTTCGATAAATACAAAGATGAATTAAAAAGTGGTTATTATAACATAGATAAAAACTTTGTTAGACAGTATAATTTGTACAAGAAAAAAGGTTCTTCTTATAAGTGGCAAGAGTTAGATTTAAGCAGAGAAGTATGTATAAAGGCACAAGAAACCTTTGATTTTTGTTGTCCTCCATATGTATCTGTTTTTAATGATTTATATGATATATCAGAATATAAAGATTTAAATAAAGCCAAAGTTGAAATGGATAATACTAAGTTTATCGGACTTACTATGGAAACTAGGGGTACAGATTCTAAGGAGTTGGATGATTGGATACTTGATATAGATACAATGAAAGATTACTATGCACTAATAACAGCCTGTTTACAAGGAAAGATAGGAACATTTATGTCTCCTATGCCATTTAAGGAAATAGAATTTAGTAATCAAAAATCTGAAATTGACCAAGTTTCAAATTCAATAAAATCATTTTGGAGTTCTACTGGTGTTGCTGATGTGTTGGTTGGAGAAAACAAGAATGCAGGTACATTAAAATATTCAATAAAAACAGATGAATCATTATTGTTTAATATATATAGACAAATAGAAAGATGGCTTACTAGGAAAATGAAAGAATCTAGCAATGGTATGTTTTGTGTAAAGCTACCTAATTTAACTATATTCAACATTGATGATACAACCGATAAGTATTTAAAAGCTAGTGAATATGGCTATGTGGGTAGTAAAACAATGGTTGATGCTTGTTTAGGATTTAGTCAGAATGATATTGATGGACTAGGTTATTTGGAAAATGAAATATTGAATAAAACTGAAAATATGATACCAGTTCAATCCACTCATACTCAAAGTAGTGATAGTACAGGAGCTACAGAAAAGGATGAAGGCGAGTTAAGTCCGAGTGGGCAACAAACTAGAGATGATTCTAGCAATGATAATAGGTAGGTGTGAATATGTTTTATTTGGTATTTAGTAATGAAGATAAAGAAAAGATGTTACATAAAGGTGCTACATTTGTTTGTGCACAAGGTGGTGCTTTTTTATTTAACATAAAGGATGTTAATTTTGATATTAACAATATTAAGTGCATAAAAGTAAATGATATTAACTTTTAAGGAGGTGAAATAGATGAATGGAAAAATCGTATCACTTCCTATAGATAGTATTAGTTTTAGTGATAATGATATTAATGAAGAATTAAGAAAAGTTACATTAAAGGTATGCAAAGAAGGATTAGTTCCATCTCATAATTTAATATTAACTAAAGATGGAATTCAAAATGCTATGAATAATGAAAGCATCATTAACAAACCACTTCTTTGTGCTTATGAAGTTGATGAAGACGGTGAAAAAACAGACTTTAAAGGGCATGAGATGTCTTATAAATTAGTTAAGGACGGAAAATTTTATGAATTAGTTGTTATTTATGAAGAACAGCCAGTTGGTGTAATTCCTGAATCATGCAATCAACGCTTCGAAACAATAGATGGAGAAGAATGGTTTGTGGTAGATGGTTACTTATACAATGTGTATTGTAATGATGCAGTAAGAATATTAGAAGAGTCAAATGGTGAAAAATCAGTTTCTATGGAAATAAAGGTAATAGATTCTAATGAAAATGACAATGGAATTACTGAAATTACTAATTTTTCTTTTAAAGGAGTTACTTTATTAGGGGAAAATAATCCTCCTGCTATTAAAGGAGCAAATATAACTAATTTTTCACAATCAGATACCTTTGCATTAAAGTTTGAGGAGTTAATTCAAAGAGTAACTAAATTAGAAAGAAAAGGAGGAGATAGTGTGAACAAAGAGGATATTTTGAAAAAATTTGAATATCTAAAATCTAATGAAAAGTTTGAAGAAATAGTAAACAATGCAGATTTATCATTAGAAGATTTAGAAAAAGAATTATTTTCTTTAAGCCTTAATGACTTGGAAAAGAAAATAAGAGAGTTTCTTAGAGAAATAACTTACTCTTATACAGATTGGTGGGGAGATACATATGAATGGCAGAAGTATTGGCTTATAGATGTTTTGCCTGATGAAAACATTTGTATAGTTGAAGATAATGAGAACTATTATAAAACATTTGGAATTCCTTATACAATTAGTGGAGATAGTGTTTCTTTAAATATGGATGAAGCTAAGAGATATATAAGAGGTGATTGGAGAGTTTATGAAGAAGGAGATAATGAACCTGAAGTAAATCCTATTTTTGAAGAAATAAACAAACATGCGATAGATAAAGTTAAGTCTGAAACTGATAATTTTGAAGAAGTAAAATTAGAATTAGATAAAACAAAAGTGGAGTTTACTGACTTACAAACAGAAAAATCTAACTTAGAGCTTGAATTAAATGATTTAAGAGAATTTAAAACAAACTTTGAAAGAAAAGAAAAAGAGGATGAGGTTAATAAAATAATTGATACATTCTCTGAATTAAAAGGTATTGAAGGCTTTGATGATTTAATTGATAAGAAGTTTGAAATAGAAACTGAAGATTTAATAAATAAGTTAAAAATATTAGCTTTTGATAATGGAATAACAATATCAAAGAAAGATAAGAACTTTAGCAAAAATTCTAATATTATAAAAACTAATATTAATCGCTATAATGATGAACTTAGTGAAGCTGAGAAACGTTATGGCGTTGATATAAAAAAATATATTAAATAAAAGGAGTGGATTTTATAATGAGAGCGGAAATAACAAATTTTGGTTCAGATAATTTAAAAATTTACAGTGTAATTGGCACAGCTACAGGTGGTAGCACTGATGAATTAGTACAAGTAGGTATGTTAGGTGAAGTTGGAGATCAAATTGAAAATGATATTTATAAGTTAATGCCACTAACTGAATCTTCTAAGCATGTTGCAATGGTGGCTACTCCTGAAGTAGATGCGGATGAAAGTAAAATTGAATACAACTCTTTAAAGGGATTTAAGCTTCAATTAGGTCAAGTGTGTGATGCAGTTATATTAGCTCCTCACAAGAAGATAGCTATTGAAAAGGATGGAATTGAAGGAGATGGTGTTGCTTCTATTAAGAAGGGTGATTATGTATTTGCAAAAGAAGGTAAGAGAAAACTACAACATAAAACTACAGCACCTGAAGCAATCTCTGATAAACCATTATTAGTAGGTAAGGTGGAATCTGTTGTACCTGCTACAAGAGGTATATTTATAGGTTCTACAGGTGGTAAGAATATAGCTTTAAATTATGATTTAGTTAATATTAGATTTATTGAAAAATAAATTAAATAAAGGAGGAAAATAGAATGAACGAAAATATGACAAGCCTTGTTAAGTTAGGTATAGATGCGGTAAATAGAATTCCTGTTACAGATTTCTCTGAAGGTGACAGAAATGAAGCAATGAGAGGTAAATTTTTAGAAATCATGGGAACTGAAAAGTTCGATCCAATGGCATACGATGCACATAAGTATGAAGTATTCCAAGTTATAAAAGAAGTTATTCAACAAACTATTGCTGATGGTGAAGGTGCTATGTCGGCTTTCTATAATCAATTTGTTGAAGAAAGAAATATAGCTTGGGGGGATTCTCAAACTTTTGAAATTGAAAATGATGCTTATTTAACTGTTGGTAAGGTTTCAGGAAATAACTGGGACTTAGATAGACAAAGAGTTGATAAAGGAGCTTCTATTCCTGTTGCAACTGATGCTTATTATGTTAAAGTATTTGAATACTTTAAGAGATTTATGACTGGAAGAATGTCCTTTGAGGATTTAGTAGGAAAAGTTGATGTAGCTATTAAGAAGTTTAAAGATGATGCTGTTGCTGAAGCTTTCGTTTCTGCAACTAAGGGACTACCTTCTAAGTTTGTTTATACTGGAGCTTATAATCAAACAGAAATCCAAAGAGTTTTAGATTATGTTTCAGGTGCTAATGATGGCGAAGTGATTACACTAGTTGGCACAAAGGGTGCATTAAACAAATTACAAGGAATAACTGTTGGTAATCTATCAGATGCTCAAAAGGCTGAATACAATTCTAAGGGATTTGTAAGAGAATGGAATGGTTATGTTTGTGCTGAATTACCAACAGTATTAAAGGCTAATTCTATTGAAGAATTTGCTTTTAATAACACAGACATCTATGTTTTACCTTCAAATGTAAGGCCTGTTAAAGTTGTAAATGAAGGTAGTGTACTAGTACAAGAAACAGATGAAAAGATGAACAAGGATATGACTAAGAATTTTGCTGTAATATTCAACATAGGATTTATTGCAATATTTAATAAGTTATTTGGTAAGATATCTATTACAGGCTAAAATAAATTAAAAATAAGAGAGGGTTTTCCCTCTCTTTCTAATATTGTTTCAATAAAAGGAGAGTATGAATATGGGAAGACCAAAAAAAGAAGATAAAAATTTAGATAATAAGACAGAAGAAGTAAAAAATACACCTCAATTAGATTTAGGTATAGATATAGAAAAGCTAATAGAAGAAAAAGCAAAAGAGCTTTTTGATAAAAAAATGAAAGAATTACAGGATAACCAAACTGACATTAATAATGAAATAGAAGAAACCAAGGAAGAAAAACCAAAAAGACTTTTTAAAAACAGAAAGAATAACTCAATTGATATTGTTGATAAAAAGAGAAAAATTCCTTTAGTATGTGTGGTGGATCACAGAGTGGGATATAAGTGTAAATTAAATAACTTGTTTATCATTTGGGATGGAAAAGGTGATGAACATGAAATATCTATTGAGGAAGCACAACTTATGTATGCTGAAGATGAAAACTTTTTAAAGAATTGGTTAATTGCTGATGATGAAGAATTTGCAGAAGCAATGAATTTAACATCTATATATGAAATTATATTTGAAATTGAAAATATCGAACAATTCTATAGTCAAAGAATGATAACTATTGAAAAGAAGTTGGATGATATGCCTGAAGGGATTAGAAGTGAATTCTTAAATACAACAGCTGTAAAAATAATGAATGGAGAATTAAATACAGCTAATGTATTGGCGGTAGTTAAATTATTAAAGAGTAAATATAACATGACAGAAATAGAATTATAATTCACATAGAAAGGTGGTGTATCTATTTGAATACAGAATTTGAAGAAGTCTTTGATTCTTTTAAATCTAAAATTATAGATTATGAATTTCTTGAATTAACACCTGAAGATGAAAAAGAGATTATGCAAAGGCGTTTAAGAAATGCTTTGGCTAAATTTAAGTGTAAAAAAAGAAATATAATTGCTGATTATGATATGGAAGAATTTAATCGTGAGTTATCCGAAGAAGAAATTGATGCACTATCTTACTGGTTAATATATGAATGGATAACTCCAAAAGTTATGAATATTGAATTAATGGAACATAGGTTAAATACTAGAGAATTTAAAGGTTATAGCGAAGCTAATCATTTAGATAAGTTACAACAATTAAAAGCAAATGCAAAACACGAAGCTTTTTATTGGACAAACCAAATTAATAGCACTGCTGATTATGTTTTAGGTGGTGATAAATAATGAGTTTTTCAGATGTGTATAGAAAAACTTTATTAAATAGAGGTGGTTCAATATTAAATGCTGATGTAATTCATAGTAAAAATACTACTAATAGGTCGTTTGTAAATGATTATGCTTATAAAAAAGGACGATTACAAAAACCAAATATGGAAGTAATAGATATAGATACTAGAAGGGTATCTAAAGATAAGAACACTTATGATAAAGATATATATTTTAGACCTGACACTATGGTTGATGTGGGTTCTTACTTAATATATGATGATGGTATTTATTTGGTGGATGGATTTAATAAAGATTATATAAATCCTAAAGGCGTAGCTACAGAATGTGGTCAAGAATTATATTTTCCTGATTTATCTTTAGATGCAATACCGTGTACAGCTACTAATAGTGGCTATGGGGTAAAGCTAAATAACACAACTGAGTTTACTATAGGCTCTATGAGTAATATAAAGATAAAAGTACAATCTAATGAAATTACTAGAAAAATAAAGCCTAATAGAAGGTTTATATTTAATCATTCTGAACATGGTATTTATGAAATAAAAGATATAGAAGTGTACAATACTGGTATATTGTTATTTACATGTGATAAATCGTTATACAGACCACAGTATGATGATTTGGAAAATAATGTTGCAGATAGTACGCATGGTTCTGAAGATGTTAAACCACCAATAGACGACCAAGTTAAAACATATTCAATAAAAGGGTGTCCTAATGATGAAATGGTAATGGGCAAAACTGAAACATTTACACTAGAACCTCCTACTGATGGTGTTACTTGGATGATTAATAATGAATTAAGTATTAATCCTAACGTGGCTGAAATAGTATCACAAGACACTAATAGTTGTGTGGTCAAATGTAATATAGGTGATGATTGTTTTGAGATACAAGCTATAAAAGATAAACAAGTGATAAATTCAAATAAAAAGTTGATTTTAACGGCTAGGAGGTAATAGAATATGGAAGATTTAAATAATAAATATATAGGAACTTTTAGCAATAAATTAAATAAATCATCTCTAATAGTAGCTATGATATGTGAAACTATAAATAATAATCAAGATATAAAAAGATTGCTATATTACCAATCTTTAAATCCATTATCTCCACTTGGTAAATATTATGATGGAAATAAGAAACCACAACCTAATATAGATTTTAGCTTATTAGAAGAAACTTCTAATAGTAAACAATTAATATTTGATGAAATATTTAACCCACTAATGACCATAGAAGAAAGTAATTGTGTTTACATAAGTGATATAGGTGGTAGGCTAGATGATTCTGTTGGAAGTATAGGGGTAGAAATTAATATAGTTGTCCCATATCAAAGAAATAAAATGATGTCTTTAGGTGAAAAAAGGACACATTTAGTTGCTAGTAAAATAGCAGATTTATTTGACATGATTACAGTTGATAAAAAGTTATTTCCTGACTATGTGTCTGACTTAGGTAATATTCAGTTTGAATTAACTGATTATAGTTATGGTAGAGTTGCACAAAAGAGTACGATGGTTTGCTTTAACATGCAATTTGAAGTAAAGAAGATAACTGTTAGGTGATGTTATGTTGTTGTGTGAAAAAGATAGAAAAGATAATTGGGAATTAGATAATTACTTTATGAATCCTACTTATGTGGAGAATATAGGTTTAGTACATCCAATTAAGTTAAAAAACTATAATAACTTTATTAGATTGGCTAATGAATATATTTTGTTGGATGTAAAAAAGAAAAATAATTTAATACAGCAATTACATGAGAAAGCAATTCTTAATGGAGAAGCTGATAGGAAAAGTAAACCTAAGTTAATAGATTGTGATAATATATTTGATTGGTATATATCTCAAATTGATGCTATAGATAAGTCTTTGTTGGATTCAGATATTAAATATATAGTGAAGATTAAAGAAAGACTTAATGGTTTAAAAGAGGAAGATAGAGAATCTGTATTATTAAACAATCCTGAAATTAATAATATGTTAGACGTCCTAGAATCTAATAATATTGCATTTAACCAAGTTAAAGAGCAACTTTGTGAACTGTTTAAATATACAGTGCATCACGAAGTTGTTTTTAATTTTGAACTAAAAAGATTTGATATTCTTTGTAATAATGAACTTTATGGGTTTATAGATAGGGATAATTTTTATGAGTATAGAGATGTGGTTATGAAGCAGAATATAATGCATGAACCTAGAATAGCTCCCAACCTAAGAAGCCAAGAAGAAATTGATAAAGCATTAAAGCAAAGATGCTCGGATGGTGAAACAAGTTTAGAAAGTATGGTTGCAATTGCAGATATTGGATTTGAAGATATAACTTATTATAGATTATATGTTGAATTTACAAGTAAAATTAGAAAATTAGATTATATTGGTGCTGTTATTTATAGAGCTAATGGTTGCAAAATGGATGGAGATAAAGAAATTCCTATTCCTAATCTATCAGAACCATTTAGTTTTAAAAATAATCCATATAATAATTTATTAACAAAAGCTAAATACAGTAAATTGGATAAACAAATTATGGGTAGGTAATTGTTAATAAAATAAATTAAAAATAAGGAGGAATGTAGAATGATAACTAGAAAGGAGAATCCATTTTTATTAGATAAATATATGGAAACTTCAACAGCAGAAGTTATTGCTATTAATAGAACAACAGGGGAAGAAATGTTCTTGTCTACACTTGAAAGTCATGAACTTACACATGACCAAGAAGAAGAATTAATTAAGGGTGGTATTTGGAATGACACTTTAGCTACAATTAACAAAAATAAGACAATTAAGTTTAAAGTTACAGATCCTATAGCACGTATGGATGTTCAAATGAAGAAGTTAGGTGCTGATATAAAAACTGGTACTGTAATGGCATGGCACTTCGACAGAGCGTATACTGTAGGAGGTGGAAAAACAGTAACATTATCAGAAACACCTTTCGATACAAAAGAAGTTTGTGTGTATAATACAAAAACAAAGAAAATGTTACAAGCCACAGAAGATTACACTATTGAAGGAAAAACTATCACAATAAAAGCAGTAGATATTAATGAAAATGATAATGTTTTTGTTACATCTTTTCAATATCAAAAAGAAACTGTGCAATACGCAGATATTACTGGTAAGTCTGCACCACAAACATTTGCATTAATCGTAAGGTCACCATTATTTGATGAAAATGATGCTGTTAAGTATTGGAAGCAAATGTTCTTCCCTAAGGCAAAAATGTCAGGTTCTTTCTCGATTACAGGTAATACTGAAAAGACTAAGAACACAGAAGATACAGAGTTTACTATACTTAAGGATGATACTTATGAATACCTAGGAAGAATTATGTTTATACCTGAATCGGAAGGATAGATTTATAATAGGCACTCTATATGGGTGTCTTTATTAAGTTTATTTAGGAGGTTTAATTATGGATGATTTAGATTTTTATGATGATTTAGTAAATGATGTAATGGATATAGTTAATGGTAAATTAAATAATGAAATAAAAGATATTTATGAAGAAGAAGCTGAATATATGTATACAGAAATAACACCTAAATATAAAAACAAAAGTAGATATAGAAGGGGAGAATCAGGTTCTTTTGCTGATAGAATTAATTTTGAAACTAATATATCAAGAAAAAATAATAGAATAAAATATCAATTAAGAAATTATAGGTTGACAGATTGTAATTGTAACTATTGTAATTCTAAGGACATATTTTTAGATAATTTAATAGAAGACGGAATATATGGCAAAACGAGATTAAAGCCTAGACCAGTTTCTGAAAGAGTTGTTGATAGAATTGGTCAAGAAGAATTAGTGGAAAATATTATAGAATCAGAGTTGCGTGCTAAGGGATGGAATATAAAATAGGAGGAGAAATTATGAGTAATTTTTTAGAAGAAAACCAAGTGAGTGAGATTAGATTTGAAGCAGATAATGGGAAAATAGTTTTATACAATCCTAACGATGAACAAAAGAAAGTTTTGAAAGACATAATATCTAAAAACACCAAAATAGATGAAAAAGGAAATATAAAAAGTTCTATAGAAGTTAGATTTATAAGAGAAATATTTAGAGAATTAGTCAAAGATGGAAACTTTATAGATAAATACACTGATGAAGAATTATTGGATAAACTAAATAAAGGTAATAGGAAAATCAAGCTTTTATATAGAGAAATAGAAGATTTAATGTATGAATTGACTGAAGAAGTGCTTAATGACAATATTAATCAAGTTGAATATTTAAATCAATTAATAAGTATTTTGCAAAATACAGATAGTGTAGCAAATATGCAATCTAGGTTACAAAAATTATTAAAGAAAAAGAATATCAAATTATCTTTTGAAGAATTAAGTAAAGATAAGAATAAAGTAAAAGAATTAACTAAAACTTTAAATGAATTTAATAGTAAGTAAAGAAGTGCTAATATTTAGTGCTTCTTTTTATTTTTAGATAAAAGGAGGTATTAATAATAGCATGGCTAAAGGTAGAAATGTAAATATAGAAATTCAATTTGAGAGTAAAACAAGTGTTGCTAAAAAATTAAATGAATTGTTAAAAGAAGTGCAAAAGAGTTCTAAGATAAAGTTAGATTTAGACACAACAGATGTAACTAAATCTTTAAATCAATTATCTAGTGAATTAAATAAAGTGCAAAAACAGTTAATAAATACATTTAATGCTAATACCTACTTACAGAAAAACATCAATCAAATTAATCAAGCTACATCAGCATATAACAAACAGGCAGATGCTATAAAAAATGTAGATAACATTAGTAAAAATCAACAAATTTTTGTTAAAAATCAAGATGGAGCAGTAGAACTTATAAAAGATGTAACTACTCTCAACAATGGTTTAACAAAGACTAAGACGATTGCTACAGATGTAAAAACGGGAATGTCTAAGATAACTGAGTCTATAAATTTTGAGGCTTTTGAAAATAAAATACAAAGCATGAAAGATAAACTTTCTACAATAAGTGGAAATGGATTTATAGACAGTTCAGTTATAAATAAATTGCAACAACAGTTAAATTCTATTAATACGGATACACCTGTAGTTGAAATAAAAAAGTTAGAAAACACTATTAAAAATTTATCTAGTAGTGATTCACAAATAGTTAGAGTTCAAAATGAAATATATAAAATGACTTCTAATTTAGAAGGAATGAAAAGTAAATATGGTTCTTTAGTAGGTGATAAAGATTCTAAAGCCCAATTAATAGCTTATGAAAATGAACTTAATAACTTGAAGAAAACACTTCAAGATTTAAATAATGGTAAAACATTTAGTGGAACAAAAATAACTAGTGAATTAAATAAGGCAAGTAACGCTAGTAGAGAATTAAAAAACTCTGTAACAGCTAGTAGTAATGCTTTAAAATTATCTCAAAAAGATGCAATATCCTTCGGAGATGCAATGAAGCGTTCGTTACAAAATGTTGGAATATATGCATCTAGTGCAATGATTGTTCGAGAAATGGTTCAAGAGTTAAAACAAGCTAGTGAATATATAATTGAAATAGATAAAAGAATGACAAACATGCAGATGATAACAGGCATGTCTAGAGATCAAGTTAGTAGTATAACAAATGATTTTAAAACAATAGGTGCTGAACTACATACAACCAACAAAGATATGATGGCGGGTGCGGAAGAGTTACTTAGAGCAGGTTACTCAATAGAAGAAGCAAAACAAATGATGAGTGCTTCAATTTTAGGTTCAAAAATTTCAGGTCAAGACACAGGACAAACCAGTGAGCAATTAATTGCTATTAAAAATGCATTTAAAATGACTGGTGATGAAATTGAACATGTAATAGATGTAATTACAAGGTTAGATAATACTTCAGCTACATCAGTAACAGAAATAACAGAAGCTGTTAAAAGAACTGCTTATTCAGCACAACAAGCAGGAACAGATTTTGACACATTAGCTACATACATCACAACTGTATCAGAAACCACTAGAAAAAGTGCTGACACAATAGGTGAATCATTCAAATCTATGTATTCTAGGTATAGTAATATTAAGTTAGGAAATTTAGATGAAGATGGTAAATCTATAAATGATTTAGAAACTGCGTTAAAAAGAATTGGTTTAGAGTTAAGAGATTCAAGTGGTCAATTTAAAGATTTTGATGATGTATTGCAAGACGTTTATAAGCATATGCAGATAACAGGAAAAACAACTAAAGATATTGATATTAGGGCAATTACACAAGCACTTGGTGGGACTAGGCAGAAAGAAACCGTTCTTGCATTATTAGAAAATATGGAGTTAGTAAAGCAACATCAAGATGATATTGCTAATTCAGCAGGTAATGCTAAAAGAATGTTTGATGAAGCATATTCTGATTCATTAGATGCTAAGATAAATGATTTACAAAGAAGTTTTGAAGAATTTTATGAATCAATATTAAGTTCAGATGCATTGGGTGGAGGAATTGAATTATTAACTAGTCTAATTGATACGTTTGGAAATTTAGATTCAATAATAGCAATAACAATAACAACATTGGCATTATTTAAAGGTCAAGCTATATTAGGATTATTTCAACCTATAGCACAAGCAACTATGGGGATGACAGGACTAAGTAAAGCCATAGGACTTGTTAACTTAGCTTCAAGCAAGTTATTAACATTTGGATTAACAAATCCTATAGGTGCTTTAGCTATTATAGCAACCACTATGATAACTGGATTTAAAGCATTAGAGAATCAAATAGATAAAACAAAACAAGAATTACAGGATTTTACCAGTAATGCTGTAAGTTCTTTTGAAGAAAGCAATAAATCTATTGTTACAGCAGAAAAGTTATTAAAAGAGAAGCAATCATTAGAGGAACAAATAGTACAAGCAGATACTGAAGGTAGAAACAACTTAGAGTTAAAAGAGAAGCTTTTAGATGTAGAAAGACAGTTAAGTGATGCTTTGCCACAAACCACAACAGGGTATGACGAACAGGGAAATGCTATTTCTTCTAATACTAAAATAATACAAGCTGAAATAGATGCTAAAAAAGCAAAATTAAAACAAGAAGCTTTAGAAGTTTTATCTAAAAATAAAGAAGTTAAAGCCAGTAAAGAGTCTTATGAGGCAATCAAACAAAATATAGAAGCTATGGATTTAGCTAGAAAAAAGGGCGAAAAATTTGTTAATGGTGGTTGGAATACTGTCGACATAGATGGAAATATATCAACAGGAACTGGAAAAATTGAAGCAAGTGATAGAGAATACGATATACAAACTAAGAAGTTACAAGAATATGAAACTGCTCTTACCACAACTAGATTAGCTATATTACAACTTAAAGATATGGGAGTTAGCAATGAGGAAATTGCCATAAAACTTGACGTACCAGTAGATGAAGTAGAAGAATATAGTCAAGCGTTAATTGAAAATAAAGATAAGGCTAATGATAATTCAAGTTCTCAACAAGGTTTAGCAGATTCTCTAAATGATGTAAGCAATAATGCAGATGATACAACAAGTAGTATAAAAGCATTGTCAGGAGAATTCGATACATTAAGTGGAGAAATAGGGATTATAGACCAACTTGTTGAGGATGTAAAAAAATATGGCGGAGTGCAAGAAAGTACAATGTCATCTATATTAAGCAAATATCCTGAATTGCTATCTTATTATACAAATGAAGGTTGGAATTTACAAGAATTAGCTAATAGACAAAATGATTTAAGAAATCAAAGAAACACTACCATGCAACAAGCAATAGCTTGTGTAAATGGAGAAATATCTGCTGAAACAAAAGGGGCAAATACAAAGTTAAAAGTACATAGAGACTTTGTTAATCAAGTACTAAACGACCAAACCAAATGGGCTAATTTAATGGCTGATATTTATGATGTTGATACTAGAAACTATCTAAATGCACTTAAAGCTAAAACTGATGCTCTTAAACAAGATTTGAACTCAATGGCTTCAGCAGGAACAGAATTTACCGATCCTCAATTTTTAAGAAAATTGCAATTGCTTGAAGATTATGAGAGAAGAATATCTTATACAATATCATCTAATAGAGGATATACCACACCTAAAATATCTGCTCCAACAATAACATCAGGAAAAGTTGGTAACGGTAGCAGTAGTGGTAATAAAAAGACAGAAGTAGAAGATTTAGATTTATTAATAAATAGATATTATATGCTAGATAATGTAATAAATAATTTAAATTCTACATTAGAAATATATAAATCTAAATTAGAATCAGCTACAGGTAAGGAATATGTAAATATATTAAATAAAGAGTTGGATATATATAGACAACAACAACAAGCTATAAAAAATAAAGAAGCCGAGATGAAACGTGAACAATCTGAAATTAAAAAGTTGTTACAACAAAATGGTTTTTATTTTGATAGCATTGGAAATGTAACAAATGCTACTAAAAGATTACAACAACTTGAAGCACAAGCCAATGCTAAGTCAGGTGAATCTAAAAAGAAAGCTATTGAACAAGTAGAAAACATTCAAAAGGCTTTAGAAAATTATGCTAGTTTAACATTTGAGTCTATTCCTGAAATGGAGAAGGAATGGCAAAATTTAGCGAATTCAATTCGTGGAATAAAGAAAGAAATGACGCAGTTAGTTGCAAACCAAGAAAGTAAATATGCTGAACTTATTAAATATAATTTACAGAAGTTAGTCGATGAAGAAACTAAAGCTTTAAATGATTTGAAAAATAAAATGAATAAAATATGGTCTACAGAAGATTATCAAGATGAATTAGATGAAAAACAAAATGATTTATCTGACCTATATGCACAAATGCAAGAAGCTTTAAGAAGTGGAAACACAATGTTAGCTGAAAACTTACGTAAGGAATACGAAGAAGCACAAAAAGAATTAAATAAGTTAATTCAACAACAAGATAGAAATGATTTTACAGAAAAAATAGATGATAAGATTACGAGTTTAGATGAAGCATTGCAAGAAGCATTAAAACCTGAGAACATCAATAAATTAATTGAAGACGCTATGAAGACTGGATATGTTCAAATAGGTAATGAAATTATTAAAGTGCAAGATGCTATGAATGAATATATAAAAGAAACAACCATTGGTTTTCAAACAGCAGGAAATGCAATGAAAGACTATATAGATAATTGGGGTAAGCTATCAGAAATTATAAAAAGTATTGATGGAGTAAATGCCGACCTAGGAATCACTATAGATAAAAATTTTGGAAATAAAAACAGAATTTTAACAGAACCTAGTCAATTAGCAAGAGTATCTACAAATACCAACAATAACAACAATATAACTATACAAGTAAATAAACCATTGGTTGAGGTTGGTTCTACTAGCGATATGACTAAAAATGAAATAGTAGATTTAGTAGATGATAGATTTGATAAATTTACTGATTCGGTTGCTGATATTATAAAGCACAATAGTTAAATATGAGAAGGGAGGTAACAAAAGCAGATAGCAAGTATATTGTTTGCTTGTTATCTCCCCTTATTTTTTCAGTTAGAAAGGAGGAATTATATGGATAAGGAAATATCTAAAATATATTCCATTAAGCTAGATACAAAAGGGAAATCTATCATAGCAAAAGATATAAAGGGAAGTTCTTTAATATGTAATGCTAGTGATAGTATTAAAATAGATATAGAACTTACAGAAGATGGTTTAAAAAAGGAATTAGGAGATGACTGTAAGATAAGTCTTATAAGTCACATAGAGTATTCTAATGGCTCTACGAATGATGTTAAACAAGATAATATAGATAATGATATTACATATACAAGTAATGAAGATAAGACTATTATTACTATATATCCTAAAGACAGTTTTAATCTATATGGAGGAATATCTGAAAATGAAATAGTTATTGCAGATGAAAATGAAAACATATCTGTACAACATTTTAAATTTAAGATAAAACCATCTTTAAATAATAGTGTGGTTCAAGATTCTGTAGATAGTATTAATACTTTAACAGAATTACAAGAGCAGATAGAAAAGAATGAAGTGGTATTACAAAATACAACACAACAAGCTATAGATATGCAAAGACAAGTGGATGATAAGTGTGATGAAGTTGATAGTAAATTAAAAGAACAAGATACATTGATAGATAACAGCATAGCTGATATGAATGAAAAAATAAACAACATGAATACAACTATAGACACACAAGTTTTAAAATCTATTAAACTAGAACCTATAGAAATTAATAATAATGATAATTATGTGTATTTTGGAACCAAATTAATAAATAGTAAAGCAGAAGATTTATTAAATAAGGCTTTTGATGTTCACATAGGAGGGTATGTTTATAATCCAACTACTCTGCAAACATCATATGGAACTTTGTTATTTTATATGATGAATAATAACGTATATGTAGATTTTAGATCTTTTATGGATAAGAGTATAAGTGGTAATACAATAAATATCGAAACTATGTTTAGTAATAAATTAAATTATATACCTAAGAGTGTAACAGGATTTAAAATATTATTTAAGACAAAAATAGCCAAATCATTAAATACAAACGATACAATGTTTTCTTACATAACACCTAAATCGGACAGTAGAATAGTTTGGGGTGAGTAAGTATGAAACAATTCAGAGATGATTATTTCACCTTTAATGGGGTAAATAGTAAAGATTTAAATTGGAGAATAGTACAAGTTGGTAATGCAGATTTTGAAGCAAAATTTGGTGCTGAATATAAAATAGAAACTAGTGATGGGATAGACGGTAGAAAGAATTTTATAAGTGCAATAAGTGAACCACAAGATATACCTTTTACAATATGTAAGATGAGTAAAAGTGGAAATCCTTTACCTATTTCAAGAGAAGAAACACAATTTTTAATTGATTGGTTAAAAGTAGACAGTCCTAAAATATTTACAATTGATGATTGGGATTATAAAGGTACTTTTGCTAAGTCAGGAACTCAAGTTAGAAAACAAGGAGAGTATTGTTATATTGACTTAACCTTTTCTATGATTGAGGGGTGGGCTAATAGACATGAGGTAAGTAGTGGAATAAAGATAGTTAACAATACTTACAACATAGAATTAGAGAGTAAATCTACTATAAATAAAAATAATATTCCTTTAGTAATGAGAGTTGAATTAACAGGTAATACAAGTGATATTGCTATAACCAATTTAAGTACAGGTGTAAAATTTACAATGAAAGGCATGACAGATGCGTTAGATAAATACTTTGAAATAAATGATTTTGAAGGAAATGAGTTTATAATAAACTTACAAGATAATAGTAGAAATCTAGCAAAATTATTACAGAAACCTAGAGATTTTATATATCTTAGGAAAGGTAAAAACAGAATAAGAGTTGAATGTAATGGAAAGGCACGTATTATATTTGCCTTTGTGGACAATTATCAAGTGGGTGGTTAGGACTAGGAAATGATATTCTTAGTCCTTTTTAGTATGGAAAATAAATTAAATTGATATAAATTAATAAATATATAGGAGGGTTTTAGATGAGAAATGTAGCTACTAATGGAAAAACCATGAGGGTTGAACTTTATAGAAATAGAAATGAGTTCTTATATAATATTCCGTTAGAATGGATAGAAAAAATAGAATATAGACATGATGATATATCTAAGTTTGAAATAAAAGTACCCAAATATATAGGTGTAGATCATAAAATAAATCCTATATATATGAAGATATTAAGTAGACAACAAATAGTCATAGATGATAATGATAGATATATCTTAATGGAGAAAAAAGGATTAACTAAAAAACATAATGGAGATAAAACATTTACTGCTTATAGATTTCAAAAAACTTTAGAAAAGAAAAGAATCAGTATTGAGAGTGGGAATTATCAACTCATAAGTGATGAAATTCATATAGCAAAAGGAATTCTTGAATTAGCGTTAGAAGGCACACAATGGACTATAGGAGAAGTCGATAATGACGCTAGAATAGTTAATCAGTTAGCTCCTGTAATTGAAACTATAGATCTATATGAAGGTAACTAACTGTTAAGAAAAACTTATAAAAAGTTATAAAACAGTGTTGACTTTTATAAGTTATTTAATAACGGAGCCTCGTACATTCAGAAATGAGTGTAGGACACGACTTTAAAACCAGTAATCCCTAAAGCCTTATTACTACAATAGAACATGAAATATGGTTTTATGAATGTTGCGAAAGCAGAAACAACAATAAGGATTCTTATATGGTTAAACCCTAAGTAAGATAATAATGGGTGTTTGGTCGCCAAGTTCCGAATAGGAAAGGGTCAAACGACTAGAGAGCAATCTCGTACACTACAAGTTATTGGTAGTGGAAATGAGTCGCCCTAAACAGGTAATGCTGTAGGTGAAGAAATAGTCTTCGCACGTCTTGAAAGAGAGTGGCTATTATCGTGAGAGAAATAGCGTCATATAAGTAGCGTTATATGGTAAAAATCATAAAACTTATGTATAAAAAGAGTAGAAATTAATCTACTCCATAATCTTTAAGAACTAATTCAATCGCCTTATCAAGAAGTTTTGACATGGGTATTGAAGATTCAAGTGAAAGTTTTTTAAGTTTATTTAATAATTCAGTATTAACTGCATTTGAAATTGCAGTACGAGTTTTAAGACCTCTATTCTTATTCATAAATTATCACCTCAAAATTTATTATAACATTTGCAAAAACTACTTGCAACTACTTGTAGTTTGTAGTATAATTAATTTAGGAGGTGAAATAAAAATGGAAAAGAGTTTTAAAGTTCAAGTATTTCCTAACAAAGAACAAAGAGAATTAATGTTTAAAAGCTTTGGATGTGCTAGATTTGCTTATAATTGGGCTTTAGCTAAACAACAAGAGAATTATAAGAATGGTGGCAAATTTATATCAGATGGAGATTTAAGAAAACAATTTACACAATTTAAAAAGCAAGATGGTTACAGCTGGTTAAAAGAAGTTAATAACAATGTAACTAAACAGGCTATTAAAGATTTGTGTAAAGCATATAAGAATTTCTTCAAAGGTGTAAGTAAACATCCTAAATTTAAATCTAAAAAGAAATCAAAGTTAAGTTACTATAATGATACTGCAAAGATAAAGTTTGATGGATTCAAAGTCAGATTGGAAACAATAGGATGGATAGATATGGCTGAAAATATAATTCCTAATGGAGTGAAATATTTAAATCCAAGAATATCATTCGATGGTAATAAATTTTGGTTGAGTATTAGTTGTGTTTTAGAAGATATGGCTAATAAGTTGCCTAAAACAGAGCCAATAGGAATAGATATGGGAATAAAAACATTAATGGTTTGTTCAAATAAAATGGAATTCACAAAAGTTGATACTAAAAAAGAGAAAAAGAAACTTAAAAGATTACAAAAAAGAGCAAGTAGATATTATGATAAAATGATGAAAACCAAGTCATTTGATAAATCAAAAAATCTACTAAAACTTGAAACCTTAATAAAAAAACAACATCAAAAAATTGTAAATATCAGAAAGAATAACATTCATCAAATAACTACAAAATTAATCAAATTAAATCCAGTTGCTATAGTAGTTGAGGATTTGAATGTAAAAGGTATAATGAAAAATAAGCATATGTCTGAAAAGATAGCCGACTGTTCATTTTATGAAATTTATAGACAATTAGAATATAAATGCAAATGGAATGATATAGATTTTATAGTTGCAGATAGATGGTTTGCTTCATCAAAGATTTGCAATCATTGTGGTTACAAAAAATCTAAATTAAGTCTTTCTGAAAGATTATATAAATGTGAATGTTGTGGTCAAGAAATTGATAGAGATTACAATGCAAGTTTAAATTTACGAGATTTAGCTTATAACTAAAACTATAAGTTAAATGTGTACCCAAACGTTATTGGGGAATTTAAGCCTTTGGAGAAGTATATCAAACTAAAGTAGTCTTATGATGAAATAGGCTTCTTTGAATTAGGAAATAAGATTTATAACTTTTTATAAGTTTTATGTAACGGTTATACAAAGAATAATGTACAATATGAAGACTTATTGTGGTCTAAAGATTTTAATATAACTATACCTGAAGATAAGCCTTTATATATTACAGTTAATTATAATGGTGTAGAAGCAAATAAAGAAGGTATTAAGTATGGATTTGCTAATGTGATTAATAAATTTAATCCTTTTTATACAGGAATAAAACATATTGATGCTTATTACGTCAATGAAGTAAATAATAGAAATGGTGTGAAATATGTTATAACCTTACAAGATGGGGTGCAAGAAACTGTTAGCCAAGTTTTTGTAAATACTACAGATAAGAATTTAAGTGTTGAAAATATTAATTTGCAATACGAGACAGGTGAGTATGTAGAACAAGATATTGTTGTATATCCTTTGTTTGACGAGGTTGATGGAAATGTTTTAAATCTATTAGAGCAAATAGAGGAAGTTTTTGAGTGTGTTATAGATTATGACACTATAAATAAAGTAGTAAATGTTTATGCTAAAAAGAATGTAGGTGTTTCAAAACAACCTATGTTAAGTTTTAATAGTAATATACTTGAAATAAGTGATACAGAAGATAGTGAAATACCAACGGGAATTAAAGTAATTGGGAAAGATGGTTTATCAATATCAAATGAAAATATCTTTGGTGGAGATATAATTTATAATTACAATTATTATATAAATAATAAAATACTATCTGATGAATGTGTAGCAAATTGGAATAGATTTGTTGCTTTAGCTTCTGTAAAAAGAGATGAATGGGATTTAATTAAATCTCAAGTAGGCTTAATGGGTAGCAAAAAGATAAAGTTAGATAGTGAAATTACAAGTTTATCTAATAGAATTAAATATAGTAAAGAGTTATTAAGCACATATATTGCTACAGGTGATAAAGAAGCACAAAAACAAACACAATTAGAAATAGACGAATTAGAAACTAAGTTTAATGCTTGTATGCAAGATTTAGATGGAACTAATAAAAATATACAGGAACTAAACGATAGAACTAGTGAAATATCTGAAAGTTTAAACAGAAAAACGGCTAAAGATGAAAATGGTTTGATTTTTACAGAAAATGATTTACAAGAGTTAGATGATATAGATGAAATTATTACTTTAGAAGATGATTACTATACCAATGCTAATTTATTATACGAATATGCTAAAAAGGAATTAGAAGATAAAACAAATCCTAAAATAGACTGGGAAATGGATTCAATTAATTTTACTAAGTGTTCTAAGAATTGGAAAAAAGTAATAACTTTAGGTGATTTGTTCTTATGTAAAAGCGATGTGGAAGAAGTTATTAAGCAAGAAGAAGTGAGATTAGTAGGGTTTGATTATATTCCTAAAAATGATGTTATAGATAAAGTTTACTTTAGTAACAAAGATAATTTAACTAATAAATTACAAAAAGGCTTTGGGACTTCAGCAAGGAAGTCATCTAAGTCTTATCAAAAGGTCAATTCTTATGAAAATATTTGGGAGCAATCAATTTTAAGTAACAACTTTGTTAACACGATGCGAGAACAAGGTTTAAATTTAAGTGCTACGCAAATTAGGTCGTTGAGTTCTAAAATGCTTTTAGATTTTGGGAGTTACGGATGTTTTCTAAAGGATAGTGAAAATCAGAATAATTGCGTTTATTTAGGAAGTAGCTTAATTGCAATATCTACAGACGGATTTAAAACTTGTAAGACAGCCATAGATCAAAATGGAGTAATAGCTGATACCGTTATAGGCAAGTTGATTTTAGGGCAATCGTTATATATTACAGATGATTCAGGTCGTGGTTTTTATATAGGGAACATAAATTCTGAAATGAAACCTGATAATAATGGCGAAGATTTTGGTTTGCAGATAAGAGATATGAATGCACAACAAGAAAGAATATTTTTAGGAATAAGAGATGATGTGGCAACATTAAGACTATATGGAAAGAACGGAGAGTTAGTTATTACCGAAAATGGAATAATTCAAACATATCAATATATTCATTCAAATGATTTAGATTCAGGGAATCCATTAGAGTTTACCCATATAGTAGATGACGGAGTAAATGAAATAAGAAGAGTATATATTAATGTAGTATTTCAACAATTTAGGGCTACTGTAAAATCAGTGTCTAGTGGAGGTACTATTGGTACTAGTTCTGACGGTGGATATACTAGTAAATCTACTAATAGTGGAGGATATACTAGCAAAACGGAGTCGACACGAAACAGTGGGTATTTCTCTCAATATACTGATAGTAAGTTCGCTAAGGGTTGGCAAAATAGTACTGTGTCGGTAAATAACAACGAAGTAAGAACAGAGTTATTTGGTCATAGACATCAAGTAGAAATATCTTTACCAGTACACTCTCATGAAGTCCCAATAGAAATACCTTCTCATGCACATTCGTTTGTGATAGAGAATCATAATCATAAATTAGATTTTACACATAATCATAATTTAACACATGGAATATATTTGTCTTCGTTGCCTTCGGGAGTAAAATTATATGTTAATAATCAATTGGTGTCAAATAATGTTTTAAATAATCAATCTATCGATATACAAAATTATTTAATAAAAGGAAATAATAAAATAAAATTTACAAGTACAACATTAGGTAGATTACAGTTAACTGTATTCTCTAAATGTTTTGTTTCTTATTAAGGAGGATATGCATGAACGATATAGACATAAATTTAAGTTTAAATCAGCCTATAACAATAAATACAGAAAACGGTTATGTCACTGTAGGCGAATTCTATTCAACAATAAATACTGATATGAAATTAATGATGTTCCAACTTAGAATAGATAATAAAGATTTAGCTATTCAACACAAAGATGAGATTAACAATTTATACACTTCTTTTTATAATGCTTTAATGAATAAAGCTATAGAAAATGGATGGAGTATATTTGCTAATGATGAATAAATTAAAAATAATACAAGAATTGCATTTAAGTATTGACATTTAACTAGTATTTACCATATAATAAAACAAAAGGGTATATAGGATAAGATTTATAAATATTATATAAGGAAAGCGATAATATGAGAGGTGAATACTATGAAAAAGAAGATAGCCATTGGTTTTGTATGCTGTGCATTAGTTTTAATTTCTGCTTTTACAGTTTATAAATTTAATAATAAAGAAGAAGTTAGAGAAAGTTTAAAAATAACTTCCGAGGATAGTGGTAGTGTATCAGCACACAAAGCAAGATCTAAAAGGTTAATTGAACAAAAGAATACGAAGGTTTATGGAATAGACTAAACATTAAAGACTAGAGACAATTACATCTCTAGTCTTTTACATATAACAAATTAATGTGATATAATTATATTGGTAAATAGTGTTATATGTAAAAAAGGGGGTATAAAATGGATGATGTTAAAAAATTTATAATGGAAAGAAAAGGTATATTAATAGTTATTTGCTTTGCTTTAATTATGGTTATTTGTTATGCTGTAAAAAATAGTATAAACATGCCTGATAAATACACAAATAACACAGATACTAAATATGCAAATGTACACAGTGATGAAGATATTATTATTACAGATGTTAATTTTTTACGAGATGGAAAATATATTGATTCTGAAATAACAGTTAAAAACACAGGCTACAGTACATTAAGATATATAAAAATCAATATATTTCTACTTGATGAAAACGAGAATATTATAGGGAGTTATTGGACTAATAGTAGTTCGGAACTTCCGCCAAATGCATCACACACCATAACAAAATCTGTTCCATATAACAATAATTGCAAATCTTTAAGAGCAGAAATAAGTGAATGTAGTTTTAAATAAGCCTAGAGATAATGGAATTCTCTAGTCTTTTCCAGTGTATAAAAATATGTTGTATGGTTAGAATAGTATATGTAATAAAAATATTTGTTAGAATATATAAAGGGAGCTAATTAGTAATACTAAAAAATCTACAACCTAAATATATCCTAACTTATTTCTTAAATGTTAATGGCTAAGTATATGTAAGTTTTTAATGTAAACAAATAGCATATAAGCCATATAAGATATGCCTATTGCAGTAGGAGTATATCTTAAACCATAATAGGCTAGTTTTGGTGTGTAAATTTGCACTAATACTAGTCCTATTAGCATTTTCCAAAATACATTTACAGTTAGCCTTAATTTAACATTATACTTTAGTTGATAATACATTCTTCTCATTTTTATCATTTCCTTTCTTTTGTTATACTAAATTATATGTTGGTAATACTAATTTAATACCAAAATATAATAACTAAATTAAAAATAAAATTTGACATTTACTCCTTGATAGTAATATAATGGAATTAGAAAATATATACAAAGGAGTGATGCAAATTGATTGTGTTATAAGCAATAACCAAATTAAAATTAATTTAGAGTATAAAAGGAGAGATTATATGGAGAAGTTAAGTATTATAACAGATAATAAAGAATTAAGGATTACAAGTGTAGAATTAGTAGATATTATAAATGATTTTAGAAAATTAGAAAGTGATACCACAGGAAGAAAATATACAGAACTAAGACATGATAGCTTTGTTTCAAAAATTAAAAATGAACTTAAAACCTTAAGAACCTTAGGTTTAGATTCACTCCAAAATATTTTGGAGTCAGAATATATTAATACAAGGGGTAAAACATATTTTTGTTATTCACTTAATAGAAATGGAATGTTGCAAATGCTAAATAGCGAAAGTGCATTAGTTAGATATAAAACTGTAGAGTATATTGATAAGTTAGAATCTGAACTTAAATTAAATAAACCTAAATTGCCTACATATGCAGAAGCACTAAGACAGTTAGCAGATAGTATAGAACAAAATGAAAAATTACAAATTGAGAATAATCAACAAAAACAGATAATAGGCGAAATGAAACCAAAGGTAGAATATGTGGATACTATTTTACAATCCACAGATACTTTAACAGTTACTCAAATTGCTAAAGACTATGGAATGTCAGCACAAGAATTAAATAAGATTTTAAGCGATGAAAAGATACAATATTGTCAAAGAGGACAATGGTTATTATATGCTAAGTATCAAGATAAGGGTTATACAAAGAGTAATACAGTTACATATAAATATAAGAACGGAAGTATAGGATCAAAATTAAATACTAAATGGACACAGAAAGGACGTTTATTTATTAATGATATATTAAAGAAGAATGGAATTATAGCTATAATGGATAGAGAACAAGATAAAGTTAGTTAATATATAAATAAATTAAGATGCTTCCTTCAAGGGTAAACGAAGTTGGGTAACCCTTGGTAGAATCAAGAAGCACGATGATAATATCAAAATAATTATCAAAAGAATTGAAGGAGAGATTATATGAGAAATAAAGTACAAGAATTTTTAAATGATAAGTTTGGAGAAGTTAGAGCAATAAACAAAGATGGTGTGATGTGGTTTGTGGCAACAGATATAGCAAAGATATTAGATTTAACCAATATATCTAAATCATTAGAAAAACACAAGGAAGGAAAAGATAAAACCACACTAACTATTAGTTATAGTGGTAATATGACAACAAATGTATTATGTGTTTCCGAACAAGGTTTATACAAGCTAATATTTAAGTCAAGAAAGCCATTTGCTGAAGAATTTCAAGATTGGATTTGTGGAACAGTAATTCCTACATTACGTAAAGATGGAATGTATGTAGATGGCGAAGAAGAAGTTAATATGAATGATGAGTTGAAACAAACCGAATTTATATTAAAAGCTATGGAAATGTTAAATAATAAAGTTGCAAGACTTCAAAAAGAAAACGAGGAAATGAAGCCTAAAGCTGATGGTTGGGATAGATTTTTAGACACTAATGGAACTTATAATTTTACAGATGTAAGTAAATTGATTTCAACAAAAGCAAATGATGAAGGATTAGATATTAAAATAACTAGTGTTAAGTTAACAGAATTGTTAAGAAGTTTAGGGATATTAAGCAAAGCTAAAAGTAAGAATGGATATAAAAATCTGCCTAATAAGGAATATGAAGATTACTTTAATGTATCTGCTGTGGATACGCAACATGGATTTAATAAATCTCAAACTAGAGTTAATGCCAAAGGTGTTAGTTACATATATGATATAGTAAAGAGAGAAAAGGTAAGTTAAATAAATTAAAAATAAAGAATTATTAACAAATTTGAATACCCTTGATTTAAGGGGATTGAAAAGTTCAAGGGTGAAGACTAATTGTATGTTATTGCAAAATATATGTAATAAGACTAGTTTCCTAGTCTTCATCTTTAATCTTTTTAATATGCAGTAATTTGGGTGTAGATGATGAATTTTCTTGTACATGATTTTTTAAAATTTTAGAACAATAATTACTTAAAGTTCTATCATCTAAATCTGCAAGTAATTCCAATTCTTCTTTAATATATATTGGAATAGTAATAAGTATTCTTGTTTTATCTTTACCTATAGCCATTTTATCACCTCTGTATAATTATATGTTAAAGAAACAAAAAAATCAAATAAAGTGATATAAAAGTATTGACAGGTGATACACCATGATATAATATATAATTACAAGGTAATTAATACCAAAAAATATTAACAAATGAGGTGATAATTATACTTTACATTTAAAATTAAATCTAGCTTACAATAAAGGTTGATTTACCAACCTAAATCGAGTATCTATAACAGAAAACTAAGAATATTAGCAAGTTCATAGAAGAATATCTCGATAATGCTTCAAGTGTTAAATCACTTGGTAAAGGTTGTGTAGGGGAGTGGCTTAAAGTCAGAGTTCTACACCGATACAACTCTTTAAATTGAATATAAGTTTAAATACAAATGGCTTATTTACAATGGTTTAATATTAACAAAGGTTGTATTTAAATAGTAGACCAAATTGAAGATATAAGCAAAAACAACACGTTTAATATTAACAAAGGTTGTATTTAAATCTTGTTTTCCATTCATCTTTAGTAATTGCAAATAAAGTTTAATACTAACAAAAGTATTTTATAAATAAGGGGATTAAGAATTATGAAAATAAATAAATGTATAAAAGTAACATTAATAAAATGTTTAAATTATGATTATAAAGAAATCAAACAAATAATAAGAGATTTTAATTATACAGCTTGTAAAGCTAGTAATAAAGCTATGAGAATGTGGTTATTTCACACACAAGATATGATTGATAAAAGAAACGAAGATAAATTATTTAATCAAATTCAATACGAAAAAGATACATATGGTAAAAGTTACAGGAATGTTATAGAAGGAGAAATGAAAAAAATAATGCCATTAGCTAATACTAGCAATGTTGGAACTTTACATCAACAATTAGTTCAGAATGATTGGGGTAGGTTAAAGAAGGATATTTTGAGTTGCAAAGCTAATATTCCTAATTATAAAATAAGCACCCCATATTTTATCAAGAATGATAATTTTAAGTTAAGAAATCATAATGGTTATTTTGTAGATATAGCGTTCTTTAACAAAGAAGGATTGCAACAATATGGATATAAAAAAGGTCATAAGTTTGAATTTCAAATAGATAAGCTAGATGGTAATAAAAAAGCTACAATTAATAAAATAATAAACGGAGAATATAAGCAAGGTTCAGCACAAATTAGTATATCTAAGAAAGGTAAAATTGAACTAATTATATCCTATAGTTTTGATAAAGAGGAAATTCCAGTATTAGATAATAATAGAATATTAGGAATTGACTTGGGAATAACTAATGTGGCAACTATGAGTGTATATGATTCTATAAAAGATGAATATGATTATTTTAGTTGGAAAACAAATGTAATAAGCGGAAAAGAATTAATAGCATTTAGACAAAAGTATTATAATTTACGTAGAGATCTAAGCATAGCAAGTAAGACAGCAGGTAAAGGAAGATGTGGACATGGTTATAAAACTAAGATGAAACCAGTTGATAAGATTAGAAATAAGATTGCTAACTTTTCTGATACATATAATCATAAGATTAGTAAATATATAGTTGAATTTGCTGTTAAGAATAGATGTGGAATTATACAAATGGAAGATTTAAGTGGTGCTACAGCAGATACACATAATAAAATGCTTAAAGATTGGTCTTATTATGATTTACAACAGAAGATTGAATATAAAGCTAAAGAGCAAGGAATAGAAATTAAGAAAATTAACCCTAAGTATACAAGTAAAAGATGTAATAAGTGTGGTTGTATACATGAAGATAATAGAGATTGCAAGAATAATCAGGCTAAATTTGAATGTAGAGTATGTGGACATACTGACAATGCTGATATAAATGCAAGTAAAAATATTGCTATTCCTGAGATTGATAAGATTATAGATAAAAGTGAAGTTCTAAGATGTTAATATTTTATTGGTTTGTGGATAACATATCGTTATTACAAATATACCTATGATATTATATATAAAGCAATCCAAAAGGGGGATTAAAAATGGAATTTATTAATGAAGACATGGTTAATAGCCTAAACAAAACAAAAGAAAACTTTATAGAATACGGAAGATGGCTAGAGAAATTCACACAAGATAATAATTTAGACACCTATGACCAGTATTTAATACAAGGTGGAGTAAACTGGCGTAAAGAAAGAAACAAACATATAAAAGATGAATTAGTTGGGTTCTTAGTCAACATTAAATATGAGGGAGTAAACCTAGCTATAATAAACGGTGATGATATTATAAGAACAAATGATTTTACATTTAGATTTGCTGAAGATAATACCACATTACATATAGTTATAGAAGAAAGTGGTTTAGTAATTAATATACCGATTAAAGATAAGATATTTGAACTTGGTACAAGTAATATAAAATTAGGTAGTTATGAATTAGAAGAAGAGTTGTGGTAAATTTAAATAATATGTATATTTTAAACAAAAAGCGTTATAATATAAATAAGAGAAGCCTAGTACGGTTAATACTAGACTTCAATATAAGTTTTTATAAATTAAGTATGTAAAAAAACTAGTCAGAACGCTTATGTATATGCATGTGCATTATTGGGCGTTCTTTCCTTTTGCTTTGTTAACAATAGATAGCACAACAGCAATTATAGATGTCAAGTAATATAGTTCTTCTAGCATACTACCACCTCCCTCCCACAATAAAAGTGATTAAAAATTTATAGACATTAAGTCTTGGGAGAACTTACAAACCCAAGTGGGAGGAATTAATACTGAACTTTTATTGCCTAATATTTCGCATGATACCATATGGTAAATAAAAATTTTCGGCAACGATATAATTATACTACATATGGTAATTAATTACAATTAAATATATAAAAATTTTAGACTAGTTTATGCTAGTCTTTTTATTATGTAAAAAAGCAATTAAAATTCATATTTTACAAACTAAATTAAAATTAAATTTTGAAGTGAGTATATTAAATAAATATATTGATTTCAAAATTTATATAAAAGGAGGAATATTAATGGAACAATATAATGACAACAGCAGTATTTTATATGAAAAATTATATGATTCTGTAACTGGTAATCCTATAGTGATACCTACTACTGAGACTCAAGAATGTAATAATCATGGAATAATTTCACTTTCCCTTATTCCTAATGAAAGTGAAGGATTAGAATTTCCTGATTTATTAAATATGCACGAAGTTTATAATGCAGAAGATGTTGTTGGAGAAAATGATTTTTATTGTAATTATAAACGTGGAGATTTATATTTACATACTAGTAAATGGAATCAAAAGATAAAAGTTAAATATATGGGGGAAGGTATTTCATTTATAGGTGCAAATAGAATTTATACACAAAGAGATAAAGACGGTAATGTCGTACAAACCCTAGATTATATTATTGAAAAGGGTATGGAAGCCATAGAATCATTACTTATTATTGGCTCTGCAATTCAAGTGCTATATAGACTAGAACAAGATATAGCGGATGGAAACGAATTACATACAAATCTTCAAACAGATATATCTACTGGAACACCACTTAATGAATCACTAAAAATAGAAGTTCCAAAAGCACAAGCAATTGAACCTAAGTTAAAAGAACAAAATGTAGAAGCTAATAGAATACTTCCGTTATTAACTGCACAAAATGAACAAGCCGTGATTAACCATAGTAATTTACAAGAAGATATAGCAAATACAAGTGAAATTATTGATAAGATTAACGCTATAGGTAAAGATTCTATTACTATAACACCATCTATGTGGTCAGCATTAGCAGATGAAGAAGGTAATTATAATTATGTGTGGAATCATAACTTGAATACAAAAAATATTATTCTACAATGTTACATAGTTAATGAAGATGGTTCAGAAGAATCAGCTTTAACACCATACAGTATTATAGATAGTAATAATATTAAGATATTTAACGATGACAATACACAAACGTTAAAGATGAGTAAAGTATAAACAAAAGATAAAAAAGGCATTAAATTATGTCTTTTAAGACAATTTTATGATTGGAAAACGCAGTAAATAGGAGGAAAACAGAGATTAAGAGAGGTTAAAATCGCCTCTCTTTTTATTGTGAGCAAACATACAAAAGATAAAAAGGAAATAATTTTCTTTTAATAAAGGGAGGAAGCAATACTTACATAAACATAACCTCCCATTATTATTGATTTAATTAAAGGGAGGAATGATAATAATGGCAATAACAAATAATTTTATACAAAAATGGATTAAGAAAGTCCCTAATATTGAGTCGTCCTTGGAAGAAAGGGTAAAGAAAAATGAACTTACTCTAAATATTAAAGACTTTGGAGCAAAAGGTAATGGAGTGGACAATGATAATTTAGCTTTTATTCAATGTTTTGATTATGCTAAAAGCCTATCGACTCTTACAACAGATGGTAACAAAATTAAAATATTAATTCCATATGGACTATATGTTATATCTAATTTAGTTGTTCCAAGAAATTTGAACATTGAATGTGAAGGAGTTTTAATTGTTGAGGGTGAAGGAAATGTAGGTTTGTTATGTAACATGACTTTATTCTCAACTTTATCTCATATTACTATTAAGCTTACTCAAAATAATCAAAAAGCTTTAGTATTAACTTCTAGCGAAACTACTTCATCACAGTTAAATACTTTTAATTGTTTGACAGTAGAAGGTCAACATCTATTAAATTCTGTGGGAATATCTCTTGGAAGAACTTGGAGCAATACTTTTTTCTCTTGCAAAGTATTTAGATGTGCAAAATCGCTAGAATTTACAGATGCTGATAGTAACGCTAATATATTCTATAATTGTGAGTTAAGAAGTGAAAAAGATAGTCAAAATTCTATAGTAGCAATCCATCACCTTAACGGAAAGAATAATATGTTTATAGGTGGAATAATTGAAAACTATAAAGAATGTTTAATAAACGATAATGGTGATTTTAAATTAATCGGTGTTTACACAGAAGATTTTAAAGATGACAGGGGGATTATATTAAATGGTGGTAGTTTAACAATAGACAACTCATTGTTAAAGACAAAAATAAAAATTAATGGCGGAGAAACTCTTAGACTTATAAATATTGACGGTAACAGAGGTGCGTTGGATACTAATACAAATTCACCATTGATTATGTTTTATGCTGATGTTGATACAGAAATTATTACAGAGAACAATAACTTTCCTAATGAATTAATATTATGTAGATATGGTCAATATTTTAATGGTAGTGATTGGATTACTAAATCTAAAAATAGAGATAAAATAAAATCCAATGAGATATATTCGTATGGAGTGGAGGGAGAAATTACTTCTGTTACTGGTGACAACACTGATGCTACCATTATTTTTAATAAAGAATTAATTAATAATACTAATTTAAAAGAATATGATGTATCGAATGGTATATTTACACCAAAATATGGAGGATTGTTTAAAGTTAATGTACAATGTCGATTATCAAATATTTCTAGCGACAATACTGATATAGTTTTATTTTTAAAAGAAAGTAACGGGAAAGTATTTAGATTGGATAATAAAAAATACGAAGATAGAGATAATGGTAACAATGTTTTACTGAAAGGTGAAGCTATGGTTCCTTTAATTAATCTTAAAAATTTAAGAGTATCTGTTAGAGGGAATGGAACAAGTAAAAACATAAATGTTTCGGGTGGAACAGGTAATAATATTTTTAGTTGGATAACTATTCAAAGAATTTAGCATAGACAGTTTACCAATGACTTGACCGAAAGGGCGAATTAACTAAAGGAATAGAATAAGATATATTCTAACATCTTATTTTACTTATCAAAAACTCATCTTTAATTAATCGGATGAGTTTTTGATAAAATCACTTAATACTGTTACTACTAAATTATTAAAACTTCTGTTTTGAGTTTTAGCTACTTCCTCAAGTTGCCTTTTTAATTCTTTTGATATAGTCAGTTGCGTTCTTGTTTTATCTTTTGAAATGGTCATATAATATCACCTCAAATAAATAATAACATATATAAAAAAAGTTGACAAGGTGGTAACACTATGATAACATAAATTGAAGGAGATGATTATAGATGAAGGTAACAAGAACTGAAAGACATATAATACCTAAATCAAATTCACTTTGGAAAGTATGTGATGAATTATGTTTTAAATCTAAAAACTTATATAACTATGCAAATTATATTATAAGACAAAGATTTATAAACAATGAAGGAATACCTAAGTATAATGATTTAACTTATCAATTAAAGACTAGTGAACCATTCAAGGATTTAGGATCAAATTCATCTCAGCATGTATTGAAAATGCTATGTAAAGACTGGAAATCATTTATGGTTGGATTAAAACAGTACAACAAGTCATCAAAGGGATTTTTAGGAAGACCTAAAATACCAAAATATAAGAGTAAAAATGGTAGACATATATGTGTTCTAACAAATATGCAAAGTCAAATTAAAGATGGTTATTTATTCTTTGCTTTTAAACCACTAAAACCTTATAACAATAAAATAAGAACCAAAATTAATGGTAAGCACATGCAAACTAGAATAGTACCTCAAGGTGGATGTTATGTATTAGAAATTGTTTATGAAATTGAAGTGCCTGATACAAAAGAAGAAAGTCATAGGATAATAGGTATAGATTTAGGAATTGATAACTTTGCAACTATTTCAAATAATATTGGTGCTAAATCAATTATTATTAATGGAAAAGAGATTAAGTCTATAAATACTTATTATAATAAATTAATATCTAAATATAAATCATTAGCTAAAACAAATAACAATTTAGATATTACTAAAAGAATAAGAAATATAACAAACAAAAGAAATAATAAATTAGATTATATGCTTCATAAAGCTAGTAAAGAAATAATTAACTATTGTGTTGGATTAGATATTGACACTATAGTAATAGGACAAAATAAAGAATGGAAACAAGAAAGTAATCTAAGAAAAGCAGTTAATCAAACTTTTGTTCAGATACCATATTTTAAATTTATAAATATGATTAAATATAAAGCTGAAAATATTGGTATTAAAGTAATATTAACTGATGAAAGTTATACAAGTGGTACTAGTTTCTTAGACAAAGAAGAACCTACTAAAGAGAATTATAATAAGAAAAGACGTAAGTATAGAGGGTTGTTTGTAAGTGACGAAGGCACAGAGATAAATGCTGATTTGAATGGAGCATATCAAATAATAAAGAAAGTATTCCCCAATGCTTTTGCAAATGGGATAGAGGGTGTAGATTTACATCCAGTAGTGATTAATATTTAATGACTATAAAGGGACTGAAAAAGTCTTTAAATTAAGACTTTTAATTGGAAAATATAAAAGGACTGAGAAATACAAAGTATACTTATGACGAGTAAATATAAAAGTAAATCAAAGTCCCAATCATGTAACAACTTACAAACCCTTTTAGGGGGTCTATTAAGTCTACATTAATAGTATAACTAATTACAAAATTAATATTCATAAAAAACAAAAAATAATTTAAGACTTGGTTAGAAATGACTAGGTCTTTTTATTATATAAAAATTTAATAAGGAGGAATCGTGTATGTTACCAATTCAGAGAATGATAACTAAGTATAACTTCTCTAAAGGAAGAAATGGACATAAGATTAAATATTTAGTCTTACATTATACTGCAAATAAGGGAGATACAGCAGAAAATAATGCAAAATATTTCAATAGAAATTTAAAAGCAGAAGGAAAACCAGTTGCTTCAGCACATTATTTTGTATCAGATAAACAGATATTCCAAGTTGTAGAAGATGAAGATACTGCATACGCCGTAGGTGGTGGTACTTCATATGGTGCTTTAAATTCAAATTCACTATCTATCGAAATGTGCTGTTGGATTGATGGAACTGTTTCTGAAACAACTGAAGAAAACACATTAGAACTTGCTAAGTATCTAATGAATAAACATGGAATAAGTATAGATAACGTAATAAGACACTATGATTGTAATTCTATAAGAAAGGTTTGTCCTAATTGGTCAGACAATAATTGGAGAAGATGGTGGGATTTCAAGGCTAAATTAGAAGGTAAAGATATTGAAAATATAGTAGTTGGTGCTAAACCTATAGAAAGTAAACCACAAGTTGACACTAAACCAAAGCTAGGATCATATGAGTATGCTAGAAATTATGCCAATAAATATTTAGATATTAAAGATATACAAAAGAAATTAGATTATCTTGGTTATTCCATGAGTCCGTATGGGGTTGATGGTAGTTATGGACAACATACTTTTACAAAGGTTAAGGAATTCCAAGTTGATACTGGATTGGTTGTAGATGGTAATGTTGGCAACATAACTTTAGCTAAATTAAATGAGAAGTACAACGCAAAAGTTCAAGCAAACTCAAGGAGGGGATCAAAATTGTTAGAAAAAGTTAAGTACAAACAAGTAGTTTACGGAAAATCAGGTTCGCATGTTTATTTGTTACAATCAATATTAACAGAGTTAGGTTATAACGTAAATGGAATAGATGGTCATTGTGGCAATGGGTTAACCAATGCTATAAAAGCATATCAAAGAAATAACGGATTATCTGTAGATGGTTCTTGTTATGTTGAAATGTGGACACATATATTAACAAAATAAATTAAATAAAAAGGAGAATGATAATATGGAAAGTTTTTTAACGTGGGGCTATGTAGCTACATTTATGGGTATAGTTTTTTGTACTAGTATGTTGGTAGAATTCTTTAAGGAGATGCCATATATAAAGAAAATACCCACAAAGTATTTTACGGCTATGGTTGCATTTATATTAATATTTGTATCTTCAATATTCTTAAAAGAGTTTGCTTTTATTAATATCCCACTAATGATATTAAATGCTATACTTGTTGCGTTTACAACTACTGGACAATATGATTTCCATTACAGGAAAGTTAGATTAATAGAAGATAAGCCTGAAGATGAACAAAAGAACGATTTAGAGTCTAAATAAGCTATAAAAATAAATAAAATGTTGATTTGATTGAGCGGATTGAAAAATACATCCGCTCTTTTCAAGTATGTCAAATATCTAACTCATTATGTCTAGCTGAGATTAGATATATCGGTTAGATATTTGAGTGGAAGGAGTGATTTAAAAAATATGAATATTAATGATGTTTTATTAAAAGTAAAACAAATTGCTAATAAACAAGATAAAAGTGACAATAGATTGTTAACAGTCAGTAAAGAAATAGTGGGGCAATTAATGAAAATAAGTCGTCCTTGGAAGAAAGGACGACATAACTAAATAAAAAATTTAAAAGAGATTTAGAGTAATTCTAAGTCTCTTTGTCATATAAATAAGAAAGTTGGTGATAATTTGAATGAATTTATAGGGAAAGAATATGATGCAACTATAGATGTTAAAGATTTAAAGTTAAATGTAGTTCAAAGGGGTATCCAAATATTCATAGGTGACAGCGTTAAGTTTCATATCTTATTAACCGATGGCAAAGATACTCCTAAAGATTTAACTAATATATCTAAAGTAAAAGCATATTATAGGCGTGAAGATAATACTTTAGTGGAACAAGAATTAGACATAGAAGTTATTAATCCAATAGAAGGCAAAATAGATGTAATAGTCGATAAAGATATTGTTGCTTATCCTTCTAATAAAATATCTATGGCTATTAGATTGATTGATGAAGATGAGTTAATAACTTCTACAACTATTGCTTTCAAGGTTATTAAGGCAATAGATAGTGATGTATTTGAACAAAGTAAAGACAAAATTGCTACACTTGATAACTTAGTTTTGCAAATAAAAAAATCAGAAAATGCAACCAATGATGTTAATGCTGATATAGCACAACTAGATGAAAAAGTTGTTTCTACTAATACAAGAATAAACACGTTATTAGGTGATGTAGAAGATAATGTTACAATCTTAGAAAATAGAATTAATGCAGTAAACCAAGAAATGAATGAAGAATTCATAAGGATTACAGAATTACCAAAGGAAATTGTAGATGGCAAAGTTTGCTTTAAAATACCTAGTAAAGATATAAGAAATTGGATAGGTAAATCTTTTCAGATAGCTGTGAGTGGTCGTGTTGACTTAGCCGATATAATCAATAGTTGTATATTATATTTAACCATAGCTAAGAATGTAAACTCTAGTAATAAGAATGTAGCTAAGTTGTTATATGAAAGTAGATTAGATGTTTCTTTAGCCAATAGTAGGGTTTGTGGTTGTAGTTGTGTATGGGAAAATGATAGTTCTGAAATTCCAAGTAATTACCCTACCCCCTAGTTTTATATTGATTAAAACTAAATTTAATGAATCTAATATAAATGAATGTCATGCTTATATAAGTAAGCTAAATTATTAAATAAATTATAAAAGGAGGCTTTTTAAATGATAAAAACATTAATAGGAAAAGAATATGAAGTTGGTAAAACTTTAACTGAAGGTACAAACGCAGAAAGGTTGGCAATGGATACAGAATATTTAAGTACAGGTAGTATTTTTATAGAAATAGACAATGGTGGAAAACAATATAAGTATATTGCCGAAACCAAGCAATGGTATGAACAAAATGCGAATACAGGTGCGAGTGTAACTTATGAAAATGCAACAACAGAAAAAGATGGGCTTATGAGTAAGGAAGACAAAACTAAATTAGATGGTGTAGCTCCAAAGGCTAATAATTACACTCATCCATCTAACCATCCTGCAACAATTATTACAGAAGATGCAACACATAAGTTTATTACAGAAGCAGAAAGAACTTCTTGGAACGCTAAAAGTAATTTCAGTGGTTCATACAATGACTTAACTAATAAGCCAACTATACCGACAAAAGTATCACAATTAATTAATGATAGTAGCTTTTTAACTTCTGTTCCTGCTGAGTATATAACAGAAACAGAATTAAATGCTAAGGGATATGTTGGTGCTGATCATACACATACACAATATGTTGAAAAAGTAGAAGGAAAAGTTTTATCTACTAATGACTACACAACAGAAGAAAAACAAAAATTAAATGGACTTAACAACTATACTCATCCTGCTAATCATCCTGCTAGTGTAATAACTCAAGATGCTAATAACAGATTTGTTACAGATGCTGAAAAGACTAAATGGAATGGAAAGCAAGATGGCATTGTAGCACAAAATGCTATAGCCGATTTATTAGCTGAAGCTGATTTACCTACTGTTGTTTCTACAGTGAATTCAGTATTAGCCACATTAAGAACTGTTGGTATAATTAAAAATAGTTAATTAATTATTATATCATTAAATAAGATGATTTACTATGAGTTAAAAAATAAATTTAAGTAAATGGATTAATTTAAATTAGTATTTGTATATTGCTATTGCTAGAATAATTTAAAAATCTGTCAGAATTGATGTTGGAGGGTTACTACTACCCTCCTTTTTTATTTACTTTTAACTAGTTTAATAAACTTGTCCATTAATTCTTGATCGTTCATTATCATTTCTATTAAACAAGAAAACCCTAATCCATATGGACGATTAATAGTTTCCATTAATTTTTTATAATCAGCTAATTCTTTAGCAAATATATTTGTAGTTATTTGAGTGGTTTGAATTTTTTGATATTCTTTATCTTTTATTACTATATTCCCTATTTTTAACGCCAATTTAAATCACCTCATACCATTATTATAAACCATTGGTCAATAATGGTCAAATAATTATTCATTTAATGAACCTTTATGATATTTCGTGTATATGTAAAGTAGAGTAGTGTCAAACCATTGAAATAACTACGTTTGTAATGTTTACATAATAAAAATAATTAATCAAATATACAAAACGAAAGGAGCGATTATATATGAAAGCTAAAATAAAACCAGTTACACAAGAAGAGTGGAATAAAGTTAATGATGAAACAAAAAGAATGGTAGAAATTTATATGAATTCTCTAGTAGATTTAAGTCAAGATACTAGAACTCAATATAAATCAGCATTAAGAATATATTTTAGATGGATAAATGAAAATTTAGGTGATATTCCATTTAACAAGATTAAGTCTAGGGATTATTTTAACTATCAAAATATGCTTACTAGAATAGGAATGAGTAGTAGTGGAATTTATTTTAAAAGATCAGCTGTATCAGCTTTTAATGACTGGATTATAACTTATTACAATGACGAGTATCCAACATTTCACAACTATATAACTAAGCAAATAAAAAGACCAACAAAGGCGTTTAAAAATAAAAAAGAACCTTTAACAGAAGAAGAATTAAATAAAATAGTAGAACATTTAGATGAAAAGGGATTGATACAACAAAAAGCATATCTATTATACACTTATAGTACAGGCTGTAGGCGTACAGAAAGTATGCAGTTGTTAAAAGAGGTAGTTGACTACAAACCTAAAATAAAGAAGAAGACTATCAAAGATGAAGATGGTAATAGTACAGAAGTTGAAGTAAAGTATTATGTAACCCATGAAATTCGCTGTAAAGGTTCGGGAGAAATTGGGAAGGTTAGAAAATTAAAGTTTGACCAACGTGCTATGGATGCATTAAAAGAATGGTCAGAAATAAGAGGAGAAGATGATTGCGAGTATATGTTCATAAGTAATTATGGCGGATATATACATGGTGTTAGTAGAAGTGTATTTGGTGATTGGTGTCATAATTATTTTGAACCAGTCATAGGTAGGAGAATACATCCTCACTTATTCAGAGAAAGTAGGGCTACAAATATAGTAGTACATGAAGGAAAATCTATAGAAACAGCACAAGCATTATTAGGACACAATTCATCGGAGACAACAAAGATATATGTAATTAAAGACGATACTGACGATGATGATGATGCTTTTATTTAGATAAAACCCCTACACATCTACCGTTCGACATGTAGGGTATAAAAAGGAAAGTAGCAAATGAAAAACCGCTACATTAATATAGTGTGTAAATTTAAATAAAATATGCAAAGAAAGGCGGTGTCTATATTGTGAGTTGGATATTAGGTATGTTAGTATTTAGTATTTTAATTAATTTATATAGATACAAACAAGCTTATAAGAATAAACATTAAAGGAGGTATCTATATATGAGTTTAAGCGACATGTCAAAAGCAGTAAGTACAGTAGGATTTCCTATCGCTATGGTGCTAATATTAATTGTGGGATTTGTGTTTGTATTTAAATATATAAATCAAAAAGACAAACAAAATAGAGAAGATACAAAGGAGCAAATACAAACTTTAAGGGAAGAAAATAAAGAAGATAAAGCATTGTTCCAAAGAGCCATTAGTTCATTTGATTCAAGTGTTAAAGAATTTAAGAATGTAAATATGGAAATGACTGCAATGAATAGAGAAATGTTAGGTATGAAAGATGACCTTAAAGATGTTAAACAAGATATACTTGTTATAAAAACAAAAATGGAAAAATAAAAAAGGAATAGCTTGTTGAAGGCTACTCCTCTAATGAGACAATATGTAGTATATAAAGCCCTACATATTAGTATAATTATATCAAATAAAACAAACATATACAAGTGTTAAAATACGCTTTTTAAAAACAAAAATTAGGGGATAAATGATTAGTCTTTATAGATTAGTTGTTTATCCCCTAATTTTTTCGCTTTCAAATTTAGAAATATCTTGAGAAATAGATTGTTGAAAGCATTTATATTCTATCCATATCTTATCGCTTATATACATAATAAATAGAAGTAATACTCTGCTACAAATTATTAGTGTTAGTATTTTGATATTACTTCTATTTATTGAAAGTATAGTACAGTATGTTAATATTATACCATAGTTGGAATTAATTTATACATTCGTCAGGTGGGTGATACCAATGTTTTCTACAAACAGATATGTACTTTTCATCTCCTAAAATATCACCAACAATATTCTGCTCCCCACCCCTAATTATTTGATTGTTTACTATTCTTAAATGATGAGTTGCTTTAGAGTTACAAAACTCACAACTAGATTTAATCTCATATACACTATTTGCTTCAGCTAACAACACTTTAATACTATCAAATAATTCACCAGTATATGAATTCTTTAATCCATAATATATAACATTAATTCTTAGATTGTCTACTATGCTTACAAGTTGCTTTATATGTTCTTTGGTCGCAAAGTGAACTTCATCTACAAAAATACAATCAGGATTTATACCATTAATTACTTTATAGTTTTCTACAATGGTAATTAAGTTATTGTTATTGTTAAATTCTGTAGCTTGATGTTGTAATCCTACTCTACTTTTAATTAATCCTTCTCCACTTCTAGTATCAAAAGTAGGTTTAAGCAGTAAAACATTCTTATTTTGTTGTTCGTAGTTATAAACGTTGGAAAGCAATGAAAGGCTTTTACCACTATTCATAGTTCCAAAGTAAAAATATAATTTTGCCATATTACCTTCTTCTCCTATATATAATTATTTGCATTAGTACAACAAAAGCTAAAATTATATTTAAGAATTGAGGTAATAACACACTTAATGGATTATCATTAATCACCATATTTGTTGTAGTACAGGTTAATCCTAATAGTAAAATCACCCAAAATGATACTGACATACCTTCTGTATTGTGTGTTTTAAATAATTGTTTAATTTGCGGTAAATATGAAAAAATTAAAAAACCACTACCGAAACTTGCTAAAATACTTCCTATTAATAACATTTATATTTCCTCCATAAAAAATTATATATTTCTTTCCAATTCATTCTTAATCCTTTGTATTTTTCATTCCATTTTTGATTAAAAGCTATATTGATTCCCTTAGTCCAAGTTAAATTATGCACAGCATCATCTATTAATACATCTCCCACTCTATCAAAAATGCTTTTATCCCCTGTTAATATTAAATGTTTATCTGCATCGAACCACTCAAAGTAGTGAGATAACCACTTAACCTTTTCATAAGTGCAATATTTATTCCATTGAGGGCAACTTAAAAATTTAATATTAAATCCTTCATTGTACAATCTATTTACTGTTTCAATAGCATTCTCTATTGGCTCTCCATATAAAAATACTCCTTGCACTTGTAATAGCCCTTCAAAATACTCTCTATTACCACAACCAGTTTCAGTTATATAATCCTCCCACCACCAATTAGAATTCTTTGTATAATCATAATTCGTGTTAAATTCTCTATTAGCTGTCTCAATCACTAGCTTCGAGAGATTATATAAACATTCATCTAAATCTATGTAAACTGTCATATGTTCTTCCTTTCTGTCTATATCAATTCATCTAATACTTCTTGGAAGTTATCCTTTACTTGTCCCATTTCTAAAGCACATTATAATACAACTTATTAGTCATTTATTTCTACCTCCCAAGAATATAATGCGTCGTACAATTTTTGGGGTATTTCATTTTTATAATAATCTGCGACTATCTTTATACATTTTTCTTTTTCATATTTATAATATAAAAAAGCTTCTATTTCGCTGTCAAAATATTTCTTTTTACGAACATAAAGCAAAGAATTATCAACTACTAATTTATTATAAGCAACTTTAAAACGCCCACAACCCTCTGGAGATACACCAATAATATTGTTTCTATTTGGATTTACTAGATTTACAAATAAATAATTAATTCTTTCGGGTGCAAAGACGCAAGTTTCAGGACTATATACTTTATTCCCTTTTACAAGTATATCCTTATCCAAACACATTGTTTGATTCTCTATTTTATAATAATTTTTATCATACCACTTTTTAAAGTTTGAATAATTATGCCAATCTTTGCAAACAGTAGCATGTACATATTCGGGGTATTTTTTCTTTAGATTTTTATCATAACACCTCTGCATCATTGATTTCCAAGTTTTATATGATGTTTTCTTTGAAAAGTTTATGTTTTTACCTTCTTCCCCAACATATCCTATATCATATACACATGGGCAATATAATAGTTTAACAACCCCGTCTTTTAAATGATCATATCTAACTCCATCTTTAATCTCACCATTTTCTAATGCTAATATCTTAACATTATTTCTATCTTTATACTCCAATATTTTAACAGTTGCCCCACAATTAATATTAAATATTTCCCCAATTCGCTTTTCGGCTAATCCATCATATTGATTTTTCAAATTAAACCTCCTACAATAATTGTTTAATATTTTTACATCATCTCTAGTTTAAATTCATTTACAGCTTTTTTAATTCCTTCTTCAATTTCATTCCATTTGTTAGAGCATATCAAAACACCATGCTTTTCTATTCCGCCTTTAGTAAATAGGTTTATGTAGTGGTGTCCATCTCCTTCTCCCACTTGTCTCATATCACTATATATACCAACTATCATACCCTTTTTTGATGTGTTCTCTAATAAAGAAGCAAAATATCCTTCTTCAGCCATAACGCCTGCATCTTCACCATCATAATATAAAAATAATATATCAGATTGCTTTAAGTAATTTATATCAGCTTCCCATATTTGAATTGCTGTAGGATTTGCTTTTTCTTTATCGTTAATTTCATCGTTGTCCTGTGGTATATATAAGTCTACACCATACTTCTTAATTATTTTGCCTATCTTTTCGGTTACTTCATATCCTCCTAAATCAAAAAAGTTACTTGCTAAATATCCTTTTAACATTAAACACATCTCCTTTATAATTTAATTTATTTCATACTTAATTCCAGTTCCATCACAATGACTGCATTTTACTTTAGTATCATTTCCCCTTACACTTCCTATGTTTGTCGCTACACTCTGCATAGCTTTTAGTTTTCCACTTCCAAGACAATAAGGACAAATATTTATATTATTAATTGTAATTTGCATGCAATCTCTCCTTTTTATTCTGTCTTTTCGTCTAATTGGGTTTTTAATTCTTTTATCTTATTTTTTAATTTATCTATATGCAATTTCAGCCTTTCACTATACAAATCTTTTTGAACTAGTATACTATCTCTTTGTTGCAGACTATACTCAAGATCTTGTATTTTTCTTTCATAATAATCTTCTGTATTTTTGCAGTATTCAACTGTTGATAAAACTTTATCTGCTGTAATACTTGCAATTTCATTTATTTGTTCATCATCTAACGTTACATTAAATTTAACACCCATTTATTATCTATCCTTTCTACATATTAAGATTTAATTCTTTTGAACAAATTCCCTTATTTCAATTAATTGTTCTACCAGTCTATCCCTAACTTGCTCTAAATCACTTTGGGCATTAAGTGTTTGAATTACTAATGTCAACTCATTTACAACTATTTCGTCTTTATATTTTGAATACTGATTAGTTAATTCCTTAGACATACTTTCTTCTTTTCTTATACAAATAATAATCACCTCATTGTTTTAATTTAGTTGCTTTAAAACTAGTTTTTTATGGTTAATTGTTCAGCTATCTCACAAGCTACTTTCCAATACGCTTGAAGCAAATCTTCACCTAAGTGTTCAAACGCTTTTTGGCTTATGCAATATCCTTCTTCTTCATATTTTTTACTAATTTCAACTGTATACCCATCCCAAAGAAAGAATGTTGCATCTAATTTACAGCCAGTTTTATCCTCAATAAACTCTCTTAATTGTCCTTCTGTAAATATCGGTATTACTCCTGTCTTTTTAAAATAATCAAAATCTCCATATACCTCACACTCTAATTCATTGTCTATGATTTTAAAATCTTTATACTTTAAAGGATTTTCATTGTAATAGTATAAATCACCATAATCACACTTCCACCAATCTAAAAATACCTTTTGCACTTCCTTAGGTTGTTCTTGAAACTGTTTTACTGTTATAAATTCCATATAATCCTCCTCATTATCCAATTTCTATAAATATATCGTCTTCATCATTATTATCGACATTAATTACATCACTAAAGTTTTCTAATGGTTCTCTAAAACTACCATATACAGGTACATCACCATTACAATTTTTTAAACATGATAGATATTTGATTAAGTCGCTTAGATATAATTCTGCATATAATTCATCTTCCATTCTATAATTCACCTCCACGGTTTATATAATTTTATTAACAAAGTCTTAGTTAATATTTATAACTTAACCCCAAACTGTTCTAATAATAATTTATCTAATTCTAAATTAACTTTCCACTGCATATCTTCAGGAAGTAATTCAACCATAGATTCATAAAATGTTATAGAGTTCTTTATTAGTTTTATAGCTCTTTCTTTTTGACAATCGGTAAGTGTTACTATATGTAATTTCTCTTTTTCTTGTGATTGTTTTATACAACCTACCTTTATTTGATTATCTAACGTTAATTCTTTAATACCTTTCATTATTTCTCACCTCTCTACATGCTAAATATATATTTTATTGCAGTTATTAGATATTTAATTTTTATTTTTAATGTAATTGGATTATTGCCACATATTCTTAAATTCTTACAAACTAAATTCATATCATTGTGATTATTTATTTCTAATGCCCATCCTTTATATTTGGGAGTTTTACTAAATATTAGATCATCTTCCCCGTCTATTAGAACTTCTTTACTATTTGCTAGTATCTTCATTTACTTTTTTACCTCCATAATTTTAAATTCATTTCTTTCTACTACGTCAAATTCGTTTATGTTAAATATTACGTTATTACCTATTAATTCTCTAATGTCATCTTGTAAGTTAACCATAGCTTGTGATCTAAGTTCGTTATTACTTTGTATATCGTTCTTAGCTATTTTCTTAATACGTTCATTTAGTGTATTTATTTCATTGGGACTAAATATGTCAGCGAATATTCCCGTAGAACTATCCACATCTATACTTACTAATTCAAATTTAACTAAATTTAATCTGTTGTTACTAATATCTATGTAAGGAACTCCCTCTTTGATTGCTACAGGAAGTTCATTTAAATTATAGGCAAACATAAAACTATAAGTATTAGTGCTTTCATAATGCCTTAGCTTTAATTTACCCCATATATTGCCTAAAACGTCATCATCAAAGTTGTCTTGATTATCATAGGAAACTCGCAGTGTTACACTCCCACTTAACACATTTAAAGAATGTTCTTTGTTTAATTTAGTTATTATTTCGTCTTCAGCTAATTCAGTCATATTATTTACATTCTGTATTGCTTGTACTTTATTCTTTTGTTTATTAGTGTATTTCTTATAAGTATTCCATGTTGTTATCATCAAGGTAAGTGATAATCCTATTATTAGGAATTTAACTAACTTGCGTTTCATAAGAACCTCTAACATATAATTCGCCCAAATAAAGCCCTTCTTCAGAAGCATATTCATCTTCTTCAACCATTTTTAAATTTAATTCTCCACATTCTATGTAACCTTGGGCTAATTCTTTTTCATAATCGCTTAAATCATCAAAATTATAATCCTCCATATAACCCTCCTATGTAATTTTAATTTATTTCTTTTTGGTTTTGACTTACTGTAGTAAATTTACTTTTATCCGTCACACAATTATCACAAAAGCTTATCTTTGGATTCTTCATGTCCTTGTATAGTACATTATGACTTCTTTTGCATTTTTTACACCAGTATTGATTAGGTGTGGTTTTAGCAACTATCTTTAAATATCTTTCCAATAATTCACTTCCTTTCCTTTAGATTGTCTTAATTATATAATAATTCTCAATACAATGTCAAGTATTCTTTTTAATTTAGTTATAAAAAATAGGATAAGCTAAATTGCCTATCCTATAAGGTGTTAAAATGTTGTTTTTAAGGTTATTTACATACAACATATAGTAGTTGTATGAGTTGTTATGTCTATATATAGTATACTATTTACTTCCTGTAGTTCCAAATCCCTTGCGATCTTTATTACCAAAGAACTTTACTTCTTCAAATTCTAATTCAGGCATAGTTTCCATAATTCTAAATTGTCCTATCTTGTCACCCTTACGAATCCATGTGCCTTTTACAAATTCTATTTTCCAATCTGATGGTAATGCCAAAACACCAAATTCTTTAGTGTTTATGTATTTCTGTATATATTCTTCATAGTTACTATTATCACTCTTTAGTATTGTATCTTTACCGTTTAAACAGTATACTGGCATCATCCATTCGTCATTATCTCCAATATAGCTATCATCAACTACACCAACATGATTAGTTTGAATTACTCCCCAAGTTTTAAATGTTGAACTTCTAGGGGCTAAATGACCTTCCCATCCTTGGGGTAGTTCCAACGCAAATCCCAATGGTATCAATCTTTGCTCTCCTGAAGGTACAAATACATCTTCTCTTGAATATACATCGATCCAATTACCCTTTGTTATCTTCTTTAGTTTCGTAGCACCATCAAAGTATTTTATTCTTAACTTCATCGCGTTGTTATTTTCGTTTAATTCTCCTATAAATCTATTAACTATATCTGATATATCATCTTCTCCATTGTAAAAAATAAATTGATAAGTAGGTGTATTGTCATTACTAACACTTGTTATTTTTCTGATTAATTTCATACCTGAATAAACATCTACTTTATTTTCAATATGAACTCCATCTAAATTCACCATATCCCATGACAATCTAATATTATATTCATCCATATTAAGTTGTATATCAGAATCTAATATAGGTAATTCAAACATAATTATAGAACCTGTACTTAAATTAATAATTTCTGCATCATAAACAAAATCAATCATATTTCTAATTCCATTATAATCTGTTATTGTTATGTTTGGCACATCAGGTGTTATATATTTCATTAATTAACCCTCCTCATAATATAAAATAACTCTATTTTCTTTTAAACTCTTTTGGACATCTATCACTCTTTGATTACTCGATCCTCTATATTTAAGTTTTAAATCTTTTTTATCAATTTCAAACCTACCATCAACTAACACATCTATATATTTAAGTATTTCTAATCTGTTTTTATCTTGAATTAAGGTATCCCAATTGAATCCACTCCAAATACAAATAGGTTTATTTACTTCTTTTTTTATTCTTTTTACTAGATTTAATATAATATTTAAGTCTTGATGAAATACTTCTCCACCCAATAAACAAGCCCCTACAACATGTTTGTCATTTAGATAGCTAATATATAAATCTTCTACCTCTTTCGTATAAGGGTTTCCATAGTTAAAATCTTGTGCTTCTTTGTTAAAACAACCTAGCTACGGACAATGAAAGTTGCAACCACTGAAAAATATTGTACTATTTATACCTGCAAAATTACTTACATCATATTTTCGTATGTCGGCATAATTCATTGTTATAATCACCACCTTTTAATTAAAGGGAGACTTAACTCTCCCTTGTTTTTTTATAAATGTTTTACTCTATTCAATATATCTAGTTTTCTTCCTTTGTTCCACATTGTCTCACTTAAATATCCACATGTTCTTCTTACAACAGATAGTTTGTTTTGGTCTCTATTTCCACATTGAGGGCATACCCAATCTAAAGTTTCAGGATCATTTTCAACTACTCCTGTATATTTGCATACCCCACATACATCACTTTCAAAGTTAATTTCTGCATATATTATGGTTTCATATATATATTGAATCACTTGCATTATAGCTTCAGTATTTTTTTGCATATTATATGTTTCAATATAACTTACAGCTCCACCAGTAGAGTATTTTTGTAGTTCAGATTCTATTTTTAACTTGTTAAATGCATCTATTTCTTCTCTAACATCTACATGGTAACTATTTGTAACAAAGCCTTTGTCGCTTATATCCTTGACAACTCCAAACTCTTTAACTAAGGCGTTATTAAACCATTCTGTACTCGATTCTTGAGGTGTTCCATATAATGCAAATCTTAAATGTGGTTGGTTTTCTTTAAACTTATCACAAGTTGATTTTAAATGCTTCATAATGCTTTCTGCTAGAGGAAATCCTTGTTTAGTTGTATGTGAATATCCTGTAAGATATTTAACAGCTTCATATAATGCAGAATAACCTATCGTTACTGTAAAACCTCTTTCGTCAATAGCTTTCAATATGTCTTCATCTGAATCTAATCGTGCTATTGCTCCGTGTTGCCACAATATAGGTGCTACATTAGCTTTAACACCTTTTAATTTGTTATATCTTAGTTCTCCAACTTGTCTACTTGATTCTAGTGCCTCATCAAGTAACTCCCAGAACTTATTAATATCACCCTTTGATTCTAGTGCAACATACGCTAGGTTTATAGTGCATACACCTAAATTACCCCTACCATAAAAAATAGGGTTTCCATTTTTATCTATAAAAGGACTTAAAAATGCCCTACAGCCCATGCACGGGAAAGCATATCCCATTATTTCTTTCATCTTTTTTACAGATATGAAGTCAGGTGACATTCTTATAGATACTGATTTACAGGCTAATTCAGTTAACCAGTAATATTCACTTCCTTCATATGTATTATTATCATCTAAGAAGTATAATAATTTAGGAAAAGTTTGAGTTGCTACAACATCATATTCGTTCTTCATTCCTTGAATTCTTTGTCTAAGAAACTCTTCTATAAGCAATACTGTTTCTTTTTCATATTCTTTATCCTCAGATATATACATAGCAACGGAAATAAAAGGGCTCTGCCCATTCACTGTCATTAAAGTAGATACTTGATAATTAAATGTTTGAACTGAATCTTTAATTTCATCTTTCAACTCATTATCAACTAATTCCTGTAATCTATCTTCTGTAATTGGTAGATTCATATTTCTAAATTTCTTTTCAATCTTTTCTCTACTTATTCTTACAAAAGGAGCTAAGTGCGACAATGTAATTGTTTGACCTCCATAAGTTACACTTGCAATTTGTGCTGAAATCTGAGTAGCTAATGTCATAGCTGTTCTTAAAGACTTCGGTTTGTCTATTTTCTTTTTGTTTATAACAGTTCCATTTTGCAACATATCTCCTAAGTTAACAAGTTCGCAATTATATAGTGGTTGTAAGAAGTAGTCCAAATCCAACTAACCTCTTGGGTTAGCCCGACTATATCATATTCTAATAAACTCTTATTAGAACCCTAGCACTTCGGAATAAGGAGTTTCACCTTAAACCTACTCTACTCCGTTATTCTTATGGGCTTCGTCCCATAATATCGTTTCGATAGTCTGTTGACCTTTTTTAGTATCTATTATTTTTATATTATTTTTTGAAAAGTCTTCTATGTATTCTCCCAAAGCACACTTCTTTATTTTTACGTCAATATTACTCATAGACCTTTTACATATACTAGCTAATTTATCTCTCGATATTTCAATACCATTATGTAATATAATATATCTAAATCTAGGATTATTTTTACCCTTTGCCAAACCTAGTTGCTTCCTTGTTTTTGATATATTTTTAGAAGTAGTTTCTTTAAACTTTTCATCTTTCCATCTATCAGAATTACTTTTGGATACATTATTAAGACCGTTATCTCTTGCGTGCTTATTGTTATAATATGCGGTACACCATTCTAAGTTTGAAACATGATTGTTAGCCTTATTACCGTCTATATGATTTACTTGTGGCAGATTATTAGGGTTTGGCAGAAATAGTTCAGCAACTAATCTATGAGCCAACTTATATTCTTGTATATTGTTTATTTTTAAATAATATATTCTATATCCGTTTCTATCATATGTTTTTAAAAATCTATTTCTAAATTTTGAATATACTCTTCCGTCATCATAAACTAAATAATTTCCATATTCTTTAAACACAATTGTTCCTCCTTTCATAATTTGTATAGATACTAAAACTTGGCACAGGATTATTAGCTTGAAAGCAACTTTCCCTGTTAGCATATTCATTAACTATCATTTCCTATAGTTACTAAGCGTTGAATACACACCCTATATTTATAGGTTCACTAGGTTTTTCATTATATATCGCTATATAAAGCCACAATTTTATTTATGGATTTTGATCTTGCCTTTATAGTGTGCTTCCATTAAGTGTTTTGGTATTAATGATGTTTTTGAAATATATTTACTAACTTCACCTGCGATTAAATCCCTTTGAGTTGATACTAACTGTGATTGTTTATTGGAGTTCTCCATTAATACGTCCATGTTAGTGTTATCAACTAAACCATTTATTTCTGTAATTAGTTCCATTTTAGAATTTCTAATATTTTCTCTTTGCTCTCTGTAATCTTTATATGCTTGTGCTATATCCTTATTTTCTTGTTTTAAATATTCAATAACTAAGTCTTGTATTTCTTCAACAGTCATACTTTCTAGTTGATTTTTTGATATGTAATCTTCTATCATATCAGCTATTCTTATAGCTAATGTTTCATCATTTTTGTTAACATCCTTCTGTGCCATTTCTATAGCATTTTCAATTCTGTTTCTGTCAAACTCCTTTTCTCTTAAGTCTCTTTTGATTATTTTCATTTAATCAGTCCTTTCTATTTTGATTTTAAATATGTAAACACCTTTCTGACTAACTCAATATCGTGTATGTCATTAATCTCGGGATGTTGTTGGTAAAATCCTAAATGTAATTCGTCTAATCTTTTGTGTTCTGTCATCTTTATCTCCCTGTTAAATCTTCTTAGTTTTTGTGTATCATTTATTAATTCTTCATGCGATTCTTTTTCCCATAAATTCAAACTCTCTTTACCCATATCAATACACCTTCTTTTATGTTTAATTTTAATTTATGTAATCATTAATTCTATTTTTAGCTATATTAAAATATGTGTCATCTAATTCTATTCCTATAAAACTTCTATCTAGTTCTTTACATGCTACTCCTGTACTACCACTTCCCATAAAAGGATCTAATACAATATCTCCTTCATTAGTTAACCTTTCTATAATCCACTTCATAACATATATAGGTTTTTGCGTAGGATGACCACCATTTAGCTTTTCTGATTTAGGAGTTAGTCCACCTACAATTTCAGGTATTTCATAAGTATCACTCAATCTATTAAATGTCCATTTTCCACCTTTCTTAACAGCCCATACTGCAACTTCATAATCTGTTATAAATCTTCTATCTCTATTTCTAGGCATTGCGTTAGTCTTCTTCCAACGTATTAAATCTTTTACCTCAAACCCATTATCTTCAAGTGCTTTAGTGATATAACTCATATTCTTCCAATCATTGAAAATAATTATATTTCCACCTTTTTTAATAATGGTTCTGCTTTTTTAATCCAACTAGTTAAATTGAACTCCTTGTCCCATTCTCCGAAATCAATTCCTGCTCTACCCATTGTTTTAAAGTTATTATCTCTGCTTATGTTGTAGGGCGGATCTGTTATAATAGCATCTACGCTATTAATATCAATATTATCCAATATACTTATCGAATCTCCGTTTATTAAATTTTTCATAATATCTCCTCCTATAATTTATTTTAATTTGGTTAAAATTGTCCATTTAAAGACTATTTAGTAAACCTTTTGTTGAAATAATCAACAACATCAATTTTATATAATCTCCTTACTTCAATACCATCATATTTTCCAACATAATATTTTCCATCAAAGACTATATCCACTTCTTTATCTTTAATTTTATATATCATAATATGCAAACTTCCTTTTTATCAACATAATGCTCCATCAACAAGTAACACCATGTATGGTTCTTTGCCTTTGCTTATGTATTCCTTAAAACTTCTAACCATAACATTAAAATCATTAATCTTCTCTTCTACTGTATTGCATCCATCTATTTTAGCTTTCTTATACTTCTCTAATACTTGTTCTTCAGTTATAATATCAGGACTAATATCTTTTTCCTCATCTTCTAAATCAGCTACTATATCTTCGTATCCTCTCTTAGCCCACTCTTCATCTATTGCTAATACCAACCCGTAATATTCATGTTGATTAAATTCATAAAATTTCATAAAATTATTACCTCCATGTCTCATATTCCATTTTAATTAATATACTATCTTCTTCTACTTCTTTATTGTTTAATTTTATATCAAATGCCCTATACCCTCCGTCTGCATAGTTGTTAAATGGTATGTTATATCCTTCATTAGACAATGCATTTTTTATAACATTAAATATATGCATTATTTCTTCATCTCTTTTATTCATATACAAACATCTCCTTATTTTAGTTTATTTATCTCTCTATTAACTATCTCCCCTGTGCTTTCTAATTTCCAACTATATAGTTCTGCTTTTATAATATCACCCTCTTTGATATTCCAATAAGGCATATTAGCAAAAGCACCACTGTCGGTTAAATAAAAAGTTTCTTCTAAGTTGTATTCATCAGAAACAACTTTTATCTCTTGTTTGTAGAACCTTGTTTTTACAAACCAACTATGTTTATTATTAGACACAACTTTTACATCTATATCTTTCCAATATAAAACCGGCTTTTCTTGTTGATGATTTGCGTTAGAAGAAGTTTTGGAATCTAATGCAATAATTGATATTAATATTCCAATTAACAAAAACATTGTAATTATACAAATAGAATTTATTATAACTTTTTCCTTCATATAGGTCTCCTTTCCTTCTTATTTAACAATATGTCCTTCTACCCTTTTAACTCCCATAGCATTTACTCTTTTATAATATTCGCTATTACTCTCACCTTTGTTTCTAGGTATAAACATATCCAATCTTTTAGGGTTATTAAACCTCGAAGAACCTCTATCTCTTACTTCATATGTAACTCCATCAATCTTTATCTTAGTCCCTAATTTGTAATAATTACTTGCTATCATTGTGTGTTCTAACTTTTCTCCCAAACAGTTCACAGCTCCATATCCATTTTCACTATTTAAATCTGTGTAATATGTAACTATAAATTCTTGCTTTTTTGGTGATGTAATTTGTTTATCACTTTTTAATATAAATGTTCTATTTAATTTAGTTTCTTTTGGCTTATATTTATTATCAATATTAACCTTTACGTCTGCTGATACTCGTTGTTGTTCTTTAGTACAACTAATAAAACTGACTAACACTAAACTTGTAAGTGCTAAAGTCGCAACCTTCTTTTTCAGCATCAAATTCCTCCCTTCTTAACCACAGTTTGGACAATAGAAATCATACATATCTTCATAACTATCAAATCCGAAATATTCTCCTCTACTCTCCTTATGTGTTTTTACTTCAAGTGGTTCAAGGCATTTATAGCATAGACTTCGCATATCACAATACTCACGAACCCACTCTTCTACTTCATCTCTCATTTTAGATTTTAGAGATACATTTACAAATTCTTTTAACTCTTCAAGTCCCGCTCTTTCTGTAAGTGCCATTTTCATTACTTCTTCGCAATATGTAAAAGAATCATTTTCTTCGTTCAATACCCATCACTTCCCTTCTGTTTACTATTATATTCCAATATTGAATTGAATGTCAAGGTTTGTTTTTAATTTAGTTAAAATACGGAATTTAAAAACTATTTATTAACCACGCCTAACCTAATAGCTTCATCATAATCAAACCACCAACATTGTAATTTTGATTTATCTAATTGATCTTGTGTTATATTTGTTTTACTTATAATATAATCATCTATTCTTTTGTCTTGCATTTTACAAGTTAATAAATCATTTTCGGTATTTTTTAAGTAATCAAAATAAAATTTAGTACTAGCCCCATGTATCATAAAATCACAATATTTATTTGAGTATCTTTCATCTCCCATAAGAAACAATGGGATTCCACAGCTAAAACACTCACCGTTTGCAATAGTTATGATTCTACATTTCATTCTTTCTAATATTCCAACAAAAGTGAAGAACCCATAACAACTTCCGCCGTTAGTTGTTATATTAATAGTAATATCTTCTAAGTCTTTTTTATCTTTATCATTGTTATACTTTTTATTTTCTTCTATAATTTTTAAATCTTCTTGTTCAAATTTCAATAATTGTTCAGTTGTTTCTTTGATTAATTTATCGTCTATTGTACCAATTATATTTAAATATCTCATTATTAATCCTCCTTTATTCCATTCAATTGATTTAACATACCTTTAGTCCATAAATATAAATCTTCTAAACTATAAAATGTAGGTGGCTCTACATACACTGTATAACCATTAGAATCTTTATGTAATTCAATATCATAGCTTCTATATATAATTGTTTCGCTATTATAATAATCATCATAAGAATCAAAGTTATTGATATACCAATGTTCTAAATCTTCTACTATTTCTTTATAAAATTTCTTAACAGCCTCAAGTGAACGAAAATATAATTCACCTTCAATCCATAAATGATATTCGCACAATCCATTATCTAAATTATTTATCATATATATTTCTAAATCTCCATCGTTGTGTATTCCACTTTTAGATCTATAAATGATACCTTCTTCTATGTTTTGATTTTTCACTATCTCATCTCCTTCATAATTCACATCTTTCTATTTCATATCCATCAAATTCTCTCGGTAACTCACTTTTCAATCTACTACGTGCGTTGAATTTTGTACGCTTATCACATTTTGTTTTTAATTTATTATTTGCTGTACTATTTGAATGCTTTTGATTTGATATGTAATTCTTATTCATAGCTAATAACCTCTATTTTAAATCTATGTTATATTCTGTGGTTATGCTGTTTTGAGGAATATGTATTTCATACCAAACTGTTTTATTATTATCACCATCACCAAACCACATTTTATATTTATCATTATATCTATATCCGTATTCTACAACCTTTGTTTGTCCGTCTTCAAATAAAGTACATTTATCAGCATCATATTCAACTATATTTTTGCCACCATTTTCATTAATGGTAAAAGCTCTATATTTTAATTCTTCACCTATGTAACCACTTGATAAAAATATAGAATTTCTTACTTGTCCTTGAACTGAACTATTATCAGATATACATGTTATTTGATATTCATTTTTTACATAAAGTTCTTTGTCGACAAAGCCCATCCATACAAATAAGACAATCAAGCATAACACCAAAAAACAATCAATGTATATAAATATATCTTTTTTCGTAAATGATGCTATTATATAAATAACTATTGCTAAACACAGTAATAAGTCTAATACATTCATAAATTTCACTCCTTTAATTAAAATTTAAGATTTAATTGGTAAATAATTCAGGATTCTCATATATATTACCAATAACTTTGTATGGATTAAAACCAACTTCATCAATTTCTTCCCATATAACATTACCTCCTGTCATCCACGCACCACTATCATGTTGATACACTTTATATATTCCATCTTCAATATATTCAACGATATCTCCTTCATAAATATCTTTTCCCGTTCCATCTTTTAATCCTGTGTATTGCATAATTACTACGTCATCTCTTTTTAAAACTCCACCAAAGTGTGTTTCAGGGAACTCGAACCAATCGTAAGTGTCTTCAACATTATAATACATTTTACCCTTTGTATTATCTTCTTCATCAATTTGCCACGCCCTAAACTTAATCTCTTTCATTAATTTAACTCCTTATATTTCTTGACTTATTCTTTTAATTATATTTATTGATATATCATCAAGAGTATTGTAATCAACCTCTATTATTTTTGATGATTCTCCATATTCTACTTTGAACTCTTCTAGTAATTCACCCAAAACTTGTCCCTTCCAAAATTGAAACAAACTGCCAAAACCATGATTTTCTTTCAAATTATCATATATAACTCCTAATGCTTCATTTTTATTCACTTCTTATCCCTCCTTCTTTTTATCTCTTTAATTATTTTTAATTGTTTAACTGTCTTTTTATAAAAAAGTAATGCCACTATTTTTAATTTGAACTTTTGAAATTGAGAAAGGGTATATAAACTACTAGCTACAAAATCAACATATTCGTTTATGTTTTTTATAATCATTTTCATTCTTATTGCTCCTTCCTGTTTAATGTAAGTTTATAAGCTTTGTAATAAAATATATTATCTAGAACTATACCAATCCCCATAAATATAAAAGCTATATTTTTTGATATACTAAGAAATAAACTTATTGAAAATCCTATCAAACTACTTATATTACAAGCTACATTGACATTATTATCATATTCTTCTCTTGCATCACCTTTATATCTATATATTTTTAACTTGTTTAGTCCACAGATAATGTTTTTAGTTAATATAGAACACAAGATGGTATCTACTATGTAATACATTTTTGGTGTTATAATACTAAACAATATGGAAATAATTAACAACGTGTATAAAATACCTTCCAAACTTAATAAATAGCCATATTTCCTATATAATTTATCAGATTGTTGATTCCAAAGAATAGGAAATATTATACCTGTAAAGCATATTATTATTTGATTAACAGATATAAGTCTTTCAGTTACATCAGATATTAATATAAAGTGTATAGTTGGATATGATATTGAGTAAAATAAATTACTTAAAAAATTACCTACCAATAAGTCATCTTTAAAAATATTATTCATTAAATCTATCACCTTCTATAATCACATCACAAAACATATCATCTATACTAATTCCATAATCTTGATACATTTTTGCACTAGCAATTCTTTCACCTTTATTTCTTAATGACTTTTTGTGCTTAAATAATTCTTCACTATACTCTAACCCTAAAGCTTTAGATAGATTCTTATAAACGAACTTATTAGGAGCGTATCTACCAGTCAGCAATAAATAATCATCACTATTGTTTAAGTATCTTGCTAAACAACAACCTACAGCTCCACTTCTGCTAATTCCCGCCGTACAATGGACTACTATATTGCTAACCATGTCTTTATACTTGTCTACAAATTCTTTTATTTGTATAGCATGTGTTCTATTGAACCTAACTAATCCATCTATTAATGTTTCTATATCATCAAAAGTCAGTTTCAGAACATCAATTATCTTAGGATTATCATAAATAACTGTATTGCAATTACTATCATTTATTGAAATTATAATGCAATCCTCATTTAAATCTCTAGTTGAAAACATTGTGCATTCTTGTTTGCTCATAATCTGTATATTATATTTTATTTTAATCATCTCCTTACTTTGCTTTTAATTTATTCGTTCTTTTAAAACACCTAATTTAAAGACTTCTTATTTGTTTAATTAAGTCCTTGTAATAATTTATGTATCTTAAATTAGAATCAATTTCAACCGCAAGTACCCTATAATCTCCATACTTATCAATAAGAGATTTTCTTTCAATATAAGCTTCTTTAGAAAAAAAGCTTTCTTTATTTAACATTCTTCTCTTTGTAAGTTCATCCATCTTGAGTTTGGATATTATATATTGATTTCTTAGTATTTTATTTTTATTTTCTAGCTTTTTTATTAATTTATAAAATTCATATTCACATTGTAAACTAGGATCAACTTTCAATTCAAATAGACTCATTCTATTCACCTCCATATATTCAACTTGTTTTCTAATAATTTAATTGCTTTTTCACATTCTTGATCTTCATTATTTAAACTCCATGCTATGTTAAAACAGCGATAAGCTTTCTTGCAATCATCAATCATAGAATATACATATCCTAAATTATAATATGCATTGGCGTATGTATCATTAATTTTTAATACTGTCCTAAAAGTATCAATAGCTTTATTATATTCTTTCATTTTTATGTAACATGTTCCTAAGTTGTAGTACGCTTGTTCCGTTTCTTCATCATTATCTATACATTTCTTATAAATAGCTATAGCTTTGGTATATTCTTTATTATTGCAAAGAATGTTTGCTTCATTAAATAACCCCATAGTTCACCTCCATATAAAAATAATAGGTAGCAACATACTTTGTCACTACCTATATTGTAAATCTATTCCATTATAATGTCAATGTTTATTTTTAATTTAGTTATTATTTTTAAGTTTATTTCTTAAATAGTAATAAAATGTTTTATAAATATATTCCCCACTACTATCTTTATCAATAAATATAAATGGTGAATTAAACTCCTCTTGGAAACTATGTAGCGAAGCTACTAAACTATTAGGATTTATTTGGCTTTTATAGTTGTGTTTCTTTATATCACCATAACTATCATTTTCAATCATTAACCTAATTGACATACCACCACGCTTAAATTCTCTCTTAAATCTATCTCGTCCTCTTGTAAAATTTCCTGATATTTCAGACAAACTATTCTTTCTTTCTATTGCTATTTCCTTTTCAAAAGATTGTTCTTCTATATCTAAACTTTCCATCTTAGATATCTTAAAACTATAATCACCAAAATCCAGTTTCTTTACTTCGTAGGGTATTTTATTTTGCTTGAAGTACATTTTAATATGACTAAAATTTCTTTCACGAGAATCTACTAGAATAATTATGTTTTCCAATACTTTCTTCATATCTTTATCTTTCATTATTCACCTCATAATCTGAAATAATCTCATCGACATTATGTATAACACTATAAGCATTAAGCCACCATTCTTGTTTGCTTTGATCTTCTTCAAATATTGGTTTAATTTTACCATTAGCCAATGTTTTTTCACCTACTTTTTTACACCCAAACTTTTTTTGCATAGAATGAATATATATGATGTCATTCTTTTTTAATTCTCCATCATTATTCCATAGTTTTTTACTTATCTTACATTTTATATTTACACCACTATTAAGACTATATGTGTAAACTACTGGAGTATATTTAGTATTTACATCAGTTATTAATACATATTTTTTAGGTAATTTACTATTTTGATAATCTATGTAACCAAGAAGTTCATTTTGAAAAGCTAATTTACAAGAAAGAGATACATCTTTGTTAGGTAATATATTCCATACATTAGTTAAAAAATCAGCACTATTAAACTTTGTATATGTAGCTTTAGTTGGTGTAGAATATTGTTCTATAAGATTAATTATATTAATATTTGAAATATTTTTACTTACAGTTTCTTTTTTAGGTGCTTTTTTACCTTCAAACATATTATAAAGTTCTACGTATTTTAATAATTTTTCTTGCCTTCCAAAGTCGCTAAAATAATCTAATTTTATTAATGTTTCTAACATAGAACTATCAATTGAAGGCTTTGTTGTTAATCTAATACTTTTATAATATTGTTCAAAATCAATATCTTTATCTTTTGGGAATAAAATTTTTAATAACTCATAAAAACTTATATTTTTACAGTTTTGGCTTATAATGTACAGTTCTTCTGCAACATTCTTACCCATACCTTTTATACACGATAGACTAGGATGGATGCAATGATTTTCTTTATCTAATGTGAATTGTCTATTGTCTAAACCATATTTTAAAGATCCTTCTGTTATTCCAAAATGCTTCATTTCTTGTTTTAAAGCAGAAACCTTATCTTTATTTTTCTTTTTAGTAAACCAATTTAAGCATACTTCATATGTTTCATATGGATAATATGCCTTTAAATAAGCTATTTCAGCACCATCATTACCAACACAATAAGAGTGAGCTGAATTAAAAGCATAAGAACCCGCATCATTCATTACCTTCCATATTGTTTCAAAGTTATTATCATTACCAATATTTTTTATCCATTGAGGTTTACACTTATTTTTTAACTTCTCCATTTCTTCAGGATGTTTTTGATAAACCTTTTTAGATATTTTCTTTACTATATCATATGTTTCTTTCATATCTATGCCTAGCCAGTTAAGAAAAGCCATAATTGATTCTTGGTATAACATATAATGGTATGAATCTTTTAATACTTCATCTAGTTGTGATTCTCCTGTTGTATAAGGCTTTCTTTCTAAGAAGTTATTTATAAGAGAAGAAAATGCAGGTCTTATTCCTGCCACAAAAGCACTAAGCTCCGCTGTGTTTTTCATTTTATATTTTTTGCACTTATTCTTAGTTCCTTCTTTTTCACATTGATTTACACATAGAGTATAACCATTTGCATAAATATCCCATGCTTTATTACCTTCATCACTTGCTAACAACTTTTCTAGTTTATTGTTTGATGGAGAAGGTTTACCAATTCTTTCCCAAATTGCTTCTGTTAATCCTACTACGTCAACAATTAATAAATCGGTTTTTAAAAACTTATAATGATCTGCCATTGTTCCTTCAATACATGCTGTTAATACTGATTTACCTGTAGATTTACTTTCACATCTTAGCAATCCTATTTCTTCCCTTATATCACCATTTAACAATAAATGAGCACATGGATGTGGAGATTTTTGCACTATGATTCCTTGATATGGTTTTGATAATTCTACATATTTAACATATTCTTCCGATATATAATCTTCTATGTTGACATCTTCTTTTTCTTCTTCAGTTTCACAATGCTTTATAGCTTTATCATATTCTCTTAATTGCTTTGTTACTTCGTTTTGTATTTCAGCATCAATATTTTCAGTTCTCATATACATTTTTACAGCAGATGATTTCTGTAATGCACCAAATGCCAACATAGGATATATTGAATGTTCTCCCAATAATTCTCTAAAAGCTTCTACAAAAGGTTCTTGTCTATCAATATTGTTGTCAATATCAGGCAAAGATTTACTCTTAATAATTCTATCTGATGTTAGAAATCTTTCAGGATATAATTTAATAGGGGCTTTAAATCTATCAACTTTAGAAAATCCTAATAGTGTATTTATAAAATATCCTACTGCCGACCCTCTACCTCTTTTGGTAATTTTCCCACCTTTTTTTACGCCTAACTTTAATCCCTCATAATGGTCTAAGAAATAGTCTGTAATTCCAGTTTTTATAACTTCTCCAACTTCATACCTAATTCCATCAATATACATAGGATATTCTTCTTTTGGAATATCTTCTTGTGTGGCAAATCTTTTCCACTCTTTATTTATTATCTGCTTAAATAAATTATCTTTCCATTCTTGTGGCTTGTCGGGGTATAGTGTTGGTAACTTAATATTTCTATTCATATCATAATTGCCAAATGTAGCTATTATATTTGTGTTATCTAAACAATGAGTTATTTCTTCATCTGTTAAAACTCCTTGTTCTTTAAACCTTTTATATGTTTCTTCATAAGAAGGGTAATCCATAAACCAGCCTTCTTCATCAGAATATACTATATTTTGATCTTCTAAAAGTCTATCTCTCATATCTCTACCATATTTATCATCTTTAATATAGTGAGAATCTAGGCCACCAATAATATCTATATTATATTTTTTGGATAAATATAGTATATTTTTATTTAGTTCTTTTTGTTTATCTGTATGGTGATTTTGAACTTCCAACATGAAATTATCACCAAAATATTTATGTAACTTTAAAGTTATATCTTCTATATCATCATACTTATTCCAATACCCCACACATGCAGTTGTTATAAAAACATCATCTTTGGGAAGTTCAAGAAGTAGTTCTAAATCTAATCTTGGTCTGCCACCAAACATACCATCTTCATTTGCTTTTGATAAAGCTAAATTAATTTTCTTTCTTCCATTTTCATTTTTAGCTAATATAATAATATGGCAATTACTTCTGTCTTTTTCATGTCTATCTTTAACCCAATAAGCTTCTGTTCCAAAAACAAATTTTAAGTCATGTGGAACGTTTTGTTCACCATTTTCTCTCCTTTTGGCAAATTCTTTATTTTTATCTTCTATTAATTCATTTAACAACCAATAGTTACCTTGATATCCGTGTTCTACACTAGTTATAACTGTTTGCCCTAATTCTATACATCTATCTATATATCGTTCATATGAAGTAGGACTATCTCTATAAATAGCATTTGTATAATATTTATGAGAATGATAATTCTCCATGTTCCTCATTATTCAGTCACCTTCTTTTTAATTTATTCTAGTTTCTATATCAATAATCTCTATTTGAGATGTAAAAACATCATTATAATAATTAGTTCTACACCTTCCAACTAAATTAATTCTTATCTCTTTGTCTTTCTGAATCTGTTTTTCTTTTTTTACAATATCTAAATACTCTTCAACTTTTGTATGCTTTTTTATAAATTTAATTTGGTTATATTCAAATATTGTATTTTTATTTTTATCACCTTTTAACTCTATGTTTGATGTATCTATAATAATATTCTCTATTGCAATTAAAGGCTCATCTAATGAATTTCCCCATTCATTTTCATATTTACATAGATTATCTATAAACCAATAATCTAGTTCACTAGCATTGATAACAAAATCAACCCAATATAAATCAATAGGTTCTATTTCTATTTTAGATAGTTCGGTATTGGCATAAGAAATTATATTGTTAATATTATCTTTATTAAATTGAAAACCAAAAGCCTGTTTGTGTCCTTGACAAAACTTAAATTGATTACTATTATTTAAAAACTCTTTTAAGTCCTTTAAAACCTTATCTGTACCTCTACCACTTCCACCGACTAAAACATCATCAACATTTCTATATAAAATCACAGGAGAATTATATTTTTCAACAATCTTTCCTGCTACCAACCCCGTATAATTAGAATCTAATATTTCTGTAACATCAGCTATCAATAACTTGTCGTTTAAATTTAATTTATTTTCTATTAACGGTATGGATTTCTTTACAGCATTATCTTGTCTTGATTTTATATTTCCGCATATTCTAGCCATATGAGTTTGTAAATCTTCTTCAACAGTCTCTTTGCTTCCTCTAGGTTTAAAATCATTAAATATCATTGATTCTTCTAATAATGCCTTAAACATTAAATCTTTTTCTTCTTGTTTACCTGCTCTTACAACGCTATTTAATTGAGGGGCTATTACCCATCCAATACTCATAATATTGTATTTACCTTCTAATGAATAACTGTTTTTATCTATTAATGCTTTTAAGAATTTATTGTTTATATTTTTAATTCCCCTTTTTACATAATATCTAGTTTCTTTTGAGTTCAAATCCATACTATCAGCTACATTTCCTAATGCGACTAAATCCAAGTAGTAATCTGCATAATCAGTAAAATAATAATCGTCCATTGCTTTAATAAATTTATATACTACTCCTGCACCTGATAAAGCCTTATTAGTGTATTTTTCAGATAATTGATTATTAATAACACAAGCATACTCACTATATTTTGGTGCTTCATGGTGATCTAGTATCAATACATCTATTCCTTTGTCTCTTAACTTCTCATGTTGTTCATAATCATTACTTGAAGCATCAGGTAATATTACTAACTTTACACCACCTATAATCTCTATATCTTGGCTTAAACCATGTTGTTTTCCAGTGTGTAACGTATATTCTATATTAGAATTTGGATATTGTTGTTTTATATATTTTATCAATATAGCACTTGAAGTAAGTCCATCTGCATCACTATCTACCACAACTTGTATTAGGTTACCTTCTTGTAAGTGTTTGGCTAATAATTCTACTCCATCCATAATATTATCAAGTAACATATAATCAAGTTCATCGTCTTTGGTAACTTCTAAAAAGTTTTTATAATTATCAATATTCCTATTTTTAAATATTGTTTCAATAGGTTTATTAATATTATTTTCACCCAAAAGTTTATATTGCAATTCCACCACCCCATTCATATTTCTTTTTATTTTCTAATAATCTATTAAATATATCTGATCCTCTATCAGTGGGTGATTCTTTCCCACTTAGAAGGTTGTTTTCATCTATTGCATAATACACATCTATTAACCCTTTGAACTTTGCACATTCATTCAATATTTCTTCTAATGTTACGTCTTTATCAAACATTATCACTATGGGTTTACCTAATTTTAAAAGTTGCATTACTTGATATGGGCTTATTACTTTTTTACTAACACCTACACAGTTGTTAACCCCCATAGAATCTAACTGTAAAACAAACTTTTCAGCTTCTCCTATATAAATCTCTTTTGCATCTAACAAATCGTAATAATTTTCATAATATCCATATAAGTAATATTCAGCACAAATTGGATAATAGTAAAAATATTTAGGAATCCCTTTAATTCTAAAATCTTTGTCATTAGTTCTTCCTTTAAATGATAATAGCTTTCCATTGTAATTCCTTATAGGAAATACTACTCTATTATCTAAAGTATCAAAAGATACTCCAAATTTTTCTTGAGTTTTTTCATTAATACCATCTTGTAAAAATAAATCACAAGTACATCTAATAAATCTTTCTATAAAACTTTCATCTAATATAACTTCTTCTATGTTTTCAAATTTGTTGGTTTTATTTAAACTTCTCTTATATTTTTTTAAGAAGTCATAACTAGAACTTCTTTGACCACCTTTTAAACTGCTAGTATATTTAAATCCACATATTTGACAGACATAATTAATAGCTTCAGATAGAGTACACTCTTTTATAAATTGAATTAATGAAAAGAAATCTGTATATTGACTAATTTGTTGAAAAGCAGGTCTTGTATAGTCGGAGGTAGACAAAGAATCATTAAGCTTTATGGATATAGCTCCTTTATTATCACTTCCTTCTTCAGGGTTGCAACAGGAAACTCTTTTGCTTCCTATTTTGATATATGTACAACCTAAAGATTCAAGTATTTCTTGTATTTTTACAGGATTATCTTTTAAATGTTTTTTTATAGATTCCTTATCCATCTCTAACCCTCCCTTAGAATTTAATATGGAACATTGTTATCAACACAACTAAATGGGTTTTTGGCTTGTTCCAATCTGCATTGATTTCCATATAACATTAAATTAATATATTCATCATCAGCCATTATTTCACCGTTTCTATTGTCTTTAACTATTAGTTTCATGTTACCTGAATCTTTACCATCATTCACATATTCTTCTTGAGTTTTTCTTTTTAACCATGCTAATGTAGAACAGTTTCTTGCTATCTTTTGAGAATCAGCAACCTTTGTTCCATTATCATCCATTTGACAAGCACTTAGAACACCTAGGTCTAAACTACCTGCAACATCATTTTTCAGCCAATCCGTAAGTCTTCCTAGTTTTTGATATTCCTTATCTCCATCTGTTCCATCATTTGCTTTTACATAGTCGTAAATTAAAAATTCTACACCATGCTTTAACTTGAGACTTTTTATTGTCATAAACATTTCATCCATTTCTGTGATTGGCTTATAGATGTGTATGTATGGTAATTTTTTAATAAATTCTAATTTTTCTTTTAATAATGATTCTTCTTTTAATGAAGTTTCGCCAGTTTTTATTCTCCTATTTTCTATACCAGTAAGATAAGAAAGAAATCTTATCATATGATTTTCTGTAGATAATTCTCTATCTATATAAGTGGTAGGAACTCCTGCTATTACCTTATCCCAAGCTTCATTGCCTAGAAATTGAGATTTACCTGTTTTCTTAGGAGAAGCTATCATTACTAATTCAGTTTTTTCGTATGTAAAATATTTATTTACCTCTTTAAACTTACTAGGAAATCCAAAAAATCCTTCGTTTCTTTTATTTACTATGCTATCCCATATCTTATCTGCTTGTTCACCTAAAGTTAAAACCTCTTTATTACAAACGTATATCTTTGAAAAATCCGTTATCTCTTGTTGGAGTTTATAATTTATTTTATTTACGTTTTCGTTGGTATTAATGATATTATCTTGAAGTATTGATAATTTTATGTAACTCTCTCTTTTAAAAGAAGCTGTTATAACCTTTTCTGCTAACAACTCATATTCTTCTATGGTATCTCTTGCTACCAATTTAAGATCTTCTAAATAATCTCCTATATCACCTATATTATTTAGTTCATCAAATATCTTCTTAGCGTTTTTATCATTTTCTATTTCATTAATAATTAAAAAACTATCTATATCAACTATACCCTTGGCGTAAAGTGAGCTTACTTTATAATACAAACAACCTAATTCTCTGTTGTAAAACATTTTAGGCTTTATATAATCCGCTTTAAGCATATATTCAGGATGTACCAATATAGTTCCTATTAATCCTGTCTCACTTATATCATCTTTGGGTAAATCTTTATTATTTAATCTCTCATATCTTTTTATATCGTTAGCTTTTATATCCATAAGCACCACCTAAATAATATCAGTTATTTTTTTCTTACTAGGTTTATATGTAAAATTAACCTTTTCTATATAAATTTCATTATTATCTTCGCTTTTTAATTTAGTATATTTCTGATTTATAATCATTTTTTTATATAGTTCTCTTATATCTTTATTACCACAATAATTTATTAATCCAAAAGGATTATTAATTGGTTTATTGTTTTTCTTTATATATTTCATAACAAACAATACAAAGTCAGCAGGTGCTTTCTTATCGTGTATTAATTGCTTAATAACTTTTCTTAAAATTTGCAAACTAGCTGAAGGCATATTATCATTCCAATATTCTTCTATTTCCTTTTTTAGTACCTTTTCCTTATAACAATCCTTGTGGTAATAACAATTCCCTTCTTTAATGGCATCTTCTTTAGCAACTTCATTTGTTTCATGTTTACAATAAGAATATTTGCATTTAATAATAATCACCTCCTAAAAGGAAAGCCCACAATTAAGTGAGCTTTTTAATTTTTATAATGAATTTAATTCTTCTATTGCTTTTTCTGCTTGTTCTACTGTAGTTATTGTATTGGGATTTGCATTTCCTATTGCTTCTTCAAGAGTAGATGATACTAAATCTCTCTTTCCTGCCTTGGAAAGCTTTTGGCATAATCCTATTACTTCTTTCTTTAACTCATCTAATGACTTCTTTGACTGTTTTCTCTTTTTTTCAACTTCTTCAGCTAACTTCTTAGCTTCTGCTTCTTCATTCATTGCCATGTTAGCCTTAGCTTCTTCTTTAGCTTTTTCTAGTCTAGAATACTTTTCATCTAAATCCCCATCATTCGCCCATTTAATTATATTGATACCGTCCTTCTCAGTAACTAAATTTCCACCATACTCAAATAAATCGGTATTATCCTTCATAGCTGAATATGAATGTGTAGCCATATCAATATTTAATGAAACAGTCATTATGTATTCAATTCCATCTCTTTGTATTAGGTCAACACCCTTCTTAACTGGTACTTGTTTTCCGTTTTGTTCTTCTAATACATATTTTTCTTTTGATCTACAACAAATTATAAAGTGTGCGTCACTTTGAAGTATTTTATCTAAGAATTTTTCGTGTCTACTACCAATCTTAGCAAAATTAGTAAAGCTATTACCTGACATTTTAGAATGAACATCTAATAAGAAACTCCACTCTAATGAGGCTGAATCAATTACTATTATCTTATATCCCTCATCTAAGGCATCTTCTATAGCTCCTACATATTCTTCAGGTGCATATTCGTCTAATTCTAATATGTCAAAATCAAATTTCTTAGCATAGTAACAACTTCTTCTGTTTTCAGTATCAATAAAGCAAATTCTTTCTTCTTTACCATTTAATCTAGATAATTCTTCTGCCATACCAGTAGCCATTCTTAATGCACTATAAGTTTTTCCTGCACCTGAACATCCACCTATTAATACTTTTGTATATATCGAATCTCTTTTTGCTTTTTTAATTCTACTCATTAACAATCTCTCCTTTTAATTTTAATTTATTTATTTGTTTGTTCCTAGTAAGGCATCATATCCTCATCGTCCTCTGTGTTTAAAGTTGAACTGTTTTGTGGAGTGTATTCAGCATCTTCTAAAGCTTTTATTATCTCTGATCTTGTATATTTGCTCTTTTCAGTTGCTTGAATGTCTACATCTGTAACTTCAAGTTGTAACTTTCTATCTTTTATCTTCTTACCACCTGATTTAACTGTCTTTCCTTTTAAAGTAGTTCTTGTAGTAACTTCTCCTTCGCCCTCATATATTGGCTTATTGTGAACATAGATTGAAAGCTTCATTAAATCTCCAACTCTTACATTCTCCTCAAAGTATTCTCTAACATCTTCATCTTCTAATACTAATTCTTGTTCTATCATTTGACCATGATAATTAGTTACTCCAACTTTAACCCTTCCATTTTCAGGCTTTTCTGTAATTACAACAGCTTGATTTAATTCATTTACTTCTTCAAAATCTTCAGCATCAAAATCAATAGGTTCTGACTTGATGTAAATTTGACTTACTATGTAATCTAATCTTCCTTGTTTATAAGTATTTACTTCAGCTCTACAATTTAAATATACACTATCTCCGTCTTTGAAGTGTTCTTTGATATAGTCTATAGCTTCTTGTTCAGGTATTTCAAATGTTTCCTCCATTCCTTCTGATTTAACTTTTACTGATAAAGGTGAGTTTGCCCATTGACCTACTTGTACAAAGTTTGAATTTTCTTTACTACTTTGAATTCCAAAAGATAAACTTCTCATTGATCCAGTAGAATTAGTAAATGGATTCTTGTTAGCTAAACCCCATATCTTTCCTTCAACTCTAAAATAACCTCTAGTTTGTTCCATATTAATTTTCCTCCTTAATAACTCTTCTTTTATTTTTATATATAAACGGATTTGTTATCTCTGCAACAATTAATCCAATTACATAGTTATTTAATTATAGTTTGTTTTTAATTTATTTATGACGATAAAATGTATCATTTAAAGACTTTTATCTTTGTTCTTAAATTAGTCTATTTATTATCATCTTTTGATATATATAATATTTGTCCATTATTGAATGTAGTTTCTATCTGTTGTATATGATTTTTGCTAAATTCACAATCAGATGTAATTATCATAGCTTTTGTATTTTCGTCATACCAAACTGTTGAATTGGTTAATTTTTTATATTTGTTTTCTCCAATTTCTACAACATTATCGGTATAGACTGTATCGGAATCTTCAACAGGTTTACCGTCAATTGCAATCAAATAATCAAATCCATCATAGCACCTTTTAATATCAATATCTTTAATCGACTCTATAATATGATGAGTATTTTCCTCGTATGCTCTTGCTACTTCTTTTAAATACTCATCTCTTAGTCCTTCATAATATAATTTGAGTTCATTTAGCTTAATTATTTTCTCTTCATTTGTCCCACTGTTTGTTATGTATATTATTCTTGGTTGTACTTGAATAGCATCTAATATATTGCTACTCTTAATAGAGCCATCATTCTCTAGGTTGTTTATAACACGATTAATGGTTTCAATAATATCCAGTACTTTGGATAAATCTTTTTTTAATTTTGACATATCATAAATAGAATATGTAGGAATATCATATATGTACTTTTTCATTTTTACACTCTCCTTTTAATTCGGTTGTTTCTAAATTCATAATACATTCTTCATGCCCATAAAGGATGACTCCAATATTTCCATCTTTAGTATATATGTTGTAACTAGCACAATTTTGTCTATCATACGGTTTATCACATACATCACAAAAATATTCTGTATTGCTTTCAATCTTTTTTACTACTTATTTTATCAGTTCTCGTCTTTCAGAATCACTCATTTTCATTCTCTCACCTCCTTCAAATTTATTTCTTTTCTCTTTTGTTCTCTTCTTCTACCATCTTAAGTATCGCGTTTGCCATTATTTCGGCTATAGCTTTTTTATCGATCTTCTTATTTGTATATTTTATCTCGAATGTATAACCTTTTTTCATACCAACACCTCATCAACATTAATATTTACTGCAAATCTTACAACTTCAACAAGGCATTGTCAAGAAAATTGCAAGTCATTTCTTTTCTTTAGTACATTTACTATTATAATCCAATTTAGTTTTAAATGTCAATGTTTATTTTTAATTTAGTTATTTCAA